GTGAGTTGGGTGATGGTTTGTTAGGTGATTTGTTTGAGGATGCGGATGAATGGGAACAGTTTGTAACTAATGGACTCACAACTGATCAAATCAAGAGCATTGTTAAGTCTTACACAGAGAGTGGTGCTGGACCTAAAGTAATTGCCCATGAGTTAGAAGCATTCTCCGCATCAAACAGTGTTGACGCCAGCACCATTGCGAATAAACTGGTGGAGTTCTGTTCATTGTAACGGTTTACAACAGAACCCACGCGGTGACCCTGTGTGGTGTTATGATACAGAGGTAACCAAGGACACTCCCATGAACATTTATTTTATCGCCAGTCAAGACCACAAGGTCTTTGGGATTGGTCAGACCACCAGGTCATTTGAAGAGCGACACAAGGATGGAGACTGGGCTAAGTTCCATAATTATCTGAAGGCCAGGGGCGAGGAACTCAACCTTATCCATTGGTGGGAAGACGTTGATATCGTTGACACTGAGATCCACGCCTGGTTGAAGACACAACCAGGCATTCGTAAATACGCTGAGTGGTTCAGTCACACCACCACACTCGATGTTATCGAGAACATGATTGAATATAAGTTCTTCACATATTATAACAACACTCGCACTCAACTGACTCTTAAGCCTTATCAGCAAGAGTTTGTTGATAAGTCACGCACTGACTACACTGAGTTCTTACTCGCCGCCAAGTGTCGAGCAGGTAAATCAGTTATGGTGTTGTCACATATTGTTGATAAGCGTCACAACATCAGTTTAATTGTCTCTCGTTTCAAGTCACCGTCACAATCATGGATTAATGATGTCAAGACATTTGATAAGTTTGAGAACATGGTTACTGTGTCACTGTCTGATAAGAACTGGCAGGATCAACTGACCTACTGGCAGTCAACCAACAAACAGATTGTGTTGTGGTCAACTGTTCAGGGTCTGGTTCGTAAGTTAGACAACCTGCCCACCATTGACCTGTTGGTTTATGACGAGGCACACATTGGTGATAAGTCATCTCAGTTCATCAGGGTTCGTGAGTCACTCTCCACCACTCCATGTCTCAAGGTAAGTGGAACTGCTTATGATCAGTTGTGGGACACCACTGAGTCAAACAGGTTTGTTTATGACTACTTCCAAGAACAGATTGACGTTGAGGCAGGTATCATTGACCGCCCCACAATGTCTGTTGTTCTTGCCAAGTATCAGTCAGACAAGTATTCAGAGGTTTATGGTGATGACCCTGACGCAATGAAGAATCTGTTCCTGGTTGATAACGATCAGTTTGTTGATGAGTTCCTGGTCAAGGAGTTTATCGCCAAGTTCTTTGACACTAACCGAGAGATCAAACCATCTAACAGGTTGTTGTATCAGTCTAATCACATTTATATGTGTCTCCCTTCAGTTCAGGCGTGTCACTTGTTCCAGCAGTTGGTTGATCACATTATCCCAGCAAAGGTTGTCACTGGTGACACACAATCAGACGCTGACTCCATTGATCAGTTTGTTCGTGAACATAACAGGTCATTGTGTCTCACATTCTCAGCAAATGTGTTGGGTGTGACCCAATCACTCTGGGACACTGTTATCAACTGTCGTGAGGGTAAGTCAATTCAGTTCTGGTCACAGTTTGCCTTCAGGGCTGGCAGTGGTGATCACAACTGGCGTGTGATTGACTTTGTTCCCACTCGTGCTCTTGAGTCATTGCGTGAGACATTCACCCTTGCTGCTGATCTCAACCCCACACTCTCTGAGTATGAGTTCACTGAGTTTGTTCCCATTTATGAGTGGGATGCAGGATTTGATACAATGGATCAGTCACAGGTTAATGACATTCTTGCCACTGACCCTGGCACTGTTGTTCGTCTTATGACTGGTGGTGTTCAGGGAATGGATCTTGAATCATTGTTATCTGTTGACTTCAACAACTTCCAGAACTTTGACAAGGAAATGACCAAGAGTCTGTTGATCAATGATCAGGCAAATAATGGTAATGGAGCAAGGGTTAGGACATCAGATAAGACGCCAGCAGAGAAGACAGAGTTACAACAGAAGATCAAGACTGTTCAGTATTATTTGTCACTGACACCTGAGGTTATCTTTAATGAGATCAGTAAGGGTAATGTCATCACCACAATCCGGGATGTTGTGAATTGTGAATCTTACACTCCTGTCACTGGTGACACTGGTCTCCTCTCCTCTCTCCTCTCCTCTGGTGTCCTGTCCTCTCAGACCCTCTCCAGGAGGGTCTCACAGGTCTCCACAACAGTCTCATCCATGGGATCAACCCCTGAGACCCTTGAGGGTCTTATGGTCTCCACAGGGAGCCAGCAGACCATGCCATCCTTTGTCCTCTCTGATCTAATTGCTTGACAAGGAGGAGCCTCCGTGTTAATCTAGGATTGAACCAAGGGACAACCCCATGAAATATCTTATTATTGCCGACCCAAGCGGTCACACCACTCTTTCTCTTATCCAAACTTATGGCATCTCACCATCAGACATTTATGTATGGGAAGACTCAACAAAAGGACATTATTCTGCTAAAATAAGAGGAGTGACTGTTACAGATAACCTTGATGAATTTGATGGTATGAAATTCGACGTTGTAATTGGTAACCCACCTTATGGGTCAGGAGGCAACCTTGCCATCCGATTCCTGAACAAATGTGCTGACTTGTCTGATGACATTCGACTGGTTATGCCTGTCTCCATTCGCAAACCATCATCTCAGAACAAGGTAAGACTTGATCTTATCTGTATTGAGGATGTCACATTGCCCGATACTACATTTGGTAAGACCATCAAGACTGTTCGTCAGCGTTGGATCAAGACTGATACTCTTAGGGATAAGATCTCTACATTCACCACTCATCCTGATCTTGAGTTCGTTAGTTATAATGAGAGACATGACGCTAATGTATTCATTGGTCTCAAAGGAGGAGGACCAGGAGGCAGAGTCAAGACAGAGAACTTTGAACATTACGCTGACACTGGACATCATTTAATTAAATGTAGTAAAAAGGTTCAAGAGCGTTTAGTTGCCCTTGAACCACAGTTTAGAGAAGAGGCGTTGATTACTCAAGTGCCATCTCTTGGTAAGAATGAGTTGATCTCTATTTACATGAACAACTATGAATAAGAACACACACAACACAACCACATCATCTATTGAGCGTAGTGATGATCGTATCAAGGTAACAGGTGAGGTATTCACACCCATGGAACTGTGTCACCAGATGGTATCAGAGATACCACAATCAACGTTGCAAGATCCCTCTTCCACATTCCTTGATCCCTCAGCAGGGTCAGGGAACTTCCTGTTGACCCTGCAGACAGAATTATCGAAATACCATGAGTTATCACACATCAATGATAATATGTTGTATGGTGTAGAATTAATGGAGGATAATCACGTTGAAATGTGTAACAGGTTAGGTATTGACACCACTCATCCACACATTGTGTGTCAAGATGCGTTGTTATATGATTATTCGTTCGGTGAGGCGACTGGTCTGGAGGCGTTCATGGTCTGACCTGTAACGGTTTGCAACAGAACCCCCGCAGCGACCCTTTGAGGCGTTATGATATGGAGGTAAACAAGGGAGACACCCAATGACCACCACCTATCAGACACAACTCACAGACACAGACTACAATGGTTGGACCAACCGTGAGACATGGTCAGTTGTTCTGTGGATGATGAACGACTATGGTTTTTATAAGACAGCACAACAAGCAGCACGAGTTGACCTGTTAAACCCTTATCAGTTCTTTATCGATGAGATGAGAGACATGGGACAACCCACAGATGGTGATGGTGTTCGATGGGATGATGAGCGAGTGAACCAGGTTGAAGTGAACGAGGCAATGGCAGAACTTATCGAAGACTGATACACACCAACACACCAGGAGGATTTTCAATGAGTTATTATGTTAAGTGTTACTCAGCACCACATGAGTCAACCACATGTTATGATTTGGATAAGGCATATGACCTGTGTTACTCACTAAGTGAGGAGTATGGGTTAGTTGAGGTTCTTCAGCAATCAGGACCATTCCAGAATGTTATGGCGTCTTACACATGGGGTAAATGATGACAATCACTGAACGTAACAAACAACTACAGGACTTACGCACCAGATTAGCGTGGTTGAGGACAGAGCAACTGGCAGTGGAGGAGAGCATCAAGCAAGTGAATCGTGATTATAAGGATGGATTGTTGTTTGAGAATGAATCTCTTATAGAACAGATGTTTGGTAGTGAGTATGAGGCAGGAATCGAATATTGATTGTAACGGTTTACAACAAAACCCACCCATCAGGACCATAACGCCTTATAATATGGAGGTAAACAAATGGGAAACCAAATGAACGTTCAACAATTAACAGATCTGTTAGTTCAGAATGGTTATGTCGAGGAAATGCCTGGCAGGTATTTCTATCAGGATAACATGCAGGGAACATGGGTTAATGTTAACAACGGTGAGGTTGGAGTACTCATGGACGATGGCACTGATCATGTAAACTATGATCTCACTGACCCAGATGATTGTTATGACGCTTATGTTGAGGCGTTATCGTATCAGTTTCAAATCGCTGAGCCATCAGTAAACCAGGCTATTCGTCGTCAACACCGTAGCAGGCAGTTGTTTGACATTATGGAATCAGTTGCCCCTGGCAGGTTTAACGTTCCAACTGTTAGGTAACGAATTACAACAAAACCGCCCACTGGTCACTCCAGTGGGTTATAATATGGAGGTAACCAAAGGAGAGACCATGACTCAACAAATCAAACTCAGGACCAGGGTTTATTCAGACTGTGAGGTAAGAAACCCAGAGGCGTATTTCACCAGAGTGTTTCAGGGTTATGATCAATGGAAGTTACTGAGTTCAACCGATCCTAATTGTATTCTTGTTGAGACTAATGATGTGTATGAATTACGTCAGGATGAGTTAGATCAGTTAGATGACTTGTATGATTCAATCACACCGGAAATGTATCAGTCCACCTCACGTTCTTATGTTAAGGTATGAATTATCAAGTAATGGCAGAAACGATGAAGGAGGATTTCAATGATTGGATTTTAGCACATCATGGAGGAGAGTTGAGGTGGATTTATGAGGTGTACATCAATGAGTATCTTGATGATCGGATAGGAGAGTTAAATGATAAGGCTTATCGAGAGATGAGTAAACATTTACTTAACTTACTGATTAAATGAGGTGTCCAATGTTTGAAACAGAAGAATCATTGTATGAGTTATTACATGCTGTGCATTCAGGTGTAATGTATTGGCAGAAGCAGAAGCAATATGCCCAGGGTAAGGTGATGATGTCAGCAGAGGGAGAGAAGAGCCATTATTCTGTGGAGTATTGTGAGGAGCAGTTAAACAGAATGAACAAGGTGTATGATGTAGTAACAGAGCAAATCAACTGAGGTGTGTGTTATAATATGGTTATGAACCAACAACCATTGCCAACAGAAATCAATGATCAAATGCATCCTTATCTAATGAGGTTAGTGAGAGCTTATCACACAACACCAGTGCCTGCTAAACAGGAGTTGATGTACACAAGGTATCAACTGGATGGGCATCTTACTATGAAGTTATTGGCAGAGGATGTCAACATGGAGTACAACCCAACAAAGGATTAATCATTATGTCATTATCACAATCAGTACAAGAGTCATTAGATGAAGCGTCAGGTGCACTTAGGAATGCATTGTTCAAAGCGTCAAGGTCAGAGAGACCTAACACATTGACAGCAATCACTCGTCTTATCCATGAGTTAGATTCAATAACACGCACTGATGAGTTATTAGATTCATTGGATAACATGATTGATAGAGTAAAGAAGGATGAGGATTGATGAGTTAGGTAGGATAATAGGTAGTGGTCTTGTTATCATTGGATACTTCATTGTCTTACATGTTAACACTAAACTAGGAGCAGGGATTCATTTAACTGCTGATCTAATCAGTGTGCCATTCTTTATAAGAACAAGAGCATGGGACATTGTAATCATGGTTGGATTCTTAACCACTATCTCAATGAGTAAGTTACTCACATAATGACAAAGACCGACAAAGACGTATGAAGACATGCATACACGATAAAGACGTCTTACAGAGGGTTACAGAGGTTAATGGCAAGGATTTAACACTACTAATACCCACCAGTGTTCAATGTGTTAATGTTATGTTGATACACAATGTGTTTATTAAATGATTTGTAAATGGTATCATGTGAATTATAATGATGCCCTAATGTCCCATTTAACTCCTTAAATCCAGGTCCTTACAGCATCTTGGCAGACTTTACATAAGAAGTCAAGGGTCTTCAGAAGATTTTATCATTTTCTCCCAGACCCATCACCATCACTGATGTTTCATTGTGCAACAAAGACCCCTAAAGACCCGCATAGGCGTTATGATAAGAGGGTAAACAAGACAGGACACCTTGGACAAGCAACTGAAGGACATCATCATCGCCATTGCAACTGAGAATCCCTCTGTGGACATCAAGCACATTGTGTTACCATCAGCAGTTAAGTCTAAGCGCAAAATGTCACTCAGAGGACGCCGCAGTTGTAACTGATAAGTAACCCTTATCTGACTGATAAGCAGCCCTTATGTTAAGGGTTGCAACAAAACACCCCATTGGACCCCAGAGTGTGTCATACTACAAGAGTAAACCAAGGGAGAGACCCCATGACCATGAACAAGTACGACGAAGCCATCAGACGTTTGGCAACAGGGTTCAGTTCAGAGTTTGCTGAGTTCTGTGCAGGAGATGAGAGGATGCATGAGTTGATGATGGATTTGGCAACAGAGTTTGTTGGGGATGAGATCCCAGTTGTATCAGAGGACAGTCAGACTGATCTGGCATGTGAGCTGATCCTGGCCATCACAGTGACCCCAGTCTAACACCCAGAGCACCCAGAAACCCTGAGTGCTAAGGATTGCAACAAAACCCACCATTCACCCCCATGGGGTGTTATGATACACAAGTAACCAAAGGAGCTTCCAATGTCTAATGATAACATCAACCTGATCATGGGTCGCTTGGAGGACATGACAGATCAAATGGTTATCCATCAACAACAGGGCAATTATGACATGGTGGCCCTCCTGGATCGCGAGGCCCGTCAACTGGCGACGTTGATGGACGGAGGCTTTGAAATGGTGACCCTCCCGGCTCTGTGAACCTTTGCAACAAAACCCCCCGCTGGAGGCAGTGGGGCGTTATGATACACAGGTAACCAAGGGAGAGAACCCAATGACTGAGTATCTGACTATTCACAGGGAGTGGACTAACGACAACTACTATTCTAAGCGGTTTAGTCTAGAAGAGTTGTTGAATATTATGAACACTTTGGGTATGGAAGGTGACGAGTTCTCTGAGTTTATCACTGGTATGACAGAGGATGACTACGCTGAAGGCGGTGGTGAACAGTTAAAGGATATGTATGATGACTTGTCTTACAATGACGAGGAGGACTATAAGGTAGGGAACGCTTTTATTCGTTGTATGAAGACTGAGGAGTTTCTGACTTGTTACACTGTGTTTCGTTTATGGAACACCCACTTGACTGAGAAGGAAGCACAGGAAGAGTGGCAGTCCTCTTGTTATGAGACTTTGAGTGGTATGTTGGAGGACTGATAAGCAACCCTTATGTTAAGGGTTACAACAAAACCCCCGCAGCACCCCTGTGGGGTGTTATACTATAAGAGTACTAAAGGGGAGACCTTATGACTAAGACTTATGGAGTTTATAAGGATGAGTGGTATGCTGATAGGACTTATGAAGCAGTGAAGGAGTTTACATATGATAACCTCCGGGCATTATATCATATGTTGCAGGTTGACGGTGGCACTGAGTTGGGACACTTGGTTACCGGACTGGACGACGACTCTTATTCAGACGGTCTGGTTGAAGACTTGAGGGACTTGTATTATGAGAGTTTCTGTGATAGGGAGGAGACTATTCGTAGGGCGTTAGAGGATAAGGTTATTATGACTTATGAGACATATCACAGGTGTCTCAATATTTCAGGTAGTGACTTTGACTTAGAAGAATATAACCTACCTGATAAGATGCATGAGGTTTGGGTAGACTGCCTTAACACTGAGTTAGATAACTTCGAAGACTGAACTGCTAACCTTTACAACAAAACCCCCGCAAGGGGGCTCTGATGGGTTATAATAAAGAGGTAAACAACCAAGGGAGCAACCCAATGACCACACTCACAACCAACCCACGACTTGAAATGTTGATGTCACGTGAACAACTAATGGAGGACATCACTAACACTGTGGAAATGGAACTCAGTTGTATTGTAAGTGATCGACTAATAACTGAGTTAACAAATCGTTTATGTGACGCTGTCTGTGAGAACTTCCCAGCCCAGTAACACTAACACACACACTAAGGAGATCACCAATGTTCAAACTGATGTTACGTTACAACAACGAAGGAGAGTTCATCGATACAGTTTACCCACCATGTGAGTATCAACGAGCAGTGGCATTGTTGACTCAGTATCGTAAACTATGGGGTAACGTACACTCTTACATCTTAGTCGCCACAGACTGAACACTAACACACACCACACTAACTAACAAACACCATGGCTAACAAAACTTACAAGACCACAATCACATTCAGTAATGGCAACCCAGCACAACAAGTGTTGATTGAAGCTAACAACCCACCACAGGCAAGGCAGTTCGCTGAGGCCCGTTATCCAGGTGGCACAGCCCGTGGTTGCAACCAGGTCAACTGAGTGCAACAGTTTGCAACAAGGGGTTGGCGGCACCCCCTTGGAGGGGTTATAATAAAGAGGTAAACAAGGGAACACCACTCATGACCACCACCACCGCAACCAGGACTGTCACTGTTCACCCAATAAAAGGTCGCCCCATTCAGTTGGTCTTGGGTTCCAATGTCACCCCAGCACAACTGGCACGCCTTAGTCAGCGTCAGCGGGACACCTACACCCAGGTCACCACCGCCGCTACCACCAGGCACCCTTATCTTATGTCTGAGGCAGTTGACCTGGTTGGTTGTTATGTCACCGCTGGCGCCAGGGTTGCAACCGCCAAACGCGCTTATCTGGAACTGAACCCCAACACCCCACACACAGTTGCTTCCATCAACGCAGCGTTAGGACAACTTAGGGCACTAGACCCTAACTTCCCAGGCGACACGCGTTGGGTTGCTAAAACTGTTATTATCCAGGCAGCGTTAGAAACTGCACCTGACTACTTTGACCCAACAGGCGACTTGACTGACGCTTATCACTTAGCAGGTTTCTGATAACAACTCAACTGGGGTTAGATAACAACTAACCCCTTTACATGTGGTAAAACACTGTTATTATAATATGGGGGTTAGGGGACCCAATCTCATAGATAAGCTATAAGAGCACATGTGGGTATCAGAGATAGTAACAGAGAATTTTTTTTGCCACAGTATTCCCACAGTAAAACACAGAAATTTTTTTGAGTAAGGGGAGTGTGTTTCTCAGGTTCACTCAGGTGAGGGGGGAGAGTTCCCAGGGGATGAGAGGGTATGAGTGATAAATAAGTGTAAAAAGTTATAGAACGATGAGTTTCTCATTATCGCAGGGTCCATTTACTTACAATCGATTTGATGAGGCATCGAAGCCTGATTATTTGGATTTTGATAAGGATAAGAATAAGAAGGAGTCAATGAAGAAGGCTCTGAATGACAAGAAGAAAATGAAGAAGGAAGAGATTGAGAATGTGGAGGAGGTTTATGCTGGTAAGCATGGTCAGACTGATAAGCAGTATGCTGACTCCCGTTCTCAAGGTGGTAAGATGATTTCTGGTGATTCTAAGATGAGTGGTGCTGAATACACTCATGGTCGTAGAGTGAAGGCAGCAAACCCTGGTATGCAACCTGATGTAGGTGGGAAGACGAAGCCCAAATCACAGGGTAAAATGGATAACGGTACCCGTGCCGATTTGCAATATCGTAAGGCTAACATGAATGAGGGTGAGATGCCTGATTTCATTAAGAAGATGAAGGAGAAGTCTGATGGTGCGTGTGATTGTAAGGAGAAGAAGGAAGGGAAGTCTTGTGGGTGTGGGAAGAAGGAGAAGAAGGAGCAGTTTGTTGACGTGGTGCGTGAGTTAATGGCTGAGGGTTATGATTTGTCTCAGTTTACATGGGATGGATTGTATTCATTGTATGAGTCGGAAACTTTGTTAACTTCGAGTGAAAGTGACAGTGTAATTAATAAAATGGTATCGAGTGGATTGTTTAGTGAATCAGAAATTGCTTTGATTCAGAATTCAAACTAAAAAAGGTTATGGGGTGAACTGATAAATAAGTGAAAAGAACGAAGTTAAAATGCCTTCAGATTCTAATTTAAATGATTTACCCCCATCTCCGATTGAGAATGATGATCTATTCTTAACCAATCGCGAAGATAAAAGTTATAAGGTTACTGCTGCACAGTTAGGATCATTCCTTGCGCAAATTGAGGTTCCAGAAGTTTGTCTGGATGATACTGATTGTCCTTCTGGTAAAGTTTGTATTGATGGGTACTGTGAGAGAATCCCTTGTGACAGGGATGACCAATGTCCACCCAATCATGTATGTTACCTAGGGTATTGTTATCCTACATGTGACTTAGTTGATCACACACCATGTACTGAGGGTCACATTTGTGTGGATCCTGGTATCACTGGTGGTACTCCAATTTGTCTTCCATATCCATTCCCATGTGATGTGAATGAGTTGCCACCTAATGGGTGTCCCAATGGATTTGAGTGTTGGGGTGATTACTGTTGGCATAAGTGTATTCCAGGTGATCCTAACTTCCCATGTCCTCCAGGAATGGAATGTGTAGAATCTAATGCAAATATTGGATTCATTTGTGTTCCACCAGAGGGAGGATTCCCTTGTGCTGATGGTGCATGTCCTGAGGGATTTGATTGTTTCTTTGGGATGTGTTTCGCTCGATGTGATAATAACCCAGGTAACCAATGTGGTGAAGGGTTTATTTGTATTGACATTGGTGGGATTGATTATTGTGTACCTTATCCATTCCCATGTGATTTGTATGGATCTGGATGTCCTTCTGACATGTATTGTTATGGTGGAAACTGTTATCCACTCTGTAATAATTCAATTTTACCTAACGGTGGTTGTGAAGATGGGTTTAGTTGTTTACAAATTGGCACAGATGTCAATGGTCAACCAATCACCATTTGTTATCCCGATAATCCACCAGAAGGATACATCAATGATGGTAAGTTAAACTTTGTTGATGACCATGATAATTACCTCACTGTTTTCACAGCTAACCAGTATGGTGACACTTACTTAAGATTCTCTGGTATTGACATTGAAGGTGGAAGTGGAGAAGGTGGTGGATCTGGTGCATCAATTACTTTCAATACTCTTTGGAAGCGTGTTGATGAACACTTAGGTCCAAACACTAAGCAGGATGCTGATATCCAACCCAGATATGTGGATGTGGATGCAGTTCCAAATGGTGTGAATTGTAACATTGGATATGATCCATTTAAGTTAGATCAACCTTCTGATTCCACTACTGACAGATGGGATGGAGTGTTTACACGTGACTTAAACATCAGTCGCAGGGTTTGGGGTAATTTGATTAATTTCAGAGATAACCACCAGGATCTTGGTTCAGCTTCTAACAGATGGAGACAAACTCATACCTATGATTTCCACATCACACATGAAGTTACTGGTCACCTGATTCCTAGTTCTACCGACACGTATACTGTTGGAAATCCAAGTCAGAGATGGAAGCACGTTTACACTAATGACCTTCATCTTTCTAATGAGAATGGGTCTAATGATGTAGATGGCACATGGGGAGATTATACAATCCAAGAGGGTGAAAATGACTTGTTTATCATCAATCGAAGAAATGGTAAGAGGTACAGATTTAACTTGGAGGAGGTGTAATGTTAGATGTTAATTCTAAGATTAAAATAGCTACCGATGGTTCCTGGAATCTTGCAAATGGAGCAGGAAACATAGATTGGGGTGTAGAGTCTAAAGGATCAGGTGGCTTTTGTGATTGGAGGAGGTTTGCTAGATTTGCTGATACCAAGGGGGCTACTATTAGGGCAAGCAGTAATTTCAAAAACAGCTTCCCTATTATGAGTAGTGCAGGTGAAATAGAACTACTTAATACTTCTTTGAAAGAAAAGTGTACCCACTACTTGGTTCTTGGTACTTGTTGTGTTAACTTAGATGAGGATCAAACAAAATTTGGAAGTTCCCCAAGAATGTTTTTGGATTTAAAAATAGACAATCAAGGGGTTCAGGGATACCAAGCTATTGTGTTTTCAAAAGATACTGAGTATGTGAGTTATGAAGGTTTACAAATGTCAGTGTCATTCTCAGCAATAAAATCTTTTAGCGGTGCATTTGACAGAACAGCCTCAATGACTATGAAAAGTCTAGAAGGATCTCACGCTAAAGTTAGACCAATCGATGCAAACCTTGCATTATTTGGATTCACTTACCCGGAGGATTACCGATGACTGTTGATATCAACAATAAAGTAAGAGTTCACACTCAAGGTGGAATTGAACTCAACGAACCAGCTGGTGGTTGGAACTTCGGTTCATTGGCTGGTGGTGAACTTAATGAAGAAGGCATTTCATCCAATGGTGCTGGAGTACCTCCCAAGTGGTTGAGATTCACTACATTTAAAGAATTAGATTATGCTACAGTGAGATCTGAGTCTGCAGATGGTCTTAATATCGCGCGACCTATTGGTAGTGGGGAAACATTATTATTTGAAGTCACCACTGAAGCTGGATTAGATCGACATCTTATTTCTGCTTCCTGTGTCTTTTCTGTTACGTCTGAAACGTTTCAGCAGGTTAGACCCAGAATCTTTATGGATGCAATCAGGAGCAGAAAAGGTCCTGATGATAACAGTGCAGCTTATCAAGCTATGTGTTATTCCACCTTTGCAGAAATGAAGGGTTCTCAAATGTCAGTAACTGTGTACACCACAGTCATTACTCCTGGAAACACTGCGCCACTTAATGTTAAAGTAATGGGAAAAGTTATGGATGGAGGGCCGTCAGTTATAGCGGTTGATGGTTCTCTTAGTGTTCTTTCTTGGCATGACCCTGACTAATCATGTTAGTAACAATGTCCTTTAAACTCCTTAATAGTTATGTCAACAGATGTTAATGAAAAAGTAGTATTTACCACTCAAGGTGAAATATTACTGGATGGTGACCCAGGAAAATCTGGGTACATGTTAGTTAATAATGGAGGAAACACAACCCCAAGATGGGAAAACATTCCTTTTCATGAGGAACTGCAAGACTCCACTTTGCACTTTGATTCTATATTCAAGAACAATTCTGTTAAATTAACAAATGGACACGTAACTATTCTCACTATAAATATTCCTGCAGGGTTTGACCACTTTATGGCATTTGGTCATAGTGCATTTAATTGTCAAGAAAATCAAACATCGATCCCGTTACCATGGGATCCTACATGGTCCCCTCCATATCCCCCATCTGGTTCAAGTCCAGGTGAGTTTGGTGGAAGTCAGTGGGGATTTAAAGATGAAGAACAGTGTGACGCTGATGGAAATTGTGTCACTATTCAAGTTCCAGTAACAGATTTAGGTGAGTGGATTGGTCTAGGTGGAGCTGAACCTGATTGGTGGGGAAGCACTGCTAGTAGAGGAACAGGTAAATCAGGTAGAGCATTTTTGGATCTTGACATTTCCCCAAATGGTGCACCAAAGCAAAACACTTATCAGGCTGTTGTGTTTTCTAATCAAGGAAATAGCATGAAGGGTATGCAGATAGCATCTTCAGTTTTTCTTGATGCGAGGGGTGGAAATGGAGCAAAAGTAGAATTAAAGGTTCACAGAGAAGATGATGGAAACATAGACGCACTTGACTATTCTCTTTCTGTGCTTGCTTGGAAACATCCACAACCTAGATGATAAATAATAATAAACCATAATGATGTTATGACCCAAGCACTCTTATATAAAGTATTAAACAACGGCATGCCGGTTGGCAGCTCTAAAGGGTATGATTTAATATATTTCGAACCTGATCACACTGATGACGCAGAGAAATTCATTGAGAGAAATTCAATTACAGATTATGTGATTTTTGCCCCAGGTGATCATGGCACTAGGGATAACATCAACTTTAGCGTTAGGTTCAGACATGCCATGTACATCGAAAATGGAGTTCCCGTTTTCCATGTGGAAACAGCAAAGAAAATTGCTATGAGATTGGTCAAAGACAGCTTGTTGAATCCTCAGAGAAAGAATTTCAATGAGAATTTTATTCCAGATCAACTTCTAATGTTGCAGTTTATACTGCCAGAAAATCAACGACATTCTTTGGCCCAAACTGCAATCAACAGAATTACATCTGAGTCAAATGCATATTTGAGTATTTTGGATTCAATTCTTAATGCGACAACAATGGATGAAATTTTTGACTCCACATATCCAGAGGGTACATCTCCAGATTACATTGTACAGTGATTTGTGTTATAATAAATGAGTTACACACTCGATAATGACTGAAACCACATTGGTTAATTACTACAACATCACTCCTCAGCAGGTTGAGGAGGAAGTTTTACTTCTTACACTTGAAAATATGAAGAAGTTTCCTTGTTCTATGTCACTTAGAGATCAGTTTTACTCTATGTGGCAAAGGTTTGGACCACAAGCAGCTCGAACTGCTACCATTCCTTACGTTTGGCAAGGCGAAGTACCCCTCCCAAGTGAATATTATGGAACAAAATGAGTCAGTAGAACTCATGTATCGAGCTCCAGGACGTAAAACACATCAAAATCTACCTAAAATCTTAGATGAAGTGTTTGAAAGACTGGACAAATTGAATGAAAGACTAACTAACTTGGAGAAATCACTGTAATGTCAAGAATCTTTACAAAAAATGGTGACGAAGTAATCCTTCCCACCCAAAAGCGCACTTATCAAGGTCGTTCCAAAAACACGAAGTACTCCAAAAAGAGTAATTCCAGCAATCGTAAGCGTTATCGTGGACAAGGAACCAAATAAATACTTAAAACGAGTACAGTTATGACACAAGAACAGGCTTACCCAGAGTTTTTGCAAGAAACCATGTTCCAGGAACATGGAACTAAGGTACTAATCACTAATCCAGAATCTGATAAGTACTTGGAACAGGCGAGAATCAAGAAACTGAAGGAGAAATACCCTCAGTGGGACGAAGAGTCACTATTTGACTAATAAATAGGAGGGAATTGCCCTCCTTTTTTAATGCAATGCAATCGATAAACGTACCAGTCGATAAAATTAAGCTTACGAGGGCTCAAAAAACATTTGTAGACATCAGTTTATCATTTGAACCCAATCCAATCACGAATGATATCACAGTTTTACTGAATGAAAGAGCAATAAACGCAGCAATCAAGAATTTAATCATGATTGCACCCTCTGAAGTGCCATTCAATCGTGATATTGGTTCTCACACCAGACATTATCTCTTTGATTTGATTGATGAATCAACTGCAGAGATGTTAAGAACAGAAATTAAGAGATCTATCACATTTGGTGAACCAAGAGCAAAGATAAAAACGTTAAAAGTTGAGCCAAGATACGACAGAAATGAATTTATGGTTTCTTTATGGTATGAAATCATTGGTAATGACCAGGTATTCTTTGTAGACTACATTCTGGCACCCACCAGGTGACCCCATAAATAAATCTAAAGAGTTGGTAGCTCATGACAGCACCTATAAAACTTACTGAAGTAGACTTTGAGAATATTAAACAGAATCTTACTGATTACCTGAAGTCGACAAATCGGTTTACTGACTATGATTTTGCAGGATCTAACCTACAAGTCATATTAAATCTGATTGCTTATCAGGCACAATTGAATGCATACACGACCAACATGGTCGCCAATGAATCATTCTTGGCAAGTGCATCAATCCGAGGAAATGTTGTAGAGAATGCTAACATGTTGGGTTACCTCCCAACATCTGCACGATGTGCCATTACAAACTTTGATCTTGAACTAAGATTAAACCTTGATAATTATCCTCAAGGATACCCAGAGTTTCTTGAAATTAGTTCTGGATCAGTTCTTCAAGCAGGAACTGGTACAGCAAGTTTTACATTCAACATTCTTGATGCACAGGTGGCAGCAATTGTTTCCTCCTCTGGTGTATGTAAATTTCACAATGTAAAAGCATACGAAGGCATCAGACTCAGTCACACCTTCACTGTAGATAAGACAGACTTCAGTCAGAAGTTTCTGTTAGAGAATAATAATGTAGATACAACCACTATCAGAGTTGAAGTCCAGGAAGACTCCACTGAGGAGAGTGTAAGGTATTACAAACAAGCAACAAACCTTGTTAAATTGACTCAGGACAGTAGAGTATTCTGGGTTGAGGAAACAAAGGATTCATATTATGAATTAACTTTTGGTGATGGTTACTTTGGTAAGTCTTTAGAGGCAGGTGCAGTAATTACTGTGACTTATCTGGTTACTAATGGCAATCTTGCTAATGGTGTACAGGATGTGAATAATTATACCTTCATTGGTAAGGTATTTGATTCCTATGGGGGTCGTGTTAATGAAGATTCTATCCTGACTGATCTTTATGTAATGAATTCTGGTTCAGAAATTGAAGATTTACATTCAATCAAGCACAGAGCACCAAAACATTACGCAGCACAGACAAGATGTGTTACAACAGAGGATTATGAATCAATAATTCGTCAAATTTTCCCTGCTGTTGATGACATTTATGTCTTTGGTGGAGAAACACTGGACATTCCACAATATGGAAGGATTTATATTGCAGTCAAACCCACAACTGGTGATAAAATCTCAACAATCACTAAAAATTATATCAAAAGTTCACTAGAACCTTACAGAATCGCTTCACTGGACCTTAATTTTGTGGATCCAGACGTTGTCAATGTAGAAATAGTGTCTACTGTCTTCTATGATGAGTCAAGAACCAATAAAGACTCCTCTGCCATTGTCTCAAGTGTCAAGGATACCCTAACCTCATACAAAGAGAGTTCTGTTGTCTCCAAATTTGGGGGTGCAGCAAGGTACTCACTCGTTGTTGGTATGATTGATGACTCAGATAACTCAATTACAAGGAACAACACCTCCTTTAGGTTGAGAAAGGACATCGAACCAGTCATCAACACAAACGCCACTTACTCTATCTGTTTCTCTAACCCCTTTGAGTTGGATTGTAACCACCCTGTTGTTAGTTCTACAGGATTTAGGATGGAGATCAATGATATCTTTGATGAGAGGGTTTATTACATGGAGGATGATACTAAAGGTAACATCAGAACCTTCTTCTACACTGAAACAAATGATAAGATTATCAAAGATAACTACTTTGGGACAGTTGATTACGAGAGTGGTGACATTTACCTAGGGTATAAGGTACCGATCAAGATCATCAACGTTACCACTGATAATGAGTTGATTGAGATTCGAGCAATTCCGAGAAATCAGGACATTATTGCTAAAGAATCAGTATTCTTGAATATGGATATTGCACAATCCTCAATCGGTGCTTCTATTGACAATAAGATTGCCAAACAATGAATTTTGATAAGAAGGTAACTCCATCATCACAAGTTGACACCACTCTACCTCTGTGGATTGTCGAGAACTACACAAGATTTGTGGAGTTCATGGAATATGCAGAACAAAGTGAAGAGCGCATTGGGTTTTCTCAAGATTTATTACAAAACTTACAGAAGTATAGGGATTTAGATACCTATGCCAAACCAATCACTGAGTTTTCTTATCTTTCCCAGAAATTCAATGATACAACTGAATCCACAGAACAACTTTACACTCCACTCATCAATACTGAGTTGGATAACTCAATTGACACCAATAAAAGTAGAATCCAGTTAGATAAGTCCAGACAAATACTTGCCAGTTATGAAGATGAGAAACTGGTACTCTTTTCTGGAGAAGGATTTCCAGAAAAAGATGGAATTTTGATGATTGATGATGAAATCATCTTATATCGTTACAGAACAGGTAATATTTTTTATGATCTCCAAAGAGGGGCGTCTGGAACAACATTATTGGGAAATCTTATTACTGAATCAGTGTATAAAACCACTGAAGCAGCAAGTCACTTCCCTGGTGCCAAAGTTTACAACTTAAGTGGACTTTTCATGTCTGCTTTCTTGGATATCATCCATAAAACCTTTGCGGAGGGGTTTGATGCTAAGAAGGTTTCTAAACTAATTGACAGATCTACTGTATTAGAAAATATTAGAGATTTCTTTCAGTCCAAGGGCACTAAACTTGGTATCAAAGCGTTATTCAAGATTCTTTATGCTGAGAATGACATAGAAGTGTCATATCCTGGAGACAGGATGATTATTCCTTCTGATTCCACTTGGTATGAAGGAATGTTACTGAGATTAGTACCAGTATCCTTCCCATTGTCTAATCAGGAGTTTCCTGCCACCAATCCAGACAAATTGATTGGATCTCAGTTACAACTGAAGTCATATAATGATAATAAGATCTATGGATCCATTATTGTTGATTATGCGTCACATTATTCTTATGAAGATGAAGTGCAATATGAAATTTATGTTGAGAAGGACAATATCAATGGGGAAACTGTTGCTAACCCCAAAACCAAGTTAACAAGACCACTGTTCATGTATGGAACAGATGATGATGGGGTGGATGTTTACACAATCACTGTAGAGACCACTCTGGGGTTCCCTGACAGTGGTGTTGTTGTGGTTGGGGGTGAAGGTATCTATTATGGGTCAAAGTCCTTCAATCAGTTCTTTGATTGTAAGCGTGGGTACATTGGATCTGATGCTCCTCATCATGAGGGGACCACTGTTATGGGTCCTTACTATTATGAAGGGTATATTACTGATTCTGATGGACAAACTCACTGCTCAAGGTCATTCCCACTTGGATTAGCAAAATCTGTTAAGGTTCATGATCCAGGGTTGTTACATACAACCTCTGATATTGTAACTCCTAATGGACCAGGTAGAATTGACTACAGGGAACCAATTATGGGTTCTCTTATTGAGAACTATGATGATTTTCTTGCAACACAAACAGACAGGATAAGATTTGTCAATTTTGTTAGTAATTACACTTATGGAATAAGTGGCATTTATTTTGATGACAAATATGTGTTTGCATCATCCTCTAACCTCCCAATGTTCACTATTGGACCATTTAGTAACAGGGACATTGAACTTTTAGGTACAGAGAAGTTTGAGGATCTTATGAGTGACTCAGATACCTTTAGTTTGGTGATTGAAGGCAAAAAATCTGATTTATCAGTTGGTCCTGAGTTAACTGGCAAAAACCAACTCCATGTCATTCCCAGAAGAGAAAGAATCCTTCCAAATGAGCAAATTCTGACTAAAGGCACAGATGCCATTGGTTTGTTTGTTGATGGTGTTCCTGCTTACAGTTGTAATGACCCACACAAGGTTTATCAAGGTTCAATCACTCATTATAAGATTTTAGCGGGTGGAACTGGTTATGTGAATCCCACTTTGGTGATTGATGGCCAAAAAGTGGATGAAACCATTATTTTGGATGAGGGAACAGTTGTTGGAATCACAAATGAGACAAAAACAAATTACACCTCTAATCCTGAAGTCAGAATCAGTGGAGGAGAGGGTGCAGACATATTATTCAATTATGACAAGTTTGGAAGGATTACAAAAGCGAATTTAGCAGGTGGAGGTCGGTTTTACAATGATGTACCTACTATCAGTGCAGTTGATGCATCTGGTAGAGGAAAAGGTGCAGTTTTCTCATGTGAAATTGCAGATGGTGAAATTACCAGTGTTTCTGTAGTTTATCCTGGAATTGACTATGATCCAGATTCCACTTATTGTGTAATTACCTCAAAAGGCGAAAATGCAGAAGTTGAGGGATTTATTCAGTTTTATCACTTTGATAGACACTACCAAATTGTGGAAACAAGAAATTGGAACTATGATATCAACAATGGGTTTGTTTTTGAGAATAAAGAAGATGTAAGGTCAGATTATGGATATATTATCAAACCTGACAAACTTGCTGACTTCTTAGAGGAAGTGCCCAATAATCACTCCCCAATCTTAGGTTGGGCGTATGATGGTAACCCAATTTATGGATCTTATGGTTATGCGAACAAACATGACAGTTCTGATGGATATGTCCATTACAGAAGTTCTTATGTGTTAGCAGAAGACAGATCTGAACTTATTGCTGGTGGTGGCAACTTTGATACAGTTGGAACACTTCCTCCTGATGAGTCAACCTATTATATGGGTACTTTCATTGAGGATTACACATATGACCCAGATGCAGCAATACAAAAACTTTTACAAAGAAAGTATATTGATACAGAGATTCCAGAGAGAATCAAGACAAATCCATCTGGAAAGGAGTATCTTGCTTATGCAAGATTACCAGATAAGATTGATGGACAATATCCAGGACTTCTGGATGAATGTAACTCAGTAATCTGTAACACACCTGACTTCCCACAGGAATTGTACCCTGATGGAATAAGAGCGTACTTTGTTACAACAACATATCAAGGTGAACCTGAATATCCATATATCATTGGTCCTACCTTCTGTAACAGACCATTATCACAACAGGTCAGTGTAGAAATCAATGAATCACTTGTTCCTATCAACACTGTTGTTTATGATGCAGCAAGTTCTTATGATGAGACAAAACTGATATTCAATTATGATGATGTTGAAAGATACAGGAACATATATCTGACATCCACTAAGGATGAATTAGAAGTTGAGATCTCAGATACATTATCTGGTTCAGTTTCTGAGATTGTTGTACAGAGTGGATTACCAAACACCACTAAAGTTGGTGATATCACTTATGTTGATAATTATGACACTGGTGGTGCAGGTGCAGAAGGTAGAGTGTCTTTCATTAAGGGAGAACCAGTTAAGGACTCTGTGGGTGAAGATATTAGAACTGTTGTTATCTCACACATTCAGATTGTTAATTTGAATGCCTGTCAGTTCCTGAATCCAGATGGAAGTGAGTTTATTGGTGACAGGTCACATGTGTTTGTTAGAGGTACTGGAATCATTTCCTCATCTTATGCAAAAGGCGTTGTGTGGGATTATGATGTGGAAACCAGTGATGTTACTATCATTATTACATCCAAAAACCTCATACAATATGGAGACACAATCAGAGATAACAGGAAGCAACTGATTCTTATTCCAAACATTATTGATAATCAGGGCAACATTATTCTTAAGAATTATAATGTTAATACAGAAGAAATGTTGGAGATTCTGTCTGAGGATGACCAACACCTATTAAGATTGTATGCAGATGAAAAGTTAGATAAAACTGAAAGTGGAGTTTTGACTTCATTGGGATCCACAACTTATTTTGGTGTTATTGAACCAAATGTAGAACTTGAGGAATTAGTTGCTGGGGACCTCTGGTATTCTAATCAGACAGGAAGGTTGTTTATCTGGTATGTTGATGAAGATGGATCCAAGCAATGGGTTTGTACTCAACCAACTGGCACTCTCCCAACTGTTGGTGCTTTAGATAAGTCACATGGGTTTGATGATCCCAATGGATCCTCAGGTATCCAGAAGGAGCAGGAAGCCCTCCTAACAACTATTTCTAACTGGGCACCAAGTGAGCGTAAGAGTGGTGGTCCACTCCAATATGGTGACATGTGGTGGTCTCCACAAACTGCACTCCTGTACATGTGGTATGGAGAACAGTGGATATGTACAGACCCCAATGGTTGGATTCCTGGTGAACATCCACCTTCAGGTGAAGGTGCATCAGATGTACCAAACTGGTACACCCCAGAAAGAGAACACCCATGGAAACATCAATATGAAACATCACTTTTTGTCATTGTAAAACTGACTCAACCAAGAGCGATGCCAGATGGTACAGCATTGAGAGATGGTGTGATGTGGTGGTCACCTATAACAGGTAAGATGTACATCAGGTTTAGATCCAGAGGACAATCTCAGTGGATTATTACCAACCCATTAGGTATCATGCCTAACAAGTATGCAACTGATGTGTCTGCACATGATCCTAGTGGTGATGGAAATAAACCTCCACTAAGACCAGGTCCAATCTTCCCACCTGGTGACTTGGATGATGACTTACTTCTGAAGTATCTTGGATTGAATTACATTTGGTTTGAGCAACTAAAACACTTCTATCCTGATGACAAGATTAGATTTATCAATGGTGCACCTGGAACCAGTGGCATTGAAGAAGCTTATATTGTTAGTATTGCTGAGGGTGGAACACCTGCTGCAGCAGTGGTAAGAAGGGGTGACCCATACATTAAGGAGTTGTTGGATGGTACTCCTACCTTTAACATGACAAGGTCTCTGTACACCATCAGGACTAAAGTTCCACACATGCAGAGAGCAGGTGACCAGGTAATTATCAATGAAACTGTCCATGATGAACTCAGAGGCAAAACCTTTGAAGTTGTTGAATCTGGTTTTGTTGAGCCAGCAGAGGGTTATGGTATTGTTGAGGATGGTAAAGTTATTGATGTTGAACTGACCTTCAGAGGTAAGTATTATCCAGATAACTTCTACATCTGGTTCTATGGTAATGGTGGTGTTGGTGGATACGCTTATTGTATTGTTGCTCCATTATCTGAGGGTGGTTACATTAAGCAAATCAATGTTGAATATGGTGGCATTCATTACAGACAGGACACATGTAAGATTATCTGGCCTAAGTTCTTAGATAAGAATCAGTTCAATATCTACACACCAAGCACATTGGGAGAAGATGATCATCTTTCTTATTACACATCTTCCAAGTATCCACAGAATGAAGCAGCACTTGTAAAAGTTACTTCACCTGGTTATCAGTATGAAACATTACCTAAGATTGAGGGACTTTATAAAAAGTATGTTGATAGAGCAACCACCAAGATCATTATGGATGGAACATCCATCAAGGAAGTTCAAATTGAATATGGTGGAAACAGGTATTCTAAACCCAGAGCCATATTTGTTGATTTGATACAGAGTGGTTATGGTGCTGAGGCTGATGTAATTGTTGAGAATGGTGCCATTGTTGAGATCAAAATTGTAAAACCAGGAACTGATTATGTGGAACCTGAGTTGATTTTGGTTGAGAGTAAAGGTAAGTATTTGCCACTAACAGAAGACATTGGTAAACTTAAGTCATTAGAGGTTGTGGATCCAGGGAGAAAGATTTCTCCTGACAGATCACTAAAACCAGAGTTGATGATTCACACAAGAGTCGTTCTTTTGAATCCAACTGATGAGTTTAAAATTGGTGATACCGCGTATCAAGGCACAGACTTCTATGATATGGTGACAGCTACAGTTGTTGATTATGAGCCACATAATCAAATCATCACACTTGCTAATGTAAGTGGCAAGTTGAAATCTGGAGAGATGTTGTTTACTGAGCGTGGTGGCAATGGAATGGTTATTCTTGAAGGTCAATCTGATGCAAGAATTGTTGTTGATGGAGTTTCTTCACCAAGGGGAGACTTCTTAGATGATACTTCTAAGATAAGTGAATCTTATGCTGTCATCCAAGACTCTTATTATTATCAGTGGTTCTCTTATGTTATCTCTTCTCCTTTAGAGAAATCAATTTATGATTCAACAGTCAAGAAAGTAATTCATCCAAGTGGGTTTATTATGTTTGCTGACCTAAGGGTTAATGACATGAAGACCCAAACCTTCAAGGTGGATGAAGTACAATTCTTGTAAATAAATAACAAAAAGTAGAGATAGAATGGCGACGCTAAATTCTAACGATTCTAGAACTAGGAATGCACAAAACTTAATCGAATCATACAATGAAGCAGATGGTGATGCAAGTGCTTACCTGTTTATTGGTAAGTCACAACCATGGCCAAATGATGCAGAGCCACCTATTCCTACCAACAACTTTAAGGAATACTATCAGGTTCACAATGATATGTTGTCATTGAAAAGAATCAATGACTTAGATGTACACATGATGATTCCCAGGATTTCCTGGCACTCAGGAACTGTGTTTGATATGTACAGACACGATTATAACAAAGAGACACCATCATTTTCTGGGGCGTCTAACCTCTTTGATGCTGTGTATTATGTGTTGAGTAGTAATAACTATGTTTATGTTTGTCTTTTTAACAACTATGACAAACCATCCTTAGTTGAACCACAGAACATTGCAGATGTACCCTTTGTTACTTCTGATGGTTATCAGTGGTTGAAGTTGTTTAAGGTTGATACATTCAATCAAAAGAACTATGCTACTAATAATCTAATTCCAATTACATCAGATGATGTAACAGATACTGAACCAGGGGCAGTGTTTACTGTATTGGTTGATGATGGTGGAAGTAGGTTTACCAACAACCCAGAAGGTCCAATTGCAGATGTTCCAGATTACTACTGTAACATTGTTGGTGATGGATTTGGTGCAGTTGCTAAAGTTAGAATAAGGAGAGGTGTTGTAACTGAGGTTGAGATTATAAGACCAGGAAGTGGTTACACTCACGCTAAGTTGGATTGGGCATCAGGGAGAGTTTATAAGGGGTTAGCACAACTTGATGATAAGAGAAATGGACTAAACCCACAAGGTGATGGCAGATTCAGGTCCACAGTTATCATTTCTCCTCCTGGTGGTTGGGGTGCCTCAATGAGAATCAGGGAAGAGATTATTGATTTTGAGAAGAGAGCAAAGGAGCAATTATCAAGACAGTTGTCATCAAGGACTGTTTGTGTGTTTGCAAATCTCAAAGATAACCTAACAGACTTCTTTACTGACACCCAGTTTAGACAGATTGGAATTCTGAAGGAAGTGGAATTCTCAGATGATGATTTTAAGAACAATGACACATTGAATGCAGTCCATGCAATCAAAGTTGAGAATGTTAATGGTCCAGGAGACTTCATTATTGGTGAGTTGGTTACACAAGAAGCAGAGTATTTTTATCAAGCAGAAACTGCTACTGGATTGGTTGTTGGTTGGGACTCAGAAAACAGTATCCTAAGAGTGGTTTACAATGATTCAACAGTAGACCACAAAGGACAGACGTATAAGTTGAAGAGAGAGAATCAGATTATTGGGTCTGAGAGTGGGAAGATTGTAAGTCCAGATATTTTCTTTATTGATGACTTTATGGGATTGTCATTTTTCAAAGGTTACGCTGGACCAGAAATCGCAAAGTATTCTGGTTATATGACTTACCTAACAAACCTGTCACCAATCACCAGAACGCCAACTCAGAGCGAGAGAGTAAGCCTCACCATCACCTTCTAAATAACTGAAAAGTAACAGTTAGATGCCTGCTAATCATAACTTAAATATTCCCCCATATAATGATGATTGGAATCCCAAAAAGAACTTTTATCGTGTTATGTACAAGTCTGGGTTTCCAATCCAGACAAGGGAGTTAAATCAAACTCAATCAATCCTACAGGATCAGATTCAGTCACTGTCCAGTCACTTTATGAAAGATGGGGACAATGTTGTCCCTGGTGAGTTTTCTCTTGAGAACCCACATTCCTACGTGAGAGTATCGACCATCACTAATGGTTCAGACCCTCAGGAGTATGTGGGATATAACTTCATTGGTGTTACTTCTGGAGTGAAGGGAAGGGTTACATATGCAATTGAATCCACGGATGATGACGACCTTACCTTCTATGTGACATATGAGGATTCAGGTAATACTAACGAATATACTCAGTTTTTAGAGCAAGAGACATTAGAAACAGATACCCCACAGGCTTACACAGCTAAGGTTGGAGTTAGTGGCGTCAGTAAGCCCATCGACTCTGCTCCAGTTGGTAAGGGTACACTGTTTACTGTTAATGAAGGCATTTACTATGTTAATGGTTTCATGGTTCGTAATGAGAAACAAACCATTACTCTTGACAAGTACGGAACTCGCCCATATTATCAGGTTGGATTCTTTGTATTAGAAGATTTTATTACATCAAGTGAAGACACTTCATTACTTGACAATTCACAAGGGAATTCAAACTTCGCTGCACCTGGTGCAGATAGATTAGAAATTACACTTAAGTTGGGCAAACTGGATTTTGAATCAGTTGCTCCCGACTTCATTCATCTTGCAACTATTCAGAATGGTGAGATTCTCGGTAAGACTGGAACCTCAGTAAAGTGGGACTGGTTGTATGATATTCTTGCAAAGAGAACATTCTCTGAATCAGGAGATTACATTGTAAATGACTTTGCAATCAAACCACTTGAGTATTGCAATACTGAAATAGTTGATGGGGTGTTTGACGCAGACCCTGATACTGGTGAATATCCTCCAATCCCTAGAAGTGGAAGTGAGAGACCTCTGACCTTTACTGCTGCAGATGGGCTTTATGCCATCAGAGTAGATCCAGGTTTGGCATATGTTCAGGGTTATGAGTGTGGTTACAATAACCCAGTTTATGTTTATGGTAATAAGGCAAGAAATCTGAATTTCATGCCAAACATTTTCACTCAGATTACAGAGGGTTATAACCTCACTCTGACGAATGTACATGGTCTTCCAAGTTTACAGAACATCTCTCAAAATGCGTCAACAGCTGCTTTTGACACATTAACTCTTTACAGAAACTTTACTGATGGTTATGTTGGTCAGTCTAAAGTAGATCCCACTGATGCAGGATCCAGACCACTTTATTATGGTAAAGAACCTCAGATGACCATTCACATCGTCGCTGATGTTGAGATTGGTGATCTGGATGGTTTCCTTGGGATGAATAATTACAACATCATCCATAATGATTTCAACAGTTGTGTATTGACAGGTGTTGAGGAAGAAGACTTTGTGAGAGGTCAACCTATTGGTAATGCAACCATTATGATTGCTAACGTGGTCAAACCCAGACCATCAGGTGTTATGCACCCACGTTACTTCATTCCTAAGCAGTATGTTGATCAACAGGATGGATATTATGGATATAACTCAACTCATAAGATGGGTTTCATCTCCTCTGTTTATTACACAGAACTTGCTCTGATTGATGATGAAACTTCAGATGGCAACCAGTATGACTGGAGTGAAGGATCACTTGTGTTTGGTCAGCAATCCCAATCCTTTGCAACAGTAGAACCAGGATCGTCTAAGGACTTTTTGTTGGTATCCAATGTAATTGGTGGATTCCAGAATGGTGAGAACCTCGTACAAATTGTTGAAGGAACATCAAATAGAAAGATTTCGAGACTTATAAAATCTAATGAGGTTGTGGACTTCCAGTTCTACACAGCAGGAACCACTAATGGTGACTTGGGAACTGATACTGAAATTAAAGTGTCTGCCATTGGAGCAAAAACAACTCTTGAGATTGGAACACACTTCACTTACAATGCATTCCTAAACAAGTTTGTCCCAACATCAGAAGGACGTAAGAAACTTTATAACTTCCCCTACCCAGAAGGTAGTATCCTGAATGAGAGAGTAAACTATGTTCTTGAGACAAACAACTCAAAAGCAAAGGGTTATGCTATTACTGCACCAGGTAAAATCAGTAACACGATTACCAAAACCAAGTCGATCTACTCAAACCTAACTGCAAGTAACCTTGATAAGTTCTCTGCTGACATTTCAGTTCAGAACAATGTTGATGCGGAAGTTTATGATGTTGCAGACAGGTCACTCTTCTCTGGTGTTGCAGGACAGAACTTTATCACATGTGATAACTTCTCAGGTGATGCATCAGAAGAATTGATTGCCAATGATGTTGTAACATTTGTAGATGACACAGGTAAATCAGTTTCTAAACTGGTGTTGTTTGCAACCAAACCTGTTGGTTATGGTGAGCAGAGATCACAATCCACCATTTACTTTACCACTGCACTTCCTGATAAAGTCACAGGTAAGACTGTCCAAAGAATTAGAGTGAAGAGTAAAGGGAATGAAGATCAGGATTTGGTCTTTAGTCTCCCAGTTAAGACTGTAGCAAGTCTCCAAAGTGATCCAATCACCACAAGAATCAATTATAGAGTTTATAGACAGTTTGTTGAGAGTGCTGTTCAAGGTGCTACCAGCATCACATTGTCCACTGACAGAGATAATGAAAGGTTTGTTACTGACCCCTCTGGAGTTAACATTGCCATCATTAGGAACACTGGTGGATCATCTGTAACACCTGTTGGTAGAAGCATTGTTGTTACCAATGTCATTCTCAACCAGGATGATAACAGACAAGCACAGTTTGAACTTTCAGAACCTGTACCATCAAACTGTACCATCAAGGTTCTTGCCCCAACACAAGTTATTGATGCAATTGCAAAACAAAAGTTAGATAAGAATACACTTATTGAAATTGAACCACAAACATCAGACCTCTTAACTGAGATCTCTAAGATTCCTTCAAACTCCTTGTTATCACTGGGAATTGCTGATGTACATAAGATCAATCAAATTACAATGGGAGCAGCACCAGGTGAACCTGGAGCAGTTGATGTTACTGTAAACTATCTGTTAGATGATGGTCAGAGAGATAATTTCTATGACATTTCAAGAATCTATCTAAAACCTGGTATGCCACCAGCAGTGGATACTCTTTATGTTGATCTTCAGTACTTTGAACATTCTGGTGATGGTGACTTCTTCAGTGTTGACTCATATACACATGACTTAGGAGTTCCTTATAAGGACATCCCAACCTTTGTAAGAGGCAGAAACCTTCCTCTTCAACTCTCTGATAAAGAAGGCACAGTTGTTGAACTCAGGGATTGTGTGGACTTCAGACCAATTGTTAACACTCTTGCTGAGGGTGCGAACTCTAAAGAAAGTAAGATTCCAACCATTGTTGATGGTGTGTCCTCTTTCAATGCTATAAACTATAGAGACACTTCTAATGGTGGTAATGGATTTGTTCCAAGACTACCCATTCCATTCACTCCATTCCAATCTGATCTTGAGTACTACTTACCAAGAATTGATTCACTCTTCTTGGATAAGAATGGTAAGATGATCCTCTTGGAGGGTAATGCAGCAATCAGTCCCCGTCGTCCTTCAGACATCACAACTGCAATCAGGTTGTATGACCTTTACCTTCCTGCTTATACATTCTCAGTAGAAGACATTCACGTCAAGAAGTTTAATTATAGACGTTATACAATGGCAGACATTGCTGCCATTGACAGAAAGGTTGATAACATCCACCAGGTGGTTACCTTGTCACTGTTAGAGCAGGGTGCACTCAATATGAGTGTAAGGGATGCAGTAACAGGTCTTGATAGATTTAAGAATGGTATTGTTGTTGATACATTTGCTAATCACTCTAAGGGTGATGTTGGCACAATTCCTTACAGAAATAGTATTGATCCCAAGTTCTCACACCTGAGAGCACCACACTTCACAGATCAAGTGGAGTTGGAAGAGAAGAATCAAACAGATCTTCAACGTCAAGGAAGTAATTACATTAATAATAATGGTATCATTACTGTACCTTATAAGCAAAGTGTGTTCACAACGAACCCATTTGCGACTGGAACAGTAAATCTCCAACCTTATTCTGTGTTTACCTACAAAGGTAATCTAGTACTGGATCCTGAAATTGATACGTTTAGAGATGTTACCAGACTTCCAAACTTGGTCATTGAAGATAACACATTGTTTGATGCAATGGTTAATCTGACTGATGAAATGCGTACATCTGGATTGGGAACTGTTTGGGGTGATTGGGAAACCACAGGAATTTCCTCTACTTCATCCACCAGACAATCTCAAAATGGTAGAGCAACTGTAAACATTACAGAAACCACTGAGTCCACACAACAGGTTAGAAGTCAAACACAAACAACATTTAATGTTAACACTTCATCAATCAAGAGAACTTCTTATGGTGACAGGGTAACAGATGTTCAGTTACAAGAGACAATGAGATCTGGTGGTATCGATTTCACCGCCACGAGACTGAAACCCAACACCAGATATTATGCTTTCTTTGATGACATCGATGTAACTGCTTGGTGTTCAATTGATGAGATGTTATCTGACTTCCCTGATGGCAAAAAGAGATATGTTGCTCCACCAAACAGACACAGAAAAGGATTTGGTGTACCACTAATTTCTGATGGTGATGGTGTTCTTCAGGGTGAGTTTATCATTCCTAATGGTAGACCACCTGTTCCAGGAACTCAGTTCAACGGAAGAATGAGTTCTATCCAGTATCAAACTTCTGGTCCAACCAGATCATTTGCAACAGGAAGCAGGTTACTGAGATTCACTACTTCTCCAACTAATACTAAGAATGAACAGGATCTCGAAGGTTACGCAGAGAAGATGTTTACCTCCAGTGGAATTATGCTGGATAAACAGGAAACCATTGTTGCAACCAGACTACCTGACATTCAGTCTAGAACAACACAGACTGATCAACAATCAAGAACTCTAACATCAACTGGCATATCTGATGTTGATGTGGATGTTAGAGGACCAGATGTGATTGAGAGAATCATTATCAGGGACCCTGAACCTGTACACCAAGATCCTATTGCTCAAACATTCCTGGTTGACGATACTAACCCAGATGGAATTTTCTTAACAGAACTTGATGCATTCTTCTCATCCAAGGATAATGTACATGGAGTTCACGCATTCATTGTTACTACAGATGGTGCAATTCCAACAACCACTATCTTGCCTCATTCTCATGTCACAAAGAGTCCTGACACTATCCTAAGAGTCAGATGTGAGTTACCTACTGATGTTGATTTGTCAGTTCTACAGAATGGATTCGAACTCAATGGAACTGAAAGTGGTGCCACTGGTGTTATAAAATCCAACGTAACGTTTGAATCTCCAACTGCCAACCCAGGTGCCAATGTTCAGAATAAGGTTTACAATGTCATTCTGAGTAACTATGATGGCGACTTTATTCCAGGTGAAATTGTTACTTGTCCTAACTTAGTTGGAATCAAAGCAGAACCCACCTTCACAATTTGTAATGATGAAGTTGAGATCACAAGAGTTGATCTGACTAACATGGGAACAAAATATGATGACACGACTGTTGTTGAGTTCTCCATTCCAGAACTTCCTGGTGGCAGAACTGCAACAGGTGTTGTAAAGGTTGCACCAATCAATGATAATGTGATGGATCCATCCATGTACGTTCCTGGTCATGATGGACAGGTTTATGAAATCATTCTAACAGACCCAGGATCTGGTTACACAAGAGTTCCTCAAGTAACCATCATTGGTGAGGGAGGTAACGCAGAAGCAGGTTGTAGGGTCAAAGACTCCACTCCTGGAGTCATCATGGGTGTTGCCACCTCAGATGATGGAAGTGTACCCACTACATTTAAGTTTAGTTCACCTGTTTACTTGATGGGCAACACTGAGTACGCTGTTGTTCTTACTTCTCCTAACTCACTTGAGTACAGATCTTATGTTTCTAAACTTGGTGAGGACATTGTAGGAACCAATACCAGAGTAACAAGAAACGCTGTATTGGGTTCACTATTCAAGTCACAAAATGGAGCGTTGTGGACAGAGGATCAGACACAAGATATGAAGTTTACTCTCAGAAGAGCAGACTTCGAACCTAATGTTTCTGCTAACATCATCCTTCAAAACGCACCTTTGTTTGATAAGGTACTAGAACTGGATTCTATTGAAACGAGTTCTCTGGATGTATCACGTAGTTCAAGGATCTTTGGTATGAACCCCAGAGTCCTAAAGGTCTATCAGTATAACCACGGTCTTTCTGTTGGTGACTATTGTGCTATCAGTGGTGTAACTGGTACTGGAACTGATGGAGATTCAGTGGGTGGAATTCCAATTGAAGAAATTAATAATTTACATGAAGTATTAGATGTTGATCTTCACCACTTCAGCATTATGGTAAGTACACCATCAACCCTTACTCTCAAGGGTGGTGGTTCTAACATCAGATGTTCTTATGGAAGACCCTATGAGGTGATTAATGCATACACTGGACTTGTGGTTTATAGTTCATCTCTGGTAGGTGCAACTAACAGAGCAACACAAACTGTTGGTCTAAGTCCTGTTATGTTGGACAGTGAGGGTAAAGAAATCAAGTATAACCAAAATAACAATTACATTTTGGATGACATTGTTCCAATTCAATTGATGGAGAGTTATTATTATAACGAACCCATGCAAGTGGCAAACTACTTGAATGAACTTAAGTATAATGATGGAATTCACATGAGAGGAGAGAAGTCAATTGAAACTACCATCAGAATGAGTAGTGTGGATAATAAGGTGTCACCAGTGTTTGACATCCAACGCACTAACATGACTTTGGTTCGTAACTTGATTGATTATCCAAAACCTCTCACATCATCACTTGGTGCTACCACTAAGGTTATCACATTCAATGAGAGAGTGGATCTTAAGGTTGGAGAACAACTTGACATTGATAACATTTCCACAAAAGTTGCTGCAGTTGAAGGCAACAAGAAGTCAATCATGGTTTACACCGAACCAGGAGATAAGATCAGAAGATCTTCAGTGTTCAGTAAGAGTGAATTGAATGACATTGGCATCAAACAGGTTGTTAACAGACAATCTCAGGTCTTCTCACCAGAAACAGAAGTTGTTGGTAGTGTGTTTGCAAAGTGGACATCTAAGTTGTTCGTCTTTGAAAATATGTGTGATGGAATTGAATTGAAGTTGTCTTCAGTTTACTATTCCGCTGATTCCATCAAGGTTTACTACAGACCTCGTAACATTGGGTTTGATGCTGACATTACTTCGATTCCATGGATTCCCTTCAATCCTAATCAGGTTCTACCTGATGAGCAGAGAAGAGTTACAGAAGATAATGAAATCATCTGGCCAACTGATCCTGATTACTCTCAGACATTACCTCTTTACAGGACTCCAGGTTTACCTAACAATGTGAATCTTATCAAACCAAGATCCACAGATAGTGTTGACCCAGCAATGATTCAGGCAAATGAGTGGCAATCACTTACCTGGTCTGCACAGGATTTGGCTAAGTTTGATGCCATTTCAATCAAGATAGTTATGACATCGAACAATCCAGCCTTGGCACCATTGATTGATGACATGCAACTTGTTGTGTCAGAATAAATAATATCATGAAAGCTAAAGTAGAAGGACACGTCAACATTTATAAAGACATCGATTCTGGTGTCATTATAAACCACGATAACTCTGAGCGATCTAGATATAGAATCGCCAGAGAACAATCTAAACAAAACTTAAGATCACAAGATGACATCACGGATCTGAGAAATGAGATTGACGAAATCAAATCTTTATTACAACAATTGATTAACAAATAATGGCACTAAATTTTCCAAATAACCCCACTGATAAGCAGATTCATATTGATCCTGCTTCAGGTCTCAAATACATCTTCAATGGATCTGTTGGTGGTTGGGAAACTGCCATTCAACCCCCTGTAATTACAAGTACAGATGAGGAACCTTCTATTAAGTTAGAGGGTTTCTTGTGGTGGAATCATCCTGACAGGATGCTTTATGTTTATAAAGGTGGGGATTGGATTCCCATTATGACAGGTGGGGGATCTGGATTTCTTGGTGTGCCTGTTGTTTGTGCACCTTATCCTCCTGAGAATGCAAGAGAAGGTTGGTTGTGGTGGCATAGTATTGAAGGAAACTTATATGTTTATTATTGTGATGAACCAGATCATGATGTTGAGGGAGCAGTTGGCTCTTGTCAGTGGGTTATCACCAACACAGCAGCATCTGATGGTGGAGCAGAAGCATTAGCTATTGTTTCAGACATACAACCACAAAGTCCCAAAGATGGACAGATATGGTATAACAGTGGAACAGGTGCGTTGTGGGTTTATGATGCAGAGGATCCAGGATCCTGGAATGAAGTAACAGGAGGATCAGGCGGTGGATCTGGTGGAGGTGGCAGTTCAGGTGGTGGATCCATCACTGGCACAACACCAATTACAGTTACAAGTCCAAGTGGCACCACAAACATTTCAATTAAAGATGCCACTACAACTCAAAAGGGTGCAGTTAGGTTTGCTAAATCTGGAGATGAAGGATCTAATAATGTTGCTCTTACCCCAGCATTCCTTAAGAGTAGTGGTGGAGATATGATTCCAGATGCCACAGAAACAATCAAGGGTGTTGTTAGGTTGGCAACTGACCTGGATGATAGTGATGGAGTAGTTACTGCTGCAGTTCTTGATAGAGATGCAGATAGTGCAGGATTCTCTAATCCTGTTGGTACCATTATTATGTTTGCATCAGAACTTCCCCCAGCTGGATATCTGTTATGTAATGGAGATGTAATTCAGAGTGGAATGACATCAGTTCAAGGAATGATGATTGATACTACTAAACTACATTCTGTGTTAGGTACATCTTACAGCACTAACTCCAATGTTAAGTTGCCAGACGCAAGAGGTAACTTTATTCGTGGATTTGACGCTGGTGCCAATCAAGACGCAGATCCAAGTAGACAATTTGGAGAATATCAATCTGACTCAGTGAGAGGTGGAACACCATTCAGTGCTAATACAGGAACAACTGTTGAAACTGAAGAAAGTGCACCACAACTGATTGGAACATCAGTTAATCAAACTAACACATACACCAGTGAGACCAGACCCAAAAACATTACAGTCAGTTACTGTATTAAGTACTAATAAATATCAAAAAGAGGTTTAACAATGACCAACTGTGCCCACCTAGAATTAAATTTTCCAAATGAACCAGGGGCTGGTGATAGTTGGATTGATCCTGCAAATGGCATCGAATATGTGTTTGATGGTTATAAGTGGGATGTGTATGTTGATAAAGATGATGCTCAGAATCACTGGGTCAGAGATGACTTTAGTCAAAGACTGACTCCAAGAGATCCAGATGACACTATTAGAACGAGAGGATATGAGTTTTATTGGTTAGAAAACTTAAGGAATGCACCCAAAGGTAAAGGATAGTCATGTCTAATTATCAAGTAAATTTAAGCGTGACCGGTGGAACTGACTTTGGTCAGGAGTTTTATCTTGCCAATCCAGATAAATCACCCATGAACATCACAGGATGTAAGTTTTCTGCTTCCTTTACTAAGTATCCAGGAGCCATCAACGCTGTTTGTAGCACATCAGAGAAACCAGTTTACCTAGCTTATCCATTGGATACGAGAGTTGTGGATGGTAATGGTGGTGTTTATGCTCTAAGCTTACCAAAAGAGTCCACTTTAGGGTTTCAGCAAGGTAAATATGTGTATAGTGTTAACATGACAGACGTGAATGGGTCAGTGCAACAGGTCCTAAATGGATTATTGTTCATTGATCATGGCGGATACAACTAAAATAAATAACAAAAAGGGTACATCTCATGTCTGACTGCTTACAAGACATTCTAATTAGCGAATTACCAAGAATAGATGAGTTTTCGTATGATGACCTCCTGGTAATTGACGTCAAAAAGTCAGGTCTTGAAGTATTTGAGACTCATGCCATCAGTTGGGGACACCTAAGTGGTGTTTATCCTCCTGGCAGTGGTCCAGGTGGTGGCGGCGGTGGTGGTGATGACATTGATAATGAAATTATTCTTAGAGGAATTGTAAAATTCATTGATGGTACTGAGTTAAGACCATCAATCACCTTTATTAAGGACGATAACACTGGATTCTATAGACCAAGAGACAACACCATTGGTGTAACAACTGGCGGAACAAGAGCAGTTGTTATAAGTGAGCAATATGTTGGTATTGGAACTGACTTCCCAGAGGAAATGGTTCATGTTAATGAGGGAAATGTCCTCATTAGATTGGGTAACAATGATAACGAGCTGTTCTTAGGTTCATCTACAAGGACAACAGGTGGAGATCCATCAGTACAATCTGTTGGTGCTCATCCTTTAACCTTTCATGTTGATAGAACTGAATGGTTGAGGATTAATCGTTATGGTGCTTGGGGATTGAGATGGGGTGTGCTGATTGATTTCGGTAAACAGAATCAGATTCTGACATCAAATGGCCCAGACACGACAGTTCAGTGGAGAAACGCAGAGGAGATAATGGATCTTAATAAGATCCTTGAAGATATTGACGATAATATGATTGGTAAGGGGGACTTGGATGTCCTGTCTGATGGTGAGACTAATGTTGGTGGCACTATGATGTCATCAGGCATCAACGTAGAAACCTTGATGGGTGGAACTAACACAGCTGATGTTGATCCAAACACAGGACTTCCAACAGATCATCCTTGTCTGGAGCGTCCCAATGCAAATGCCTTTGAGGACACAGGTTGGTACATTGAGGTGGATCATACTGTTGTCAGAATTGATGGCACCCAAAACATCGACGGTGACAAAACGCTAAGCGGGGTCTTTAGATTATCTAATGGTGGCAACCTTATTGTTTATCCTAATGGAAACGTCGATTTTCATAGAATTAAGACTCTTCCTAACCGCAAAATCTAAATAACTAAAAAGCGTTATGGCTTACGATGATATTAGAATCACTCAGTTACCTGAGATTCAAAACATTGAAGATAATGATTCTATTATCATCAATGACGCTACAAATGATCTCACATACAGAGTAGATTGGAGAGATCTTAAGAATTCAATTGGTACTATTTCAAATGGAATCACTTTCCCACTAGGTGAACGTGATTATCCTTCTGTTGCAATTGGAGATGCTACGTCAGGCATTTATGGGAGTGATTATGGCACCTTTATCATTGTTACCCACGGAAGAGACAGAATAAGAACCAACCAGGCAGGAACCACTGAGATTGTCAATGGCAATGTGGTGATTGGTAATTTTGATAAGGCGTGTTTTTACACACTCACTATCAATAACACCACAAGATTTAACTGCCTCGTTAATATGGATGGTGGATTGAATCTTGGCGGAGATTTGGATGTTGGTGGAGATATTTCAGGTGGTGGAGACCTTATTATTGATGGAGATTCAACCCTAGGAACTGATTGTGATAATAAAATCCTAATCAAAGGTGAATTGGTTGCAGAGTGTGGGTTTGATTTAGGCGGTGATGCAGTCATTGGTGGGGATATTCTTGGTGATGGTGATCTTACAATCAAAGGTGATGCCACAATTGGTAGTGGATGTAATAATGAAATCATTCTCAATGGCAACACAACAGTCAAGTGTGATCTTACAGTAGATAAAGAACTAACAGTTGGTGGCGATGTTAATTTTGATGTTATTGGTGGCACCATAAACATTGGAAACCCTGATACCCAGTGTCGATCAAACACCAATCAAATTAATCTAAACGGGAATGTTTATGTCCTGTGTGATATCAAGATTGCTAATGACCTTACAGTTGAAGGTAATTTAAATGTTGAAAACGATTTAACTGTATTGGGTGATGTCCTCTTAGGGAGCAATGGATGTCTGGAAGGTTCAGTTACAATTGATGCACCAACAACAATCAATTGTGATTTAACAGTTGAAGGTAATTTACAAGTCAATGGTGATGGTCCTCACAGCATTGGACCTAGTGATGTTGATTGTGATGATGACCCACCAGAAATTTTGTTGAATGGAAGTGTTGACATTCAGTGTGATCTTGAAGTTGGTGGAGATAGTCACCTAAAAGGAGATTTACAGGTTGATGGCGGACTGACAGTTGGAGATAAGAATGAAGATTGTGATGACAGTCCCATTGAATTGAATGGTAATGTAGAAATCAACTGTGACCTTGATGTAAAGGGTGACACAACACTTAATAACATTAATGTTACTGGTGATGGTCCTCACATTATTGGACCCCCTGGAGAGGAGTGTGACACAGCACCAGACATTGAGTTGAATGGTAATGTAACTGTTTCTTGTGACCTTGATGTTGAAGGAGACCTTAATCTTCTTGGAGACATCAATGTTGGTGGAGGGGATATCAATCTTGGTAAAGATTGTTTAAATGATAACATTAACATTCTTGGACAACTTAACACTAAGTGTGACGCCTACTTTGATGGTGATGTAACTATTGATCACAACTTAACTGTTGGCAAAAATTGTTTCGATCATTTCCAACTCAACGGAACACTGAACGTTGTTTGTGATGCAGATTTCGATCAAAATGTAGACATTGAGAATAACCTGACAATTAAAAATGGTAATGTTTTAATTGAGAATGGTGGGTTTATTGGTGATGGATCACAACTGGTGAACCTTAACATTCCTGGATCTTTAAGATTCAAAGGAGATTGGAACGCAGGAGATCCGCCACCCAATAATCCAGTGGTGGGTGATTTTTATCTAAACAATAGTGGAGATGGAAACTCACCAAGTGTAGTGTCCAATCCAAGTTGGGGATTCACAGAGAACCTTACTAACCCACCTTCATTAAGTGGCATATCTATTGCGCCGTGTGATCCCGCAGGTGGATGTCCACCAGGATCTCAGTGTGTGAATGGAATTTCCTGTGTTCGCATTGAGGTGCTACTCAACCAACACATGATTTACACTGTAGATAATGAGTGGATGCTCGGATCTACAATGGATGTGAATGGTTATGTGAGTTTAGCAACAGAACAAACCATTACACAAACAAAGAGGATTACCCACAACACAATTGAACCTGGAGCTCCTTTAGATCCAGCTGATCCAGATGGTTTAGCTGGCCCAGATATTATTCATCCTGTTGAAAATGTCACTTTGAGACACAACTATGGGCTTTGGGCAAGAGCATACGCCTTCGATGAGCTTCGAACTCTTCCCATTCAGACCCTCAAACTTAGAAGGAATAAATAATAATAAAAATGGCGAGACCTTACCTAACTGTTGCAAGCATTGGTGTTACTCCAAGTCCCATCAATGTTTTTATCTTATCTGACTCAGAACCAGAGTTTAGAGATAATGGAGGAGATCTTCAACAGGGAGATAGATGGTATAACCAATCACTAAGAGTAGAATCCATTTTCATCGATGAACGATGGACTCTAACCTCAACCACCCCTTCTAAATAATCAAAACTGTAAGTTCAATGACAAACGATAAGGATCTTTTTAGTCAGTTAGACGACCTGTTTGAGGAAGTAAACGTAGATCAAGCCAGCATGTTAGCAGGTGGTGAGATCCAACCGACTCAAGAAGATTACGAAAAAGAACTCATAGAGAAGCTCAATAATAACGAAATTGAACTTACTGATGATGTTGTAAGAGAAATTAAAGCTAATATTACTGAAGGTGGTGACGTCGATACAAGATTGACTGAATACTTGAGGAATAAGTATGCTCTAGATGAGGAGCAGGAAGATGCAGAGAGAACAGCACAAGAATACATCCCAGATTATGTACAACCTGAATCAATTGAGGAAGAGGAAGAGATTAGTGAATCTCCCTTTGATCACATTCAGTCACTGGCAGATTCTTTATCTGGATACGTCAAGAAAAATAATCAACAGGTAATCACCTCTGATTCTGAGAGTGGTCAGCTTGAAGAGAAGGTTGAATATCTTACTAACCAACTTGGAATCATTCGTCAAACCCTTGATGAGCAAGGTCAAACGATTGTTGCTGGTATCGGTCAGGGTGGTGATGGACAGTCACCTGGTTCTGGTGAAGTTAGACTCCAGAAAATGGATGACGTCGATATGGACGGCATCAAACCTGGACAAACTGTGTGTTGGGACCCAGACCTTAACAGCGGCACAGGTGGTTGGTACCCTTGTGATGGCGGCGGCGGCAGTGGCGGAGGCGGCACCATTCAGCCACCAACAGCCGGTACAGTATTTGGTTGCAAGAAAGTTAGAGATTGTGCAGACTTGTATTGGGGTCCTCAATCTGTATATGAGACCTGGTATGATGGTGGTAATCTTTTTGGTGACCTTACTGGGGCCAAACTTGTAAGAACTGATATCAAATCCATCACTGGCACCATCGCGATGGGTTATGAGCCTCAGGGCACAGTTCCTGAGACATTCTACTCCCAGAGTTGGAATGCAGTTGGCGCTACAAACTGCGATGATAAAGTGCTCGATTCTGATGAAATCAGCACAGAAGGCATTAGTTCCCCTACAGGTCCTGAGGGATACTTCCTGGTTTACGATGACCCAGATTCTTGTGGTGATGACCAAGATGGTTGTCAACCACTACCTATTAAACCTATTGGTTGTGCAGTATTAGAACCAGCTGGTGATTATACCAACAAACTGGTCTGGGGTTCACAAGATGATTATGATAATTATGACCCCGAAGCTGCCGAGCCCTTGGGCACACCCATTTTAGATGATGGGTCAGAAATTGAAGGGGTCACTGAGATCAAAGCCATAACCTTTGAGGGTTGTGACAGAGACTCAATGAAAGGTAAGTATAATGTATACTATACCAGTGTAGATGCCACAGACATTAAGGTCGCTTCTATCTTTGATAACTCTTTTGACGTAGACACCAGAAGTGCATTCATTGCTGATGCTGAGTGTGATGTCAATATTCCAGAGGAACCACTACCTCCAACCGTACCTGGTTGCCTTGCTAGTGAGGGATGTAAAGAAGTCTCTGATGTTGACGGAGACGGCAATCCTAATAATGATGGTAGATTGTATTGGGGTAATGGGATCGAAGCAGAATCCCTCCCAGTTGATGATAATGGATTATATGTTGATGGAGTACAGAAACTCAACTTTGTAGTCAGTGCTCCTGGTACTCGTTATGTTATAGAGGACGATGGTACTATCACTGGCGACTGGCTTCTTACATACACCAAGTTTGATGGTAATATCGATACAGTAATCTATGAAGGTAATATCGATCCAGCCACATGTGAGATCGGATTCTTTATTGTTAGTGACAATGAGTGTCTGAATCCAAGTGTGGAAGCACCCGAAGAAGGTACCACACTACCCTGGCCTGGTAACATCACTGGGTGTGAAGCACTTGATGATGTCGCATCTACTGGGGCACTCCTTTGGGGAGATGGTACAACTGGAGCCAGTTCTTACAGTTCACCAGGCTCTAATGGTGATAAGGTAATTGATTGTAAGAGAATTCTCTATGTTTTCAGTACAGATCCAAATGTCAATGAGACAGATAAAGAAGGTATTTGGGCTGCAGTTTATGAGAAGATTGGTGGTGGATTTGCAATTGGTTATTCCCCAACTGTAACAGATGATGGTACAACAGAAGGATTCTTCATTCAGGATAATGGTCATTGTCTCGATGATGTATCAGATCTTCCAGAACTGCAGTTTGGTATCTTTACTGGATGTCGTGAGAGATTGACGGCATCGCAACTTTACTGGGGTAGAAAGAGTCAATACATTGCTCTCACTGGAGAGGATGTAAATTACAGCAACGGTACCTTGGCAGATAAGGTCAAGAGGGTTTATCGTCCAATGACCTTGGATAACAAGGTGTATTTCAGTCTGGTTATCACTGATCTCAATCAGACAAAATTGGTGGTACATCGCCAAGATGGTAGTGAGACATCTTCTCCACCATTTGGTTTCTATCTCTTAGGAGATTGTTTGGTAGATATTGAGGAGGATAACTGTCCTCTGGATGAGACCGAATACGCACAACCAGAGGGTTGTAGAGAAACAGAAGAAGGTACCAACCTTCTGTGGGGTCCAGTCAGTGACATTGATGTATTCGCTACATCTGAAGTTATTGACACTGATGTAGTCAAGATTCTGAGAGTGTCCACTGATGATAAGTGCGATAACAACTATGGTAAGTGGGATTGTCTGTATGTCAAACTGGTTGGTGGCGTTGAAGAAGTAAGACAAGCAACAAGAGAAGGCATTTACCCAGCTGATCCCATTGAGGACAGCACGGCGTTCTTCCTTGACACTACTGATGTCAAATGTAAGAATGACCCTGGTGATATCATTGGTAATGGAATACCAGTAAGAGGTGAAATCACAGGTTGTCGCAAGACTCTCCTCACCACTGGAACCACACTCCACTGGGGTGATGGAACTACTGGTGACCTGATTAAGGATGTAGATGGAAATGATGTAACAGACGCCACATTTATTGTTGGTGTTGTATCCTTTAACTCCGATAACCTTAAGTTTGGTGATTGGATTTGTGTATTCAAGAGAGCTGATGGTACATCAGGCACAACAATCACTTATGGTCAGTCACCATCAGAAGGTTACTACCTTGATGGTACCAATTGTGATCCAGACGAGTGTGAAGGTGATGTTCACTTTGGTTTCCTCCCTGATTGTAACAGAGTAGATCCAAATTACTCAGCTGGTGAACTGTATTGGAATGATGGTAGTGATAATACCACTGGAATCACTGATGGGAGCACACAACTCCTAGCTAGACGAGTTCTTGCTACCTTTACAGTTGATACTTGTGATAATCCTGACTTTGATATCACATCCGATCAGGAGTGGTCAGCAATTTATCTGGATGAGAACGAGAAACTCGTTGTCGCAGGACAACAGTTTGGTAAGTCACCACTTGGTGGATATTACATTGAGGTTGATAATGTAGATTCCTATTGTGAGTATTCACCAGAAGAACCAATTGGTGGTAGATGTGAGGAAGATAAGGATTGTCCAGAAGGATTCGTGTGTATTGGTGGCATCTGTGCACAGATCGAATGTCCTGGAGGTGACAGAGATTGTCCCGCTGGATTCCTTTGTGTTCAGGGTATCTGCCTGAAACCTTGTGGTGATGAGGAGGGTATGTTATGTCCTCCAGGATTCCATTGTCAAACAATTGATGGCGAATCCTATTGTGTCCCAGGTAAGGGATGTAATGGCGAGTGTCCAGAAGGTTATCATTGTCTGGATGGAGAGTGTGTCATTATTGAGTGTCCCCTCAATAGCAGCAATGAGTGTCCTAGTGGATATGAGTGTGTTGGTGGACTTTGTCTGAAGCCTTGTCCTAATGGTGATGAGTGTCCTGATGGATTCCAATGTATTGATGGCCATTGTCACCCAATCTATGGACCATGTACCGTACCTTGTCCAGCTGGATATGAATGTATCCTAGGAGCATGTAGAGAGTATTGTGATGTAAATGACGACCAGTGTGGTGAAGGGTTCCTTTGTTTCGATGGTGTATGTCTCCCTGAGTGTCCCCCAGAAGGTTGCCCAACAGGTCATGTCTGTATTGGTGGTGTATGTCTTCCAATTGGACCTGGACCTGAATTTCCTGGAGGATGTGATGATGGTACTGATTGTCCAACACCTCCCACTGGCGAGATTTGGGATTGTATTAATGGACATTGTCGCCCTACCTGTCAACCTGACGGCACTGGATGTCCTGGAGACCTTGTATGTGTAGATGGTGGGTGTTATCCTCCCTGTGATGGCACTGAGTGTCCTCCTGGATATGAGTGTCTCCTAGGAGCATGTATTCCAGTTATTGGATGTAACGCAAATGACGATTGTCCGACTGGACTAGAGTGTATTGATGGTTTATGTCGTCCATCTTGTACTATTGATTCAGATTGTCCTGATGGATTTGAATGTGGGCCCAACGGTGGTTGCTACAGACCTTGTGATGATGGTACATGCCCTGAAGGGTTTATGTGTATTGGTGGACTGTGTATCCCCAATATCGATTGTGGCAACGATGGTGAGTGTCCCTCAAACTTTGTTTGTTTTGATGGTATTTGTCGTCCAGATTGTTCCGTTAATGGATGTCCTGATGGATATGAATGTTATAATGGAGTGTGTTTCCCAACCTGTCCTGGTGGGTCAGACAACGAATGTCCTCCTGGACACGAATGTGTTGGCGGTGGTATCTGTCTCCCACTGATTGGATGTGAAGATGATGTTGATTGTCCTACAGGATTTGAGTGTTTCAATGGTAAGTGTAGACCCTCCTGTACCTCTGACACAGATTGTCCTGGAGAGATGGAGTGTGTTGGCAATATTTGTCTGAAACCCTGTAACGGAGATAACGATTGTCCTCCTGGCTTTATTTGTTGGGATGGACATTGTGTCCCAGGTGGAAAGCCTGAAGGTGAATGTGGACCAGATGGAGAGTGTCCTCCTGGTTACATTTGTATTGTTGGCATTTGTCGCCCACAATGTGTGGTAGATGGTGATTGTCCTAATGACAATGAGACATGTCTGACACCTCCAGGAGCATGTTTCCCAGCCCAGTGTGATGAAGACGCAGATTGTCCTAATGGTACTATTTGTATTGATGGAAGATGTAGAGTTGGTTGTAATCTAAACTCTGATTGTCCAGAAGGTTATGGTTGTATCGATGGCATCTGTCTTCCAATTGTCCCCGAAGGCCCTGGCCCAGATCAACCAGTTGATCCAGGTCCCAATGAGCATCCTAAGATTGGTTGTGAAGAGGTAGATGTTGAGGGTTACCTGTATTGGGGTAGTGATAACAACTACGCCACTGGATCTGGTGGCGAGTTGGTGTTGGAAAATGGCAACCCCATTCTTGTCAAAAAGATTGAGCTTGTTGTAGCATCTGATGTCTATCCCAATGGATTCGGCACCTATACCTGTTTCTACAGACCACCAGGATCTTCTGATGTTAAGTCGATAAGTCTTTACAGACAAAGTCCATCTGGTGGATTGGTTAATAGTTACTATGTTGATCCGATTAATGGATCAGTTTGTATCAACTTTGGTGAAACACACGAACCATATTTCGGTTTGATTGCTGGATGTAAGGAAACTGACAATGGTGGCACGATTCACTGGGGCACAATTGCTGAGGGAATCAGTGATAATTACCCCAACGAACCTCTCAAGAATTCGGATGGTTCTAACATCATCGCCAAGGGCATCATCACAGTCTTTAGTGTTGATAGTATTGATCTCGATGATGGAGATCCTGGACAAACTGGCATCTGGAACATCTTCTATCAGAACCTGAATGGCACTAACAGCCTGACTAAGGTTTATGGTAGATCAGGTCCTCAGGGTCCTGAAGGGACCTTTATGAGAGCCGCGTCGGGATCTGTTTGTATCGACAACCCACTGGGCAGAGTAACTACTAGAGATGTTGTTCTCGTTAACACTCCTCGTGCGGTCGAGACTAGCAAAAGGTTCTTTGGTGATTCGAGAGGGGCCCTAGGTGATGGTCCTCAAGGTACCAGTGATATTGTTGGACCTGATGGTGAACTGATCAGATATGAAACTCAGGAACAGGCCAATATCCTGAACCTTGACATTCTGAATGAACTTCACACACTGAAACCAACAGTACATATTATCCCAGATATCAATGATGTCAAGGGTCACTATGTACCTCAGAGGGGTGATCTTTGGATCGATCCAACTGACTACTCCATCTATGTTTGTGAATTCAGAACCGTTAATCCTTCTGATGATGACCTAATCAACAAGCCAGATGAAAATGTCTTCTGGATTGAATTGGGTGCAGCATCTGGTGGTGGAGAAGATAATGTAACTCAGTCTTTCAGTAACATCTGGTTACAGGACTCTGAGCCTCCTATTTCAATAGCTAAGAATGGTGATCTCTGGATTGACGCAGAGACTTACATAATATACACATACAACTTCTCAGCTAAGTCTTGGATTTCTGTGACAGGTGACCTTAAGGCTGTCCTTGATAACAGATTTGAGGTACATGTCGACTCAATTCAACCTCTAAAGGGCACTACGAAGTCTGGTGATCTTTGGTTTGATACTGACTCCGCTGAAATGAGAGTCGCTTACATCCCATCTGGATCCACTGACTTTGTATGGGTTCCTGTTCAGGGTACTGGATATAAATCAATTCCCGCAACAACGGCATTTGAAGTAAATGCAGAGGTTGAGGAACTGAAAAATGAGATTTCTAGAATGAGTGCTAGACTCTCTATCCTAGAGTCCCAAGAAAACCAATAAATAACTAAAACACTAGGATTATGACAGATAGTTGGTTAGATTCTGATGATTTCCCAAGTGGACCAGGCGGTCTAGGAGTAGAAAGTTACTCCACTTGGGTTCATCCACAAACTAAGGTTGTGTATTTTTGGGATCCAGGAAAGAATTCCTGGAAGACTTTGAATAGCCCTGGCGCTAAGATGTATAGTGACACCATTGATCCTGCGCTCGAGGGTGTTCAACTTCTTGATGGTGACTTGTGGTGGGATCAAAGACTATGCGAGTTGAGAGTGTATCATAAACCTCCAACTCTCGATTCTTCTGATCCTGTACAGGGTAGGTGGGTATCCTCTACCAACCCAGAGATGTCACCCGAAGATCCAAATCGTAATCTTGTTATTGGTAAAATTGAGATTTCTGGTAAGTCTACTCCCTTCGAAGGTGAAGAGACTATGTTCCAAATCACCAGACCACAAGGTGGTGCACCAGAGTCATATATCAATTACGAGTGGAGATCGGCACCTGAGTATGTCGAAAGGAATGTCGATGGAGTACTAACAAAGCATTACATTACATTCAGTAATCCTAATTCTGCTATCACTAACGTAACCGCTCAACCAGGAACTGCAATTTTTGATGGAGACTTTCAAGTAACATTTAACGTTTCTTGTAAACTTTCAGCTAAGGAAGAATACTCAGATCAGTTTGTTTCTGAGTCTAAGAGCTCTCCTGCTATTAGATTGAGACCAGTACCTCTTGAGGTTGATCCTTTACAATACATTGGAATGAGAATTGGCCTTGTGAATCAAGATGGTGTCAGCGAAGAATTCCTTGCGTTTAACGACGGATCGACTCAAGTCATTACAGGTGATGGTAACTTCTCAGTGGATTCAACATTACTGAGTCCTCAGTTCTTTGTCATCCCAATTAATTCTCTTCAAGATGACACCGCCTTTGCATTCAAGTTTGCAACTAAGCCATTTGGCCAAGCAACACAGAATGACATAATCAGCACAGAGAGAATTGAGTATGGTCCAATTGTGGATATTCCAACTGAGGGTCAAACAGGTGATGCTTTTGGCTACCTCCTTTCAATTGGTAATTTGAATATTAATAACCAACAAACTATTTACGTTTGGAATGATCTAGATTCAACCTTACAAGGTGAGCTCATCCTCACATAACCATGACAAATTCCTATAACACAGAAGCAACTGAATACTCTGCGGCTGCTCAAAGCACTAACAAACCGGCACCAAAGTATTTTGTAAATGCTCCAGTAAACTATCAAATCACAAATAACGAGTACACATCTGGGCCTTACTATTACGATTTCGAAAGAAATTCTTGGCTCTTCTACATTCCAGGTACCGATATTCCAAACCCACCACTGGATCCAGATGGTGGCAACTTGTGGATTGACCCCAACAACATGTACTTGATGTATGTGTACAATGAGAACGAAATGACGTTTGAAGACGCACAACCTAATAGATGGTATGCGTTGACAACTAACAAACGAGCTTATGACTATCTGATTCTTCCAACAGCTTCAGATGGTGATGACATCACTATCCCTACACCTGAAAATAGAATTGATATCTTCAAACAAAGTCATATGTACTTTAACAGAGAAGATGTGGATCTTAAGGTGAGAGTTGAACTTCGTGACGATGACGGGGATATGATTGGTTGGCAGTGGGCTTCAATTACTCAAAGATCTATTGAGGCAATTGAGAATCCAAAGGAAAACTTTAATAATCAACTTCCTGCATCATCACTTAGAAACTTACACACCTCAACAAACTCTCTACAAGCCAGAGTAGATACTCTGAGAAGTCAGGTTGGTTTGGTTGAGTAATAAATAACAAAAAGGGTAATACAATGACTAGCACTCCCGGAGTAACAGAACTTAGAAACACGGTACTTCTTAGGCCGGTAGAACCTGATGTTAATTCTCCTCTCAGACGAGATGGAGAACTTTGGGTCAGTTCATCCTCTCTGCAGATGTACGTATTTTCATCTGATATTGATTCACAAGGTACTCCTGGTTGGATTGGAGTCACCTCTGGTCAAAACACCGGATCAATTATTTACAGTGGTGATACTCCTCCAACGTTGGCCGATGTTTATCCAAACCTAGACCAATATAATATTGACATCCCAATTGATCCACTTCCTGGAACCTGTTGGTATGATACTAAAAATAGTCTCCTGAAGATTTATTATGTAACCCCAAACGCTTCACCTGTTGTTGATGATGATGGCAATACTGTAGATCCATACACAGGTAACTGGGTTAGTGTCACAACAGCTCATTACCTTACAGAGTCTACTGCCTCACTGGTTAACGATCTTCAGTCTCAGGTTAATCAACTTACAGAGCAAGTTGCTCAACTAGAGTCAATTATTAATCCTTGATACTATGTCAATTTACTTTCCAAGAAATCCTAGTCCGGGTGCAATTTATCCTAAGCCAGGTGATATCGCTGAACTCGAAAAGACAGGTGGGATCGTATACCAATATGATCCGCTAACAAATAGCTGGAACATTGTTGGACCAGATAACGTCGCAAGTACAGACTGGGTACTCGCCCAGCTTGATGACGACAAGACAGCCCTAGAGAGGGGTTATGATCTTGTCAGTGCAACCAGTGATATTACAATTGATTCTAATTATAATTACGTTTCCGGTAACGCGGCGGCAAATAGCAATCTGGAGTCTGGAATACGAGGCAGTGTTCTTGAAGATCTTATTGACTATGATGTTGCTCTGGCCACCCAACTTGACGACTGGGAACATGTAACATATGAAGCAAGCGTACCTGGTGCCACTGCCTTTACAATCGCAGGTATCAACAAAAGAATTGTTGACGATAGTCTAGATCAGGGAATTTCTGATCCAGGTGTCAACGTCTTTAGTACTCAGTACAGAGATATTGTAGAATTTTTCATTCACCAGAACGATAGAGAAGGAGTTTTCTCTGATATCTTTAACAACATGGGTATCGGTGACACTCTTGAAGTGTCATTTGAAGGATCTGATGGTAATTTTGACTACAGCATTTACAAAGTCAAACAGGTTACGGAGTATAAGGACAGAGACGAAAATTCTTCTGGTGATACAGAGTACCTAGGTATCAGAGTAGAGTACCATTCTTCTTCGTCTCCTGAGAAGGAGATGCTGTTCACATCCACTAATACCTATTATAGATTTACAAATTACAAAAAGTCCTTTAGTGCCGAAGGTGGTGACATCAGTGGATATCTAAGACTCACCAATACCGACCCTGAAGTACTATCCGTTAAGGGTATCAATGAAACTGAACACCTTTTTATTGTTAACACTTCAGACAATGATGTCAATTTAAACAGTGAGCATGATCATGATCTAGATTATGATAATGATAAGACAGACACTGCAGTGGTGACAAAGGGTCATCTTAACAGGCGTCTTGGTAGTATAAGTGTCAGTGATAATACTAAGGGACCATATTTACAAATAAAAGGCGGCACTTTAAATGGAACTACCGCCCTAACTATCAATAGATCAGGTGAGGCGAATAACAACGCAGGTACTTTTATAGTTCAAGGAAGGAAGAAGGGAACCGACATTAACACACAGGATCTTCTGTATGTTTATCATAAAAGTTCTGGTGACGAGATTCATTTTGAGGGATCTTATAATAATGACAAGTCCTTGATGCCCAAAAAGGCCATCGAAGATCAGATCAAAGCTGATTTATCAACTTATCTACCGAAGGCCGGTGGTCAGTCGAATTCTATGACGGGACAATTATATTTGTTGGAACAAGATCCTACTGCTCCTCAGCACGCAGCGAACAAGGCCTACGTGGATTCAAGACCACTTGTAGTTCCTGAAGAAGATCCTAATTTGCCTGGAGCATTGTGGTCAGATGGCGGCACTCTTTACTGGAATCAAAGATAATGGGATATGTAGGAACAATTCACGGCTTTACTCCAATCAAAGCCGAAAGTAACAACAAAGTAGCTCCAAAAAGTTTTAACGATGATCTCTTTACTCCATGGGGTGGGGAAATCTACTATGAAAATATTGGTAATGACTACACACTAATGGATGGAACTGGCATTAACAATAACACTGGTGGAAGCGGTGGATTTGGTGGAAATCAGACTGTGATTTATGGAAATGGATATACAGGACACAAAAATAGTAAACACAGGCATTCTGATTACAGCATCTTTTATAAAGTGGGATCTAAAGTAAGAACCCATATTAATAATATGTCAGCTAACTTTGATGACGCGGAGGAAATGTACCCCACGTCAATTGTATGTTTCTCCGATGCAAAGAATTCGGCGAATTCTTTTGGAGGTGGTTTCACATGTAGAGGGGAGAAAGGATACCCTTATCCAGTGAGGGGTATTAGCTTTACTTATTATGTAAGTAAATCTATGGGAGCTATTTCTGGGGCAGGAACAAACCATAAGCTCTCATCTTCCTCCAAGCAAGAATTTTACACAAGGCAACAAATCAATCAAATTTGGGGGATATGGTACTCATTTGAATATGGCCGGTACATCTGTAATAAATTGACACCCAATGGAGATAATTGGAATGGCAAAGCCAACTGCGATCCAGCGAATGGCAAATACATTTTTAGAAACACCGGTTCCTTCACGAAGGGTGCAGGGGACGAGATCATGGAGCCGGAGAATGGCGCGAATCAAGATCTTGATTTACTCGACAGACCCTTTAGAATCCGCGCTATGATTAATCAGCACGAGTCTCCACCAGCTAACTCAATTTTTCTGGGTTTCCACTGGCAACACTCATATGGAAACAGCAGCAGCAGTAAAAACAGAATGTTTAATGTTAGCGACGTACAAGTTATTGATCCAGCTAGTGCAAAAGTTTTCTATGATGATCCTTCATACCATGGGTTTAATGCTAAAGCCTCTCCATATAATATTATCAGGCCAGAGTTGTATAGTATATATAACTCAATCAGTAAAAAGGACCCACTTATCACCCTACATCAGACAAGCACAGTCGACACTGATTCGTAACATCTAAATAACAATAAAGTATTAATACAATGTCAGAAACAGTATTTCCATCATCACCCGGACAAAATCAACACTTTGTCGACGGAAATAGATTGTGGGTCTGGGATGGATCCACATGGAACCTTTGGGGTAATCTTCAGTATGTGCCAGTTCCTGGTGCAGTCGGATCGCCAGGTACTCCAGGAACTGTTGGGCCCGCGGGACCTGCAGGAAGCAGAGGCGTGGATGGAACTCCTGGTAAGCAAGGTGATAAGGGTGACCAAGGTCCAGTTGGACCTGCAGGCCAAGGTTTAGACCTTAGGATTGTTGTCAATAATTCTAAACAATTGTTTGAAGAAGTTACAAAGAACGGTATCACTGACGGGAAAGGAGGTACACCAGATATAACCAGCAATTTGTACCCATATTATCTAAACGATTATAGTCCAACTATTGGTGATTGTGCACTTTGTTCGGGGCCCGATGACAATTTTGTTGAAGGGGGTCTTCCTGGCGCAAGCGGATATGACACATCTTCAGTATTCTTCTGGGACATTTCATTCGAATGGAAATACGCTGGTACCTTTGGTGCAACTCAAGGACCTGCAGGTGGAAACGGACCACAAGGTGGACCTGGACCCACAGGGCCAGGTGGACAGAATGGTGTTAATGGACTCAATGGTGCTCATGGGGGAGCTAACGCACAGGTCATTCCTTATGTACCAAGTTCAGGACCACCAGGTAGACTGTATTTAACAGAATCTGACGGAACACTATATGTTACAATTAGGGAGACAATATGACTTACTCATATAATTATGGGAGTGGTGGAGACTCTCAGTACGAAGATCAGGACACCAACGACTCGTCCAGCGATTCTAATAACCAACAGTTAAACGACCTCAATTATCAAATTGTAGACGACGTCACAGTATCCACTATAGGTAGTGGTGTGTCTACTGTCAGTAACCCGATATTCGATAACATTGATATTGACGAAGAAACACTCAATGAGTTACTAGAAGAAGCAGCATGGTTGCCTGGTGATATATTGAGGGATGTTATCTTTTGTCACGGTGGTCAAATTAAACTAGATGAAAGTCAACCTTGGAGCCCAGAAAATATCAATGTTGATAGTATACATCAATTTCCAGAATGTCCAGGATTAGAAATCTGGTATAGGTCTGGATGGGATTATAAGAATTATACTGTAGCCCCAGAAAATGGATACCAAACTCAGAATTCACTCAAGGTTAGACTCGTAAAACTGGGTATGCCAGATGGTATTGATAATGAACCAATGAATCCCCACAGGATTTTGAACTTACCAGAAAAGGTAGTTAAGTTTATTACTGCAGAACCAAAGAAGTTTATTTGGGTGCACCCTTTCTTAGATAAAAAGGAAGATGCAGTCGATGCTATGGATAGAGTTGGAACTACTATCCATAAGTCCATGGACAAATGGCAGTCTGGTAAGCTGACCAATGGCCCAAGTAACTGCGATTTATATCTAAGAGCTGGATTCCATTCCATGCCTGGTGGAAACAATGCGTTCGCCGATCAACCGAAAGGTTCTGGTATGGTTTATGAAGATAATGAATCGGATCGAAAATGGGTGTTTGTCCTTGGAAACAGTAGGGGCAGGGATCAAATGGGATATCCAAATCAACCAACGGAAGGTCTTGACTATGGCGTCGTTGGCATGTCAGGATTTTTTAGATCACACTATAACGTCTCTGCGGAAACGAAATCAAACGTAGGTATAAAGTTTGCCTATACAATGAATAGGATTGACACCTCTTCTGGTCTTCTTGAAGCTAATGTCAAAAAACTTCAAGAAGCAATGGAAGCCCTTGAGGACATGACTCTAATTGAGCTCATTAGTGAAATTACTGGGGACAGGCCTGACTGGAGACCACCTTCAGAAACTCCCGAAGCCGAAGGCGTTGGGTCTTTCAATCTTGATGAGTTAGAGGACCCAACAGGTGGCGGGACAGGCGAGTATAACGATCACGACAAGGCAATCATTCAAAATGCCATCGATAAGTGCAATGCGATTCAGAAATCCATTTCAAATAACTTTAGTGAGTTTGGATTTAACCTCAAAGAAATTATCAAACGTGGATCGTTTAGGAAATTATCTGCACGCAAAATTACTGATGACCCACAAACTCATACTGCACTTGCTGTTCTGTATGATATGACCAACTTCTATATCAATAAACAACTTGGTGTAGAAAAAGAATACGATCATAAAGTAATTGTATCTGTTGATAACATTTCTCAAAAAATTAAGAATGGTGAAGATCTCAGCTGGAGGGAGGTTATCAATAACCTTCTGACAGGATATATCATCAGAAATAGAGAGGCCACAAGGGTACTCAATCAAGACTTCGACTTTGAGCAAATTGGTGAGTATTTACTTGATAGAAATACTGACAACGATCAACTGAATCTTATTAACTTCATTCGTGATGTTACAAAAGAAAAGAGAGCATCAAAGTTCAGATATGTCAATGGAGCTTTGGCTGTAGTTCTGGAAACAGGATTTGTATACACATCAGATCAATATAATAAAGGACATTTCGGATGGTGCGATGCTTGCATGGATGCAGGCGGACAAATCTCTAACTATTTCAAATATTCAGAGTGCGAATACCGCACATATGATAGTAATGGACAAGAAATTATCACTGTGTTGGACAGACACGAACACGATGGTAGTGTAAATTTTGATGTGTACTCACTGTATGATGGGCCAGCACCAGAGCCTGCCACATTCGACGCAAGAAACAGAGTAGCCACTGAAGCTGAACCTGGTGTAGACATTCTGGTGACCAACTACTATGATAATAGACCAGATTTTACTGCACAAGAATGGCGTGGATTGTACTGTGTTCCATCTGGAAGTACTGCAGCCATGCCAGATTGGTCAATGTACGACAAACTTCCTACTAATATTTGTCATACTTATGGGCCATTTAGTGACGATGAAATGAGTATCTATTACAATTTCATTGTACCAAAGTGCGAACATAAAGGTCCGTCTGACTTTGGTATTACTTGGTGGTTTGCAAGCACTAAAGATGGTCCTTGGGTTGCTGGAGATAGTCAAGGCCCAACCGTTGAGGGATATAACTGCGACAAGAGGAACGCTACAGGATACAAATCGTATAAACCCAAGAAAAGGTACATGCGTGCTTCATTCTGGCAGTGGTTTGGGGTCAACAACACCAAAAAAGGATCGAAAGTAAAGAGGGAATACTACCCACCTGGATATAATTACATGGGTATTGACTATGAAGGTAAACTTAATGAGGGTAAGTATATTGATGTACTTGTAACACCAAAAATTAAGGGCGATCCTTATGATGGATATGATGGAACGGAGATCAAAGGTGCCACATATTATTCCGACGTTCAGACTGCCGCGGTACTTGACACCAAACCATATGGTTGGAGTATTGGTCAACTGCCAGACTTGAATGATGAATATTGGATTAAGCCAATTTCACATGAGTCGGCAGGTAAAGGTCAGCAATATGTTGGTCAACCTGGATACTACAGAATTTATGGTATTCCACCAGAAGATAATATTTACGAGGAGTTGAGATCGAGACCAGCACCAATTAAACAGAAGTTATGGGTCTCAGAGTACCCAGAGGGTACTGATATTTCCAATGATGGTGATGATTCTTGGAGACGTGAGTGGACAGAAAGAACCTTTGTTAAGGGAACTGGATACGAAAACTACAGAACATTTCAGTTGGCCAATAGAGACGCTCAGATACTGCTTGGTGCTATAGCTCCTGATAGAATAGATCAAGAGGATTGGGGTAACCGAGGTGAACCTTGGACGATTACAGAAAAAATTGACAGAGCAAAATGGATTCATGGTCCAGGATACTGGGGTGAGCTCCATATCAACAGAGAAAGACCCAATTTCCATGATGATGTGTGGCAAACACCACTGAATCATTTTAATAGATATCTGCCTGGCGAAGATTTTGATGGTCTCTTTGGTCAGAGACCAAATAATGTGCGTGTAGAAGAAGGCGAAAGATTAAAAGTTTCTGCGTACTCAGGTGATGTTAATACTGGTGAACTAGACACTAGAACCAAGTATGATTATGACATTTACTTTGTACTTGAGACAAATCACGGACTTGATGTTGACAACTTCCCAGAAAAAGATCTCCCAGATGATCATGTAAACTTCATTTACGGTGGAACTATACTTAAGAATGATTACAATGGGTTTGTTGTCACACCTCCTTCTAGTCATATGATCTTTCATGCCAGAAACACGAACCGTGTTAAGGCAGACTGGAAAAATAATGGTGAGCCAGTGTCTATCAGTACAAGTGACCATGTAAATCAAGCCCCAGAGGTATCAATTGAGCACATGGGTGGTGCGAGGGGCAACAGAGACTTGAGAAAAGGTCCTGCTTACTGGGCATTTGGAGATTTTGGATCAGTTACTGATGTCAGAAAGGGATTTAGAGGATATCCAGACTTCAATAGTGCATATTATAACTTCCCTTTGAATGATTACAATGAGACATACAACTCAATTAGGGTAAGGAAAGGTAGAAAATACCATATCACACCTGGGGATAACATGATCTACACCCATAGAATAATTTGGGGGACAGATGATAGATGTATTCAACCTAATTACTACGAAGATCCTAGTTTCGGAAATAAAGAAATTGGTAGTGATCCCAACAGAAAGTTTTACCACTACGAAGATGATAACTCTTTGCTTCTGAGACCAAAACACTCAGGGGCTTCAAAAACAATTGAGGTTGAAGCTCAAGGAGACTACCTATTCTTTGGTGCATTCCGTTATGACCAAACAGATGATGACAAGGGCAATCCCCTAGTAGACAGACCCATTAATGAATATTGGAGTAGATTTGGTGAAGGGATTGATGTAGAAATCACTGAAGTGCCTGATGTTACAGGTTGTGGATTCTGGGCTTCCGAAGAAGTTTACAGCAGCAATAACCCCAAAGAACCTAACTGGTCAAGGTACGACAAACCAATGATACATCTCACACAAGAGATGAAAGAGATCCTAAGGTTAGACGGACAAACACAGTCAGAATTAGAGGGTCAATTATATGAAAGTGATCAAACCAAAAAACAATATGAACGTGTATTTGACATTAACTCTGATGATATCATAGACGTTAAGAATCCACCTCCCGCCAATCAACGCATTCTATATGCATTTAAGAAAACTGCCAGAACACCAAACGTTGATATTGTCTTTAGATTCATTAAGAGGGAGGGTCTGTCTCAGAATGATGCTCAAGAATTCCAGATGGAGGAGTTTGTATGGAGATCAGGGCTTAACGATGAGCAGGTAGTTACCATCTTCTGTCAATCAGAATATATTCAATATAAGGTATATGCTGCTGGCAAATCTGAGGAACAGTGGTCTAAAAAAGGTGAACCTCTTTACTTGGAATTGTACAGAGAGGTCAAAAAAGATGCGAATGATATGTCTCAGTACTGGATTGACTGGGAAAATGATGCGACATATCCAAATAAGTACTCACTCGTAACAACTGATCAACTTAAGAATAATCATTGGGTTAACCCTCTGAATGGTGCGGTACCAACTGACGAAGGCACTGCTGTACAATGGCAACCAGGTAAGAGGTATAAGATATGGACATCCGCTGACCCTACTCTTGAAAAACCAAACCCCAACTACATGCACGTTTTCCTTCTTGGTCAAGCACCAAGAGACCTAAACGTACCAGGTAATAAAGACTTTAGGATGATGGGTGTTTGTGGTAACCAGGATGTTCCTGTTGAAGATAGATGGGCCTGGCACCAACGCAATAATAGAAGTTTCAATGGTGAGGATAATGCAATTTATTTCACCTTCCCAGAAATTATTGACTACAATTGGAGTGTGGTAGTATCAGGTGCATGGCATACTGGAGCAAGGAGAGTATCAGAAGGAGGTACAGGTCTAACTGGATGGAATCCAAGAGGAGAAAACCTTAGAGTCTACTGGAAAGAGGAGCCTCTTGAGGAGCTCCAAGGTCCCGCTTACTGGGCTGGGTATGATCAGGAGGGACACCTTCCAAACCCTGGATTCCAACCAGGAGCGCACGTAACTGACTACTACGCGTATCCTAACATTGAGAGGGGTGAAGACCCAACACATTCTGCTGGTGGACAAAATGATTACTACTATGGTGATACTTTTGTTCTAGGCGAAAAGAACGATGAACCAAACATCAGGAAAGGTAGAAGGTATAGGATCACTAAACTTCAAAATGATGTATACAATAATAACATCTACAAACCTGATGATTATAAACTCCATCTTCCTCATGAGATGCGTATGTGGAGTTCAAATAAAATCAAACAGTTGAAGCCTGATGCATCAAACTTTAGAGATTGGGTTGCTGGTAGATATGTAAACAGACAATTGTCTCACTTTGATTTCACTGCAGAAAATGACACCATTGTCTTTGGTGCATTTGACTTCGATGCTTCTGAAAGAGGACCAGACAGTTGGAGTAAGAGTGGTGAACCCACCAACCACAAGTTTGAGGCACTGACTGAGATGCCCTATAGTGGGCCAGCATACTACTCATCGGGCAAGGACACCTTCCCATCTGTAGCAGATCCCCATTTTTATAAAGGTCTCAATACACATTCTGTCAAGGCAGAAACCTACTACACTATTGAAAAGAATACAGACTTCAATTCATCAGGTGGTACGTATCAGATATGGTACATCAAAGACGATAACAAAAATAACTGGGCCCAAATGCAACAATGGGCTGAGGATGAAAGTGATAATACGAAGTCTTGGCCTCCCATCCCACTACAAGGTACACACCCAGAGGATCTACTTCGTTGGCTCATTGTCGATAATAGCTATCATATACCCGACAAAGTAAGGGATATGTTCTATGAAAAGGGTCCAGTAATTACAACCGACACTCAGAGTGATGGCATGACCTTTAAGACTCCTAAGGGAGTAACAAGGATATTCTATGGTTGGTATGGCAAGCAAGCTATTGGAAAATTTAATAGAGATGGGGAACCTGTTCGTTTTAAATTTAAAGAACAAGAAAAGTGGAAAACTGAAGGGCCCCTGTATTGGGGTGGTGAACAAGAAGCTGTAGATCCTCCTGAATTTGGTAACACTCATTTCGAATCACCTCTGAGATACATTAAGGTCAAAGCTGGTCGTAGATACCAAGTTAAACCAAAATCAGCGACTGCGCTCGCTCACTTCCAAGAAATCCAAATTTATGAGTTTGATCCAACCCAAAATCCAGATCCCTTAAATCCATTAACAAATAGGGTTGATCTACAATTTAAGAAGATTGCAAATTTTCAGGACACCCAACAGGAAATCAATATCGACGTTTCCAAGGATGGCCTCATCCTGTCTGCAACATACATCAAGGCCATACACGAAACTCCTCTAGTTACTGATTGGAGTCCTAAGGGAGAACCTTCACCATTGACCTTCAGAGAGGTAGATTCAATAACTGGGCCCGCCTATTGGGGTGATACTGGTCATACTTGGGACCAACCAGGAGCACCGGGGAAACAATATTTACCAGAGTTTACGGATTCTAAGTGGATCAAACCACTGAATACATTGAGTATCAATGGTGATGCTCACCTTGATGACTTCTATGTTGAACTCACACAAAATATCGATTTCGCTCTGTCCGTGTTTGTGGTTGAGGAGAGAAAGCATTTGAGTCCGAATGATAATAATGATAGATTCTATTTCCATTATCAAGGCACATTCGCTAAACGCTCAGCAAAGGGAAGTACCGTTCCAATTGAGCCTCACGAGGATGTACATCCGAAGTATATTATCTTTGGTGTTGGTAACTTCGATGCTGATTCCGGTAGATCATTTGAAGACTGGAGTCCACGCGGAGAGGAAGTACCTGTTCGTATCAAAAAGAAAGAGTGGCAAAGAGGTCCGTCTTTCCCTGGAAACAAAAATCTAGTATCAGGCAAAGAGTTCGATCTCTCAGAAACAAGATGGAGATATAGTGCCGCACAACCTCCTAAAAATGGTGGTAAGATTATTGGTGGTAGTACTTATGAGTTTAAGTATGCTTCATGGATGGAAAGTGGTGTTCCGTCTTATAACAACAACACGAAATCAAAAGATCTTAGGTATCAAGTTGTGTGGTGTAAATCTGTTGGAGACGGGCCCAACAATCCCTTTGGTGATAAGCGGCCGACTAAGACTGATTTCAAGTATAATAGTAGAGTATTGGATCCAAATTCAAAAGTAGACAAAAAGTTTACTCTTACAGCTCCAATAGGGTATGATTATATATTCTTTGTTGTTTGCGACAAGAGTAATAAAAACACGCCAACGAGTGGTATTAACCCAAAAACTTGGAGTCCAGATGGTCACTTAAGTCCTTGGAAATATAAGAGGGTACATAAAGATCTTCACCTTGATGATATTCCCTTCCTGAAGGAAATCCTCATGGCAATTGCAGCACTGTTGGCGGCTCTACTTGGGTTCTTGCTATACTTCGCCGCGATGGCACCATTCGAAACTCTACTTGAGATGGTAGATGAAGGACCTGGAAACAAGTATCCAATCAGAAGGAAAAAGATTGAGATTACTGAAGATAATAAACGTACATATGGTGATCCATTTAACCCAGAGTACATTACAAATGATGAAGAGTTCTATACTGGGTTAAGTAATGATCCAATATATTTCAACTTTGTTGCAGACCATGCTGTCAGAGCGTGGGCTAGAATAATGAGAGTCAGACACAATGGATACTTGTTCCATTTGACAAATGCAAAGTGTGTCAAATCTACTGGTGATAACACGCTCAAAAAAGAGTTCGAAGTCATGAACTTGACTGCAACTCATGGATTCAATTACACTCAGTTGGATGGTGGCAATGTCAGAAAGGCATTACGTAAATATGTTCCATGGGACGGTGATACTGGGTTCAGAAACGTAGAACTTGATGACCCCTACAAAACTAGTACTACTTCATATCGATCATATGCCATTGACACTTCGATTGATGAAAATCGTCAATTGACTGGATTTGATATCAGAAAGAAGTGGTTCCAACCTAGCTTGACATACTCACCTCAAATGGGTAAACAAGGTTTCTGGAAATCATACGCAGGAGCCCAATACAAGTTAGCTTCCAACTATGATAGTGGACGCAATGTCACTTCTTATCCAACCACTTTTGGTTCCGCTAATAATATTGACAATATCTTTAGTGTCAGAGGAGCTGGGTTAACCACAGATGTGATGTATTCATCTAATTCATCTAACCACTGCTATGGTTGGGAGATACTTAATGGTACCGAGAAAGACCCATTTGGTTTTAAGATACCCAATGGAGAATTCATACCTGGTATCGAGTTTGACATGTTATTCTATGATTACAATAGCAAAACAGAAAACGCAGGAAACTGGCAGATTGTTCAGATGCATCTAAGTTTTGATGTTCCAGATCTTTTGGAACCCGACACAATTCTTAAGAGTGTTGCAGTTAAACTTACTCCAGACAGCTCTACAAACTACAAGTTCAGAAACAGCTTCGATAATACTTCATCTAATCATCAGATGAACCAACTCAATAAAAACAATAACCTCATTCATATGAGACTTATGGGTGATCAAAAGATCCCAGCTGGAGTTCACTTTAAAGGTATTTCGGCATGTATCTGGGTTGGTGAGGATAATGTTAAAACTGGTAGGACTTTCGTCATTTCTAATTTGGCACCAATACATCAATATGACAACCCACCTCATCCCGATGAATAACTAATAAATAACTAAAACTAAAAAACATGGCACTACCGTTTCCAACAGACCCCTCAGTTGATAATGGTACCAACATCGTAAATGGTACCCAAATCAACAGAACTTGGCAGTATAGTGAAGGCAAGAACCGTTGGGAACTTGTCGGATTCGATTCTGTAGAGTTCGTGGCAAACTTACCAATTACTCACATTGCATCTAAAGGTAATATTATTACCGACTTTGATGTTCAGGATTTAACCGAGATTTAATAAAATGGCACTTTTACCAAACGATCAGTTTTACGTTCAAAGAGGTGATGGCGGATCCAAACGATATAAAAAAGGAACTACTACCCTTTCTGATATCGCAGGATACGTACTTGACGATTTCAATACAGATCTGAGTGAACTAGATCAAAAGATTGAAGGAGAAATTCAAGACAGAAAGGATGGAGATTCTGAAATTTACGCCCAGATTGATGGGTTGACTGACAGAATTGTCAAGATCTCTAATGAACTTTATGATACTCTTATCCAACACGAGTACACATACGCGATTGATGCAGTTGCCGCAGGAAACTTTGAGGTTCTGAGTGCCAATAATTGTGCAGGCACAATCGGTGAAGAATTTGATGCTTGTAAGAGATCTATCTTGCCTGTCTATAGTGACAGCATTGCAGGTAGTACGATTGAGGATTCCAGAAAAAAATTCTATCTCGCTACATCTAATTATCTATGGCAAGATGTACTGTCTGTGTTCATCAGTGACACCCCAGCAGTTGGCGAAAAGATCGATCTAGATCTAGCTACCCTCGGGTCTCTAATTGAGATTATAAACATTACTAAGGATGGTAATGGTAATGATGTTGTTGATAATTTTAATTATGGTTTTTATAAGATCATAAACATTGGCCCAAAAGTTCTTGAGGCCAACAGCACACAGTCTGATCCTTCTTATCTGTATCAGTTTGATGTTGAGCATGTTGCATCACAACCTCTGTTAGGAAAACCTTCTGTACAAGATGGCGATAACAGATATCTTGTAAAGCTAGTCATCGATCTACAGAGCACGTTAGATAAAGTATATGTCAATAAGATTGGTGACTCTATGAGTGGAGGGTTGTTTGTATCCATCACTGATGTAAATAACCCAATTCAAGCTGCACTTACAACTGGTATCCAAACGACAAACCCAGTCATTGGACCAACCTTCAAAATCACTGGATTCTCTCAGTTAGATCAGAATTTTCCAGTCTTGGAAATCACAAATCCTAAAGAGAATATTGTTAATATTGTTACCAATGAAATAACTAAATTCAATTTCAATGGACCATGGCACATTAACCACAATGGTGCAACAAAAATTAAGTATGAACCAGAAGTATTTGATGACCTGGGAGCCATTACAACCCCAGCGTTCACCACTATCACTGACAGAGTAGTACTTGAGAAAGCCTCAGAATATCTATTCCCCCCTAACCTGATTAGTCCAGAGTATTCTGCTAACCCTGGTATTATCCCTCCTAGAGCCTATGTGGATCTGATGGATTCATTGTTGGATAATAAGATTACAGACGTCAGTCAGAGAATCGATACACTGGCAAACGCCACTGATGTCTTCCAGTATAGGATGCTTTTAGATGGAGAGTCATCAGAATGTGATGATAGTCTTAATATAGGATATGATATTGAGGATCCAACAAATACGTCCAAACATTATCCAGGATATGACGTGGGCGACGCTAGTAGTTATGACCCAACTGAATACGAAAATGGTCTTTTTTGGGCTCAATGTATTGCGGCAACTATTAAACCTGCAGATTCAAATGATCCTCTTTACTCAGAAAGTAAGATCTTTGATTGGAAAACTTTTGTTCAAGATTACCAGGTTGATGGTGGTAATACAGAACAAAGAGACGTAGACGTTGTTGTTATTGATCCCAGGACATCAGTGATTGGTTCTGATGATCCTGTTACACTTGATTTTGGTGCACTCCTAAAGGTTGGTGATTATTTTGAAATCTCATCTTCAGATGCAAGAACGACTGCATACGCAGTTTATAGATCTGTAGCAATGGAGGTGAAGCCTAATGGTGTAATGATCATCACTGGTGTTGAACTCTTTAAGAACTCTGATGTTATCCAACAGGGATTTAATTACAAAATTAAGTTCTATGATAAAACCTCTGGTCTGACCCTTGATGATGTCAATGACTTGTTTGTATTCAAGTCAGGTGATAATATGACAGGTCGTTTGCACATCAGAATCCCAAGTGCTACTGCTGAGGACGGACTCAAAATACACACCACAGAAGGTTATAAGTTATTCTCAGTTGAAAATACTGGTAAAACTACAATTGGACATAGGGACCTTTTATTACATGAGGATAATGGAGATAGAACCTTCTTTAAATTCGACGGAGAGAAAGCGACTTCAACTTACTATCCAGCGGTGGCAAATGCGAATGGTGTAACCTTTGTTAACACTAACAGTCAAAACTTTACCTTCTCATTCTCAGAAACCCCTACACTGGAAATCCGAGATAAAATTTTAAATGTTTTAGGTAAGACAATCCAAAATGTGGATCGATGTATCTTTGGCACCGATGCTGTTAATAAGGATTTCTTATGGTGTGAATACCCTCAAACCGGCGGTGGCGGAAGCGGGCTAGCCAACAAGACATCATACTTAGTATCGCGGTCTAACAATCTGAAGATGTCGACCGATGAGAATGGTCAGGTCTCTGTTGATGTTTACAAGATTTCAGCGAACGAATTACAAGATTTTGATTATGGTGACGGAAAAGACCTTCAAGATGGCCACAGTTTAATTTGGGACCCTGAAAAGGGTGAAGGGGGCGCATGGGTACCTACTTCAACAAAAGCCACTCCATTTATCCCAGGTGATCAAGTTTGTTATCTGGGAGAAAGCCAACAAAGTAACGTCGAGGTGGGTGGATTTTACTACAGTAGTAGTAGTTCTCAATTACAATTGAGGGTCAGCTAATGACAGATTCAAACGTTAGTCAAACGGGTCTTGCAACATTTCGATCTGTAAGAATATCCTCAAATTTTAGACACAGTACAATCAATCCCCCCCTGAATTCTGCTCTCGAAATGGCCAAACCCGAATTCGATGTGGGAGGGGGATACTTTAGTCCTAAAGGCAACGACAATTCAAAGTTTAGCGGGACCTCTGATGGGTTTACTGACTATAATTATGAAGATTGTACCAATAAGACTAAAAAATGGAAATTTAAGTATTTGATGGGTGAGAGTGAAGCCTTCAGTGGCAATGATAAACCGCTGGAATGGAGTAGGAGCAATTGGTCAATTAATGATACCAATAAAAATAACAAAATAAGTTCACAAGGTATTAATGCCAAAACACTTTTTAATAATGGTAGGGGTATACAATATGGTTCCGTAAAGTTTAGAGCATATCAAAGACAAGACAATAATGTTTCAAACAGGTTTATGTGGGGTGTGATGGAAGGTGCCAAGTTTGGAAAAGATTCATATACAACCATCGATTCTGATAAAATATCCCATCATATCAGAGCATCAGCGATAACCTTTAGGTATGAATGTCACTTCAATGAAGATAAAAAATCCTTACTTCCTTCTTTAAATAATCAACATGGGGGGAATCCAATTGAAGCTTTCTGTCTTGCATATGTTAAAAGTGGTGACGCCAAAATATACTTGGCAGAGTGTATCACTGTCACTAAAGATTGGAGTCAAAGTGGTACACCAGATTGGCCAACAAAATCGGGGTCGTACTGGATCGCTAATAACAAGATAAGAGAATATAATCTTACCACCCACTCAAGAGGTGGGAAGATTTGGGAAGAACATGGCCCAAAAGGCAATAGTACATGGAACCCGCGGGTTCAAGGCGTGGCTACACTTACCATAAGCAAGAACGCAGCCAATAAGGTCTGGGATGAAAAGATGATATGTGTTGGGTTCATTGCCACTTCGGTTCACTCATCCAGGCAATCTGGTTATGTTGGTAGTTCTATGTGGCTTGATATGTGGGATGTAAAATTATTAGAAATGGAATATAAAGGTCAATGCAATTTTGACTCCGCTGGTGGAGAGGAGGATCGAAAATTTGTTAGAATATTCAGACCCGGCGACCATATAAATGAAGCAGTAGAGTACTATCGCAATCCAGGTAACATGTTCACAATGGATCTTGTCTAACATGTTCACAATGGATCTTGTCGTGATAAATAATAATAAAAGTTGATACCATGTCGATCTTATACCCAGTCGCATTACCCGCCACTGAGGGACAGGCACTTTCCACAGGAGATGGATACAAAGTCTGGACTTACATCACTAGTGATAGTGACCAAAAACAAGATCTCCCAGTGTCAGAAAGACACTTAGTGGGAAGGTGGGTACTTAGCTTCGATTTTGGTACTCCTAGTGGCGATGGTTCTGGTGGATCTGGTGGAGGCACAAGTGGGCCTAAACTTGAGTTCGCAGCATCCACTGGTGTTAATGTTGAAGATCCAGGACCACAGATAATTGGACAAGAAGAAGTTCGAATGATCACTCATACTTTAAACTTTGATAACGTTCCAGAATTGGAGAGCCTCTAATGTCCACTATTCAAGATACCGATCAGTTTATTGTTAAAAGGGGTGACTCGTATTTTACAGCTAAGAGAAATACAGTAGTTGAAGGTCTGACAGTACCCAATGCCAAACAGGGAGATCAGATCAGTGGAGTGGCAGGTAAAGTATTCCCATCTAAAAACTTCGTCTATGACGAGAAAACGGGATACCTTGATGTTAACTTCCCCAACACACTAAACTTTGTTGGAGAGGTAACAGAAGACCTACAACCACCCGCAGACACACAGAATCTCAACACTGGTGACTTTTATATTGTCAATCCAGACCTAGCTGAACATCCAGATGGCAAACTCACTCTGAAGACATCTGAGTGGAAAGGTGTTTCTGATGATGAATTTACCAGTGTTGAATTGTTTGAAGGTGGAAATAACTACAGAGGACTGAATGGTACAATCCCAACCTTTGGTGAGGGAGTTGAAACTGGACAGAGAAATCTAACAGACGCCTCCAAATCTTATGGGTTTTTGTTAACGGTTTCAGTTATCGATGGATTCATTAGGACTACTGACGCAGTAATTAGTCAGGGTGGATTTAATTATGAAGTAGATGATATTATTGAGTTTAGACAGAAGACACCTGAAGTAGGTGATCGAGTTTATGTTAAGATCACGGATGTTAGTTCCGTTGGAGCAGTAACAGATTTTGAGTTTGTTCAGAATGAAGACGGAGAATCAAATGATCGAGAATTAGTTGGTGGATATTACTTTGCTAGTTCTTCTCTTGAAAGTTACAGTTACGGTGTTGAAACAATACCTCGTCGCAACAATATCCAAGGCAGTGGAATGCGACTGGACTTGACAATGGTTCAAGGTGAGGTTGTTAATGCAACTATCTCAACGAATTCAAGTCATATTGCTTATAAAGATGGTGACAAACTCTTTATTGTAAACGAAACAATTGGTAATGTAGGAGAAGCAATAGTCGGTGTAAAGATTGACGAAACTGCAGCAACTGGTACGATTACAGTAACCAAAAATGATAAGATCATTTGGACTGAAAAAATAATTGATACTCTTAGATACAATGAGTTTGTTCTTATCAAGGACAGCGTTTCCAACTCACAAATTACAAGTATTCAAGTACCTGTTTATGTTCCAGGTAATAATGAGGGATATGGCAATCCTCACTATTCAATAATTACTCAACGAAGTAGTACTGATGAAAATGTATACAACATCTCAATCAAGGACGCAAAAGTAATCCTGACTGATACTGGTGACCTAGACATATACTCAAGTTATAGTGGGTTTATGTCTGCATCAGACAAACAGAAACTTGATAGCTTGACTGATGACGATATTCCTGAAATTGTAACTACAAGTACACTCAATACTGTAACAGGCAGAACATACAGTGCACTCAAAGTTGAGGAACTTGAAGGGAGAATTTCAATCAGCGGTAAGACTGCTGACATAGGTGCATCTGGATTGACATCAATCGTCTCAAACACTGAGTTGTCAACCTCACTAAGTCAGAAACACAACAGGGTTGATGAGGTATCTACTAAGATGCCAAGTTTGGTGGCCAACTCTCATCAAACTGTTGATTTCTTCCTACCCAACAACTTCTACCTTCTCCCCAACTACTGATAAATAACCATAAAGTATCATGGCAATACTGCAATCTTCAGATCTATTAGTGGTATACAAACCCGAAACTGGGTTTGTATCTACTTTACTAAAAGACAATATCAACTTCTCTGATCTGGTAAATGACACTGGTGAGGCCTATTCTGTCGGAACCACCCCTGAGAACTCAGTTCTTCAGGATGACAATAGTACCCTAGACACAGATAGTGTAGGTCAGGGATTGACTGTTAACATCAAAGTTAGGACAGGCGTCATCCTAGAAATGTATGTTGTGGCCAGCGGATTTGGATATTTGGTGGGTGAATTGGTAAGAGTTGATGGTGGAGATCAAGTAATAAAGGTAGACTCAATTAATGAAGTGGGTGGAGTTACTGCATCTTCATTGTACTCAGGTGAGGGCGGATACTCAATTACCTCTGGACTTTTAACTGACTTCCCATTTGGATATCATGAAACTTTGATGAATGTTGAACCTCCTTTAGAGGGTGGTGAAAGTACTGGTAACTTTGTCGATATTAAAGTTGAAGCCAGTCAAGTTATAGGATCATTTGTCGGGGCTAAAACTTTTGACTCAGACACTGAGTTCGGTGGAGATAAGTTCAAAGTAGGAGAGGGAGTTCACATCCTTGCGAATAAGACCAGAGGTGGTGTTCATATCGAATCCAATGTACAGAGTGTACTGGAAGTTGAAAGTGGAGGACCGGTCAAGTTTTCTGCAGAAAGTCTTCAATCAGATGTCAAGTCTTGGGCATTAGAAGTCGTCCCAGAGATTGATGTGGTCATTCAGGAGAATGATGGCACACAAAATCATGGTGGTGGTCTAGGATATAACATTAATACTGGAGAACTAACATATGTCAGGTCATATAATCCAGAACCAACCGAAACTTCGGTAAATCTTGATGTAAGTTATGGCAATATTATTGATGAGAATGGTACATATACATCTTCTCTTATTTCTTCTCAGAAAGATCTAAACGCACAACTTCTCCAAAGAATTCAATTTCTGGAATCAGTAATCTATCAAGCTTCATCTTCAAATGATTTACTTAAAGACAGTGTTACTCTAAAGGATGGGGCGCAGGCATATAATGGATATGAGGATCCTGAAACTGGATTTAAAGGAAGATCACGAATTGCCACTTCTAATGACATTACAAGAGTAGAGTCAATTGCTAATGAAGCAGCAGAAGGATCTTTTATAGGAGTATCACTGTTCAACGCACTGGAAACATCAACAACATTTGAAGAATTTAAATCAACAGTTTTTACTGACGACTAATGGCTTACGTAAAACGCGACGTTGATGGCAATCCCGTCTCACCACAACCAATCAGTGTCAATAGAACAGACGCTTATGGTAACACTTATGATGACTGGTGTGGTGACTATAACTCAAATGATGTAGATTGCAATCCAGTTAACTTTACAAGGACTGATGGATACCCTGGTCCAACCGCCACTTTTTTGTGTAGTGATTATGAGAATATGCTATGGGAAGCAAGGTATGTTGATAACACAATAAGGCCTGTATATCCATATCAACATGACTCTACCGTATATGATACGGGTGTTTCTTACACTACTGGTTTTGTTGTTGATGAAGTAGATCTATTCTTTGAATTAAGACAAGATGGGGTTTCCTTTAAACTTACTACTGAAGAATTTGGTATGTCAATCATACCTGAAGACAATACAGACTTCATTGAATCTTCTGATACTCTAGCCAATATATACTCAGAATCTAATGAGTTGTTTATTCTAGAACATCGTAACGTACCCATTGAAGTAGAACAGTACGATTAATTAGCCCTTCATACGACCCAATGAATATCCCTCAGGGATAGGGTCATTCGAGCTGATATATTTTTCTTGTGAATTGTTATTGACCCATCTCCAATTCTTGGATCCTGGTGTTCCAATCTTTTCCCATGCATTTAGATTAGGGGGATTACGAAAATATCTAACCTCTTTTGTTTGTAAGTGTTGGTACCTCTTAGTACCTTTAGGTATAGCCATAACGAGAGATGAGTGTCAGTGATGTATTTATGGTAGCTAAGCTAGTTATCCCATTTGTTGTTGACACTACAAGTATAACATTAATAAGGTAGTGTGTAAAGCACCCCATAAAACCTAAATACCTAAAGATAATAATACATCATTGAAAGTGGAGTGAAGAACGTTCTTCAGAAAAAACTATGGCAGCATCCATAAAGATTAGTGAGCTAAACTCACTAACCGATCTTACGGATGTTGATCTGTTCCTTGTCTCAGACATGGAAACAGGAACATCTCGAAAGATTAGTTATAACAACCTGAAGTCTAATGTTATTACGGACACGGCAAGTGCACTGTCAAGTCTCGAAAGCATTGTTTCTCAGAACAGAACAGATGCAGAAACCCTTATTGAAACCGTTAGAGTTGCCTTACGGGCATCTATAGATGGTAATACTTCGTCATTTAATATAGGAGACACTGCACTTAGTGACAGGATTGATGTACTGGAAATTGATCCAGTCACCAAAACCTATGTTGACACTAAGGTTTCAGAGGTCATTGGTGGAGCACCTGACACTCTCGACTCCTTAAGTGAGTTAGCAGATGCGATGGGTGATAACCCCAATCTCATCACAGACATTAACACAAGAGTTTCCGCTCTTGAAGTCGATCCAACTACCCAGGCAGCAGTGGACGCTGTTAATCAGAGTCTTACAACCTCCCTTGGGTCGTTGTCTGATAATGTCACACAGAATGCAACTGACATCTCTGCTTTGCAGACGACTATCGGTAACCTTGACATTGACATTGCACCTGAAACTCTTAACTCTATTGATGAGTTGGCACAGGCACTGGGAGATGACCCACAAATCATCACAAATCTTCAGTCTCAATTGACTGATTACATTGCACACATTGAGGCAAGGAATCTGGAGGCCAGTTTGGCCGAAGGTTATCTCTACGCCGACACACTTTTCGGAGGCTAAATGGCAACACTTACGCAACTCTCCACCTCTAACCTTGCTTTGAAAGGTGCCGGTGACGAGTATAATTACATCAATCGATTCTTTGCAACCAAGGCAGAGGCAGACGCTGCACTCGCAGACTCTTCCTGGGCCCCTGTTGCAGGGAAACTCAACGCCTGTTTGACAGGTGACCAGGGACTCCTTGTTTATAACGAGTCCACATCCTCTCTGGACCTCGCTGACGCAGCGACCAGAGCTTACATCGATGCTCAGATCGGAGCCCTTGTGGGTGACGCTCCTGAAGTTCTCGACACACTTGGGGAAATCAGTGATGCACTGAATGACAACCCCAACTATTTCACTGACGCTGCCGCATCTACAGCTGCTAACACAGCACTCATCAACGCTGAGTCTGGTCGTGCAGTTGCTGCTGAGAATGCAATTCAGGCTGATGTAGATCAGAATGAATCAGATGCTGATGCAGCTATTGCAGCAGTTCAGGCTGATGTAGATCAGAACGAATCAGATGCCGACATTGCTATCGCAGCTGTCCAGGCAGATGTTGACGCCAACGAGGTCGCCCGCAAAGCGGTTGTCGACATTCAGTCCAACATCACCAGTGTCAAGAACGCTGTTCGTGGAACGAGTATCGAAGTTGGAAACAACATCGCAATTCACCCTGCTGCAGGTGGTCGTGTAGAAATCGAGGGAGACCTCCTGCTCGACAACCAAACGGACGTTATTGATGGTGCTGGTGTCATTCTGACTAGCTTCACCAACATCAACGCCTACGACGGTCGTCTGAACACACTGGAAGCTGACCCCACAACTGCCACCGCAGTTGCTGCTGTGCAAGCAGATGTAGATCAGAACGAAGCCGATGCCGACACTGCGATTGCCGCAGTTCAAGCAGACGTAGATGCTAACGAAGCCGCCGCACTGGCTGCTCGTAACGCCATCCAGGCTGATGTAGATCAGAATGAATCCGACGCTGATGTAGCTATTGCAGCAGAAACTACTGCTCGTACTGCAGCTGTGGCAGCTGTTCAGGCAGATGTGGATCAGAATGAATCAGATGCAGACGCTGCCATTGCAGCAGTTCAGTCTGATGTGGATGCTAACGAAGCAGCCTCTATTGCCTCACTGGCACTGAAAGCACCTCTTGCTTCTCCTGCTCTTACAGGAACACCTACATCACCCACAGCTTCACAGGGTGCTGGTACTACCCAGATTGCAACCACTGCTTATGTGGATACTGCAGTTGCTAACCTGATTGATTCCTCACCAGGTGCTCTTGACACTCTGAATGAGTTGGCCGCCGCTATTGGTGATGACGCTAACTTCTCCACTACCATCACTAACAGCATCGCTGCTGTCCAGTCTGATGTAAACCAGAACGAGATTGACGCAGACGCTGCCATCGCAGCTGTGCAAGCAGATGTTGATGCCAACGAAGTTACTGCAGCTGGTCTGGTAACAGCAGAGAACACAGCAATGTTGGCAGCTGTTGCTGTCGTACAGGCTGATGTTGATCAGAATGAGACGGACGCTGACGCCGCTATTGCCGCTGAGAACACAGCAATGTTGGCAGCTGTTGCTGTCGTACAGGCTGATGTGGATCAGAATGAGACGGACGCTGATGCAGCTGACGCTGCTCTGGGTGTTCGTATTGATTCAGTGGAAACTGAAATCGATACCGCTCGTACCAACATCTATACCGCTCTCGGTACATCTGCTGAGAGTGCTACTGCGATGGGAACCTTTACTGGTTCTACACTTAGTGACAACACCACAGTCCGTGCTCTTCTCCAAGAACTGGAGACTGACACTGAGTCGAGATTGTCAAAACTTGGTGGTGTTCTGACAGGTGATCTTACTCTTAGAAAGAGTGATGGTTCTGCAGTGTCTCTGATTCTGAGCAGAGCAGACCACTCTGATATGAACGTGGTGTGGAAGATCTCACCTTCTTACGTCAGCTCCAGCAAAGAAGTTCTGACAGTTCTGGCAAACGGACAAGTTGTCGCTCACTTTGATGAGAGACAGAGGTTCGCCATCAACATGACTGATCCAGACTACACCCTGGACGTTGGTGGTGATGGCCACTTCTCTACTAACCTGGTTGTTGGTGGAACACTTACCCTTGGTTCAACTGCTGTTACTTCAACTGCAGCTGAACTCAACATCCTTGACGGTGTTACCTCAACTGCAGCAGAACTTAACATCCTTGATGGTGTTACCTCAACTGCAACTGAACTCAACCTGTTGGATGGAGTAACCGCCACCACTGCTGAGCTCAACTACACAGACGTTGCAGCTGTTGGTACAGCTGAAGCTTCTAAGGCTATGGTCTTGGATGCTGGTAAGTCTATCTCTGGTATCAACCAACTGACTTGTGTTGATCTGGTTGTTCAGGGAACCACCACCACAGTTGACACTGTGACGATGCAGGCGTCTAACGCCATCGTATTCGAAGGTGCTACTGCTGACAGCAATGAGACCACACTGACCATTGTTGATCCTGACGCCGACAGAACAATCAAACTGCCTAATCAGTCTGGTTGTCTTCCTGTCCTGGCTGCAGACAGCAACACAGCTGTTACTGCAACACCTGAAGAACTGAATTATGTTGATGGTGTTACTTCTAACATCCAGACTCAGTTGGATGCTAAGTTGGCATCTGAGACGATTACACTCACCGCCTTCCAGGCTGTGGTTGCCGCCTCTTCTGACTTCGCAGACTTCCAGTCTAGAGTGGCTGCCCTCTAAATAAGATGGCTACCCCCTAATCAGTCGTCGCAAGGAGGGCCCTGGCAAAAACCAGGGATCCCTCCTTTTTTTATAAATAACTCCAAAGCATAAACAGATGGCTACCATAAGGATTAGTTCTCTGCCTGAAATCAAGGTAGATAGAATCACAGATGATGATTATTACATCGTTAATGACGGTGACATCACTACTTCCAAGGTAAGTTTTAGGCAAATTGTTTTAGGGATTGGTGAAAGAGACATTGAATTCAGTGGAGACATTCAATTCAATGGTTCTGTGAATCTTGGTGATAATGTAACAGGTGATTTCTATAACAAAGATGAAACTTACAACAAACAAGAAGTAGATAATATCGTTTCTCAGTTGGAAGATTACGACACTTTCCAAGACGAAAGGATTGTACCTCTCATTGAATTGACTGGAGAAACTGAAAAGTCAATTTACTTCAGAGATTTTCCTAAGGGAATCATTAGAACTGAAGCAACCACCAGAGCTGCACTAACTGACTTAGAACTTTACTGTAGTGATAACAGAACTCTTATTGGAGGGAGTTCAGATAGCATCAATGATTTGGAAGGGGAACTTTCAAGTTTGACTTTCAGGGTTGAGCAACTAGAAGTAACAGTTGGTGATGTAACCAGTGGTCTTGTTAAAGATGTTAATGAGTTACAACTGCTGACTGTGGACCATGAGGTCAGAATCAATCAACACGAACTCCAAATCTTTAACCTTAGAACTGATGTTGATAATCATGAAGTCAGAATCACTGACTTAGAAACTCTTTCTACTACTAATAGTGATAAGGTTAACGCTCTGATTATTCAGAGTGGAATGCCTACATTGTCACAGGACATGGGTGCTTTTACTGGCACTGGATTTGTTCAGGATAATCAACCAACTAAAAAGGTGCTACAAGAAATTGTAACTGAGGTTGATACTAAGGCACCAATTGATAATCCAGTATTCACTACTAAAATTACAGCTCCCCCACTTGTAGCAAACAGAGTTCCAGTTTATTATAATGATAAGACTGATTTCCCTGGATTAACGGATTTCGATTACAATCTAGGTGAGTTCGCTTACTCTGCCACTCAAAACGCAGGGTATGTATCTGCAGCTGGTAGGTATGAACGAATCCTAAGTTTCAATGATGACAACCCAGCTTTGTATGACAGAACATTTATATTCCAACTCTTGGGATATCCCAGAGCGTACATCACTGAAACTGACGCCGCGGCTAATGGTGTATCCATTGGTGGGACTTATGTTCAAAGTCCAACTGGTCAACTTTCTGATGGACTGATCAGAACTAACATGTTTAGTGCATAATAAACCAACTAAACAATAAATAAGTAAAAGTAAACTTCCAACAAAACAATGGCAAGCATTAAGATTTCAAATCTTCCGGTTCTAACTGCTGACAGACTTACTGGTCTTGATCAGTTTATTGTTAATGATGAGAACCAGACAACGTCCAGACTTAGCTACACAGAGCTCGTCAGTGGAATCACTGATGACAACTTGACCTTTAATGGTAGTGTCAGATTCACTGGTGAAGTGAGTGTTGAAGTAACCAGTGCCAATACTAATCTTTACACCAAGCAAGAAGTAAACGATCTAATTGCTGAAACTGAAGCAGATCACGAAGCAGGCATCGCTCAGAATGCAACTGACATCGTGAACTTGGTTGCACTTACTGGTGTACCCAAAGGTCGTTCAAATTATTTCACGGGTGACTTCGCTGTAGGATCCTTCCTCAACGATGGCATCAACAGAAATAACCTTCAGGTTCTTCAAAAGATTGAATCTCAAGTAACCAATGTTATCGGTGTAGGTACTACTAACACTGCATCAATCGCTCAGAACACTGCAGCAATTGCTAATGTTGGACAGCAACTCAACACTCACATTACTGGAGAATTTGCGGCCCTTGGTACTCAGGTTAATGGTCACGAAAACAGAATCACTGATCTTGAGACAGCTGTAAATGGTGTTAATGGTATCAATGATGATATCACTGGATTGTCAAATGACGTAGTAGGTCTTACTACAAGAGTTGCAACTAACGAAGATGACATTGCAACACTTCAAACTGATGTGGGTCAAGCTCAGACCACAGCCAACAGTGCTCTGGGTAAAGCAAGTGCAACCAATGATGATTACAGACTGACTCTCACTCAACTCGCAGCTGAATTGGCTAATGTGGTTGTAGGTGAGACTGTAGAAGAATTGGCTGTTAGACTTGAAGCAGTTATCAGTGCTTCTCTTACCGCAAACAACTCTGCTGGCGGTTGATTATAAAGTAAATAACTTTACTGGAGACCTTCGGGTCTCCTTTTTTAATGCATTCTAAATAAAAGAAAGCAGCTGGAAGATGAGTGTAGCAAGACCTCAGAACCGCCAAGAGTTCAAAAAACATATCCTTACCAAGTTAGGTGCGCCTGTACTTGAAATCAATGTAGCTGATGAGCAGATGGATGTAGCCATTGAGGATGCATTTCAGTTCTTCAATGAGCGAAATCATTTCAATGGAGTGGAGAGAGCATATCTATCAACAACTATTACTAATGAATTCCTTAATAACTGGAGAAGTTATGAGGTAGATTATGTTGATCAAGAAGCCTCTGGTCAAACCTGTGCTCAAGGTATGGTTGAGGAACTCACCCTTGCACAACCTGGAACTGGATATCCCACATCAGATAAACTTGTTAGTGCAAGAACCACATCTAAGCAACCTGATATTCACACTGAAGAAAACAATAAGGTAGATTACACGTGGGGAGAGTTAGAGACAACTCCTGATGGTAACACCATTGGAGTGGGTTCAACCACCTCTGGACAGGGCACAGGGTTAACTCTGAAGGTGTATCCAGACAGGACCACTACCTGTGGCATCATAAATGTGGGTGTTCATTATACTGGGGTGGGTTACCAGGTTGGAGATTACATCACAATCAATGGTGGTAATAATGACGCAGTCTTCCAGGTTACTAAAGTTAAGACCTCTGCTCCAACTTGGGGATCCCAACCAATCAGACAACAGAGAAACTTTTTTGTCCTCCCTGATGATGTTGTGGGAGTCACTAAAGTTCTAACTGGAAGTTCAGGCATTGGTGGAGGAATGATCCCACCAGGTTCATTGTTCCCAATGTTAATGGGTGGAATGGGTGGAGGTAATTGTGACTCTTCTGGATTTGGATTGTCTCACTTCTGGGTGATGCAGGGTTATCTTTCATTGATTAACTTTATGTTCAATCCACCAAGGATGTATAACTTTAATCAGAGAACCCATCACTTACACATTGATGGCAACTTAGGAAGCGTAGGAGATACAATTGTTTTAGAAACTATGGTGAAACCTTCACCTGATGTGTATCCTGATTTGTGGAATGATATGTGGCTCAAAGAGTTTAGTTACGCTTTGGTGAAAGCTCAATGGGGGAGAAACTTAACAAAATATAATCAGGTTCAATTACCTGGTGGTATTGTTATTAATGGTGATAGGATTCTCCAAGATGCCCAGCAAGAATTAGAAACCATTAGAACAAGATTCGCTATGGATTGGGCTGACCCCTGTTTGGATGAGGTAGGATAATGCCCTACACAAATCCATATTTTAACAGCACTTATCCAGGTCAAACCAGTGAGCAATCATTAATTGATGACTTGGTAAGGGAACAGATCAAGATGTATGGTCTTGACATTCTTTACATGCCAAGAAGGCACCTGAACTTAGATAAGTTGCTACATGAGAGCAGTAAGAATGCTTTTGAATTTGCAATGCCCATTCCAATGTATTTGAAAACAGTGGATGGATTTGATAATGGAATGGAAGTTCTAACCAAATTTGGTGTGAGGAGTTCTGATGAAGTTACATTTGTGATGTCAAGATCAGAATTCACAACTTACTATTCTCCTTATCTTAAATCTTATTACAATGATATCAATGAAGAACCGCCAGGATCTGCACTTGATCCACTAAAGGGTGAGATTGATTCCAGACCTAAAGAGGGAGATCTAATCTTCCTTCCTTTTGATAACACCATTTTTGAAATTAAATATGTGTTGTTTGATCAACCATTCTTCCAGTTAGGGAGAGGGTATGTGTTTGAAATTCAGTGTGAGAAGTTTGAGTACTCAGGTGAAACCTTCACCACTGGTTATGATGATGTGGATGAGGCACAAAGAACCACTGAATACTACAGAATGAATTTTGATCTGATGTTGAGTGGTGATGGGACATTTGAGAAGGGTGAGAGGGTTGTGATGTATGATCTCACAGAAGCAGACCCAATGAACATTGTTGATGGTAAGGGCAGGAGAATTCTGAATGAGGAGAGTGACTGGGTAACAGGCACACCATTCTATGATGACACCTTCCTTGAACTTGCAACTGAAATGGATGAAGCATTAGTTACTAGTGACAGAATGTTCTTCTTGAGTACAGATAACACCACAGTCTTCAGACTCTACAAAGACCCAGGGTTTGTAAGAAGAGTGATGACAACCCAAGCAACTGTAATGGACTGGGACATCACCACTGGAGTGCTTACTTTGGGTGATATGGATGAGATTGATCCACAACAGCAGGATGATTATGGAGACCTTACAGTAAATAAGCATGACACAGTGCTCATTTATGGACAAACAAGTGGTGCCAGATATGTTTCACAGAACGCATATACAAGACCTGCTTACTCCAATGATGAGGAGATTATCCAAGAAGAATTTGATCAGATTAAGATTCTAGATCTTGGAGATGAAAACCCGTTTGGGTTCGTGTAACTAAATAACAAAAAACCCTTTATTATGCTAGGTCAATATTACTACCACCAAATATTTCGTAAGTCCATTATTGCGTTCGGAACTGTCTTCAACAATATCATTGTAAAGAGAAAGACATCAGACCGCAAGGGTGAACCTTTAGAAAGTTACAAGGTGCCTTGTCAGTATGGCCCCATACAAAAGTATTTGGCTATCATTGCTGCAGAACCCACTCCAGAGAGGCAGGCATTTCAGATGACCTTGCCTCGAATCTCTTTTGAGATTAAAGGTTTGCACTATGATGGGTCAAGGAAGTTAGTTCCTACTCAGTTTTCAAAAACTGTACCACCACAAGGTAAGGATGCAGAAGGAAGACCTGTTCAGTACAGTCAGTTCCTTCCTGTTCCTTATAATTTGGATGTTGAACTAAACATTATGTGTAAGAACCAGGATGATGGTCTCCAAATCCTGGAACAAGTTCTTCCTAATTTCCATCCTTCACTCAATGTTTCAATTGAGGTTATTGATGAAACACACGAAGAGCGTGACATCGCCATTGTTCTCAATGGGGTTGGTTACACTGATGATTATGAAGGAGACTACTCACAAAGAAGAACACTTCTTTGGACTCTAAACTTTACAGTAAAAACTTATTTGTTTGGTCCTGTGGATGCTCAAAGAGACATTCGCAAGGTTACTCTGGACTATCGTTCAGATGTTGTTCGACGTCCCGCAGAACTTCGTTACTCTGCAGAGGTAGAGTCAACAGCAAAACCACCCAAACAGAGAGATAAAGTAGACCCAACTAAAGACACTTATAAAGTGATCGAAAAGTATGAGGATATTTTGTCAGATGACCAAGATTTCTTCGGGCTTTCATAGCATGTCTACTTTCGATAATCTCAATGAAACATTTGACATTGAACCAACTGAACCTGTAAAGATTGAGAGGGTTAAGGCGGAGAAACCTGTGAAGGTTGGTAATAAAACTGAGGACAGAGAGAAGGATTACAATTACACCAGAGCTCAACTTTATAATCTGGTGGATAAAATGCAGGAGAGTTTGGATGGTGCTATGGAAGTGGCACAACAATCAGACCACCCAAGAGCATATGAAGTTGTATTTGCTGGTGCCAAACACGCAGCAGATGTTGTGGATAAAATCAATGACTTACACAAGAAGATGAAGGACATTGAAATTGAGGAGGTAAAGGTTCAACAAAACAACACCACTAATAATGTTTTTATGTCAGGGTCCACAAATGACCTCATGAAAATGCTAAAAGACTCTCAAAATAAATAACTAAAAAGTTATGAAAACTTACACAAAATGGTTTGCGGAGGCAGAGGGATTTCAGGGTAAGTACACTCCCGATAATGATGCCCGCCGTAACGCCATAACAGTTCAGAATAAGTTATCACCCAAAAAGAAACCTAGTGCTTTAAGACAAGTAGCTCAGTCTGCTGGCAAAAAGGCTCTGAGTGCAGCTGGTGACAAAGTTCTTAGTAAAGCTGGAGCCATTGTGAGGACCAGACAGGGAGCTCCATCAAGAGAGGCAGTTGGCAAAAGGGCCCCAGCACAGAAAGGATACATGACATCTCCAGATGGAATCAGAAAACCAAACAACCCAGGGAAAAGTAAGAACCCTGTTCATGGAACCACAACTTCAAAGAACTCACAAAAACCAGGTGGTCCCAGCTATGATAAAGCAAGAGCTCAAAGAAATATGGAGAATAGATTAGACAAAGAAGACTCTAAAAAAGGTAGGTATGGAAGGTGGGCCAAAAAGGCAGCTGGAGCTGTTGCAACTACTGTTGGCCAACAAGCACAGGGCACTCAACAAAACAAAGGTGAGCAAATGCAAGACGCCAAGGTCACCAGCGCTAAGCGTGGCACATACAACCCCTAAATAATACCATAGAATAAACGCTAAAATGAGCAAGAATTTCGATTTCCTGTCCTCGGACAGCACTAAAAAGATTCGAGAGCAGAAAATCTCTGAGGGTCTTAATAATATTACGTCCAAGTTGGCAAACTTAGACATCAAGGTAGTAAAGGAATCTGCTCCAACAGAAAAGGAAAGTTATACTGCTCGTTATACTCAAAATGAATTAGCTGATGTCGCTCGTAATATCTACAGAAATAAAGTTAATCCAATCGTTGAGGAAGAAGTTGAGACTAAGAAGAAGAAGCCAGTAACAGTACCCGACACCATTGCATCACGTGCAAACGCAAGGGCATTAACAAACTCTCTTATTGGAATTCGCAATGGAGGAGATGTTGGTAAGTTATCCTTGCCTGCTGGTCCTAATGGTGGTAACACAGGTGTTCCAGGTTCTAGTAATTACTTTGCTCTCACTTCCACAATGAGCACAGAGGAGTTTCAAGACCACCTTAAATCTAAGTGGGGTTTATCTGAAACAACTGAAGTAGAGGAAGAGGTTCATGAGCCTCAGGTTAATGAGGAACAGATTACTGAGAATCATGATGCAGTTGTAGAACTAGAAGATGCACTTCTTGCCATGGAAGATCTCTCCTGGCAGTCCATTGATAAAATGATGAGGGAGATTTGTTATAAAGAAGGCATCACTCCTAAGGAACTCCATAAAGAATTCAAATCTAAGCATGGAATGATTCCTGATGTGTGGGCTAAGGAGCACCAGATGGTGGAGTCAGTGGGTTGGTTCCCTTTGGATGAGATGGTTAGAATCAACCAACTTGGACAAGTTTATGAAGTTACCTTTTTGTTCAGAGGTGGGCGTCAGAGATTGAAGTTCTTCTGGCCTGAGGTTGGAAGACCAACCAGAGAAAGCATGCAAAAAGCATGTGAGAAATTTTGGCCTGGTGCTAAACTTCTTGCATTCTATCCATCAATTGATCCAGGTGACAACCAGTATAACCAGATGGTTATTCTCCCAGCAATGTCAGAAAACTTTGAAGTCTCTGACCATGAGGTGTGGGAGTTTATGTCTGAGGATGACACAGAAATTTATGATGAGATTGCAACAGAAGTTGGTGAACCCATCTCTCCTGTTTATCTAACTGAGGATGAAGATTCTTATGAGGTTCTTGTCTCTGACCATGACACAGGTGAGGAGAAGTTAATTCAGTTTGGTGAAGGTAAGAGAGGATTGTGGGATAACATTCACGCCAAGCGTAAGAGAGGAGAATCACCTGCTAAGAAAGGTGGCAAGGATTACCCTAAGACCCTAGACATTGATGAAACATATAAATCAGATAAGAACTACAAGGCACCTAAGGTTCCTGCAAAGAAGAAACCTTATGATAAGATTGCTTCCTTCTCATTGGAGAGACCCAACCCAATGAAAGAGTCTTATGGTGGTCAGAGAGATGGTATTAGAGATAGAAAGTATGATGGTTATGAAAATGAACTTACTGATGACGATAAGAAAGAATCAGCAAAGGCAAAATCTAAATTAGACATGGAAAGAGAGGCAAAGGCAAAGAAGGTTGCTGACGCTCGAGCAAGACTTGATAGAGACATTGCTGCTAGAAAGGTGAATGAAGATATGAGTGGTATGTCACAGAAGTCTGGTGACAAGAGAAGCACTGACAGTGGTGCAGGGATGACATCTAAGGGTGTTGCAAAGTATAATAGTAGAACAGGTGGTAACCTAAAGACAGCAGTTACTACACCACCATCTAAACTGAAGGCAGGTAGTAAAGCAGCAGGAAGACGCAAGAGTTTCTGTGCCAGGTCCAAGAGTTGGAATGGTGAGAGAGGTAAGGCAGCAAGATCGAGATGGAATTGCTGATGAATTGGGTATGGTATTCACCAATCAAACCACCACTACTACTAGACGAAGAACGAACTAGGATTTACAGGCAACTGATGGTTGCAGTTAACAAAGGGACCCCATACATTATTAAAGCTTTTAATTATGCAACTAAATGATTCGACCGCCTACAAATCCAATCCCCTACTTAAGCAGCGGGGAGTTTCAATTGATTTTACTAGAGAGCAGGTCCAGGAGGTTATTAAATGCTCACAAGATCCCGAGTATTTTCTTGAGAACTATATTAAGGTTATCAGTCTGGACGACGGTATTGTTCCTTTCATCCCTTATCCTTTCCAGCGCAACCTGATTGATAGTTTCCATAACAATCGATTCAGTATTTGTAAACTTCCACGTCAGTCTGGAAAGTCAGTTACAGTTACAGCTTACCTGATTCATCAGGCATTGTTTAGAGACAACATTAACGTGGCAATTCTCGCAAACAAACGTGAGACTGCCTTCGAATTGATGGCAAAACTGCAGACATCTTATGAAAACTTGCCTAAGTGGTTACAGCAAGGTGTACTTGCCTGGAACAAAGGATCTATTGAGCTTGAGAATGGCTCACGAATTACTGCTTCATCCACTTCCAGCTCCGCCGTTCGTGGATTTTCCTACAACATTGTTATGTTGGACGAATTTGCGTTCGTTCCAACAAACGTCGCCGACGAATTCTTTAGCTCTGTATATCCTACTATCTCTTCTGGTAAGTCAACGAAGGTAATCATTGTTTCTACCCCTAATGGGATGAACCACTTCTATAAGTTGTGGAATGATGCTGAGAAGGGGAGAAACAGTTACAGACACACAGAAGCACACTGGTCTGAGGTGCCAGGGAGAGATGAGAAGTGGAAAGAGGAGACAATTGCAAACACTTCAGAACAGCAGTTTGCACAGGAATTTGAGTGTGACTTCATTGGTTCTGCTGGCACTCTTATTACAGGTTCTAAACTAAAGTCTCTATCATATAATGACCCCATCACATCATCTGCAGGGTTAGATGTGTTTGAGGAACCCATCCCTGGCCACGAATATATGATGACTGTGGATGTATCTCGTGGAATGAGGATGGATTACTCTGCCTTTATTCTTATAGATATCACTGCTTATCCTCATAAGTTAGTTGGTAAGTACAGGAGTAATGAAATAAAACCTATGTTGTTCCCTGATATTATTGTTCAGGTAGCAAGGAAATATAACAAAGCATGGATACTCTGTGAGGTGAATGACATTGGTGACCAGGTTGCATCCATTATCTTCTATGATATGGAGTATGAGAACCTGTTGATGACATCAATGAGAGGAAGGAATGGTCAGGTGTTAGGTCATGGTTTCTCAGGTGGTAAGACCCAACTTGGTTTGAAGATGGCGAAGGCCCCTAAGAAACTTGGTTGTTCCAACCTCAAACAAATGGTGGAATCTGATAAGATTCTTTTCAATGATTTCCAAATCATTAACGAACTTACCACCTTTGTGGAGAAGAGGGATTCGTTTTCTGCGGAAGATGGATGTCACGATGACCTTGTGATGTGTATGGTTATTTACGCTTGGGCAGTGGCGCAAGACTACTTCAAGGAGATGACTGACCAGAGTGTTAGGGAAGAGTTATATGAAAGGGATAAGACACAGCTGGAAGAGGACATGTCACCGTTTGGATTTGTTGTTGGTAGTGGAGATGATGATGTGGAGATTGATTCTGATGGCAGGATGTGGAAGACAGAATGGCAACACGAAAGGTATGATAAGTTCAGAGATAAGATTGATGAATATGGACTACCATTTTCACCTTGGGAGTTTGATGGACAGAGTACTCCTAATACCGATTGGTGGTAATAAGGTTTTACCCCCTTCTACCATTTACTTAATAACTATCAAGTAATCCCGTAACCCACTTGTAACATTGAGTTTATCTAAATAATCCTGGATATAACTAATATATCAGGAGCAAATAATGGTTATCAAAACCGCTTCTCCAGGGGTCCTAATCAATGAGATTGACCTAACAAGGGGAACAAGTGATGCAATCACTACTAACATCGGTGCTCTCTGTGGTCCTTTCCAAAAAGGACCTGTTGATCAGATCATTAAGATTAACACAGAAGCTGAACTCCAAACCACATTTGGAGACCCAACTGATGAAAATTATGAATACTGGTGGACCGTCTCAAACTTCCTTGAGTACGGTGGTGTATGTTATGTGGTTCGTGTAGACGACGCCATTGGTGATGAAGCAGCTGACGCTCTGGGACTTACAGAGGTTGGCACACAGAAGATGAGAAACGCGGTTGATATTCTTGACATTAACCTTGAATCGGTTTATGTTAAGAATAAAGATCATTTCTTGCAGGATGTATTTGAACAGGGACTAACTGAAGCGAGATTTATTTCTCGTGATCCAGGTAAGTGGGGTAATGCAATTGGCATTGCTACCATTGACGCAGGTGCTGATTATCAATCAGTGTTGTCTGTCACTAACATCAGAGATGGTGATTTTGATGTATCAGTTGCTGATGAGACTCAGTTCTCTCAACTTCTAGACAATGGCGAAGAGATTGGTAAGTACATCAAGTTTACCTTGGATCAAAATCCTTGGGATGCTTATCTGACTGACGATGATACTGTTTTCCCAGTATATGTTGAAGCAATTGAACCCCCAGAGACTGGTGGTTTGTTAGATGGTAAAGGATACATCACCTCATACTCCAATGGAGTATTCCAAGTGATGGTTACCACTGGTAATTGGCAGAAAGGTGACACCGTTAGGTTCGATGAGCGCACCCTTAATCAAGGGTTCGGCATTCTTGATGAAATCTATGATGTTGGAACACACGTTCTGTACAACCCCAACCTGATCGACGCTGATCTGTTGGCAGAGACTGGTCTTGTTCTTGACACTGATCAGGACACTGACACACTTCTTGCTGAGTACGTTGTACCTGGTGCACCAACTGATAGAATTGTTTCTTCAATTTGGAAGCCTCAAACTTACGGCGTTCTTGATGGATTCAACATGTTTGGTTGGCCCAGAAACCCACGTAACAATCAGAAAGCATTCCTTCTTGGCCCAGGTAAATTAGGTGAAACCTATATTTACAACAACAGAAGTGAGCTTTGGACTAACTCTTACAAGCCAGCGGGTGGAGACACTCTCTATGATGGTGATAATGTTTTCACTATCGAATACATTGGTGACTGGTACAATAACCAAATTGCCTTCCAAGGTCTTCCCTGGTACAGATTCGCAAGTCGTCCTGGTACGTCACTGAACGCCCAAGACAGAGGTGCCACTAATGATGAGATGAACGTCATTGTGTATGACGCCACTGGTGACATTACTGGATCTAAGGGTAATGTTCTAGAGGCATACATTGGTGTATCAAAACTTAAAGGAGCAACTTCTCCTGAAGGTGAGTTGAACTACTACAGTGATCGGATCAATGAGTTCTCTGGATTTATATACGCCAACTTCCCATTTGAATTGGCCAAAGGTGGATTGAATCAGGGCAAGTCTCCCATTGGATTCCCCATTGGTGATGGTGTTGACGCTGGATACATTGTACCTGGCAGTAGACAACTCAAAGGTGGAGTGGACAACTTGATGGCCACACTGGGCGAAGTCCAGTATGGTTATAATAAGTTTGGCATTGAGAACGTATTCGATCTTGATTACATTCTTCAGGGACCAGCAGGTTCTAACATTGATGACGCAGTTGCTAAGGCAAACTTCATCATCTCTGTTGTGGAAGAGAGAAGAGATTGTATGTGTTTCCTCTCACCACCCAAGTACATGGTGGTCAATCAGTCATCTGCAACACAAGTAACTGTTAACATTAACGAGTGGGCAAACGAACTTTCTTCGTCTTCTTACTCTGTGTTTGATAGTGGTTACAAGTATCAGTATGACAGATACAACGACAAGTACAGATACGTTCCCCTCAATGGTGACGTTGCTGGAACACTTGTTTATGCAGCCTTTAGAGCAGAACCCTGGTTCTCACCAGCTGGTTTCTCCAGAGGACAAATCCGTAACGTTGTTAAACTTCCTTACAACCCCAGTAGGAAGCAACGTGACGATCTCTACACCCACAGAGTCAATCCAGTGGTTGATTTCCCAGGTGAAGGTACCGTTCTGTATGGTGATAAGACTGGACTGGCTTACAGTTCTGCCTTTGACCGTATCAATGTCAGACGTCTGTTCCTTATTGTTGAGAAAGAAATCGCTAAGATTTCTAAAACTACTCTGTTTGAGTTCAACGATGAGATTACCAGAACTCTGTTTAAGAACAATGTGAATCCTTTCCTGAGAAATGTACAGGCCAAGAGAGGCATGAATGACTTCCTGGTGGTTTGTGACGACAGTAATAACTCACCTGAAATCATAGACCGCAACGAATTCGTTGCAGACATCTACATTAAACCAGCAAGGTCGATTAACTTCATTACCCTGAACTTCGTCGCAACTAAGACTGGTGTCACGTTTGATGAGGCCGTTGGTCTACACAGACGTAACTCATTCTAAACCCCCATAATAGGTTATAACCCATGGCATATCAAAAGAGTATTGAAGACTTTAAGGCAGTCTTACAGGGCGGTGGGGTTCGCCCAACTATGTTCCAGGTTGAGATGACCTACCCCGAAACAGTTGTTGCTGATTCAAATCTAGCGACGCAAGAGGGAACTTTCCTCATCAAGGCATCTCAACTTCCCGGCTCTAACGTTGGTTTCATCGACGTTCCATTCAGAGGGCGTAAGCTCAAGGTTTCTGGTGACAGAAGCTATGATGATTGGTCCATCACTGTAACCAATGATGTTACTTTCAGAACAAGAAAGGCATTTGAGGAGTGGTCGGAGCGTATTCAGAACCATAACTTCGTACTTGGTTCTAACACTTTGGTTGATTACTTTGGCTCTGCCATTGTGAGACAACTGGATCGTGATGGTAATCAACTCAGAGCTTATCGCTTTGAGGGTGTGTGGCCTTCCACTGTCGCTCCAATTGATTTGGACTTCGACACTAATGACACAGTTGAAGATTACGATGTGACACTCTGTGTTCAATACTGGAGTGCAATCGAAGTTGGTGACCCCAACACTTCAGCAGTACCCATCAATCCTAGCTCTGATCTTAACGCAATTTCAAGCTAATATTTTTACAAAACAGACGAGGAGGGTTTACCCCTCCTTTTTTTGTGCCATAAATAATGTATAAGACATACAGGATGGCGTGCAAGATCAACAACTAGCGTCTAGTGATAACAAAAAGGACGGAAGATTATTTGGTTTTTCGTATAACCAACCAGATTTAGATGAAATTACATCTAAGGTTTCTCCCATTCCGCCTAATGCGGATGATGGAGTTACTGTTGCTGCTGGTGGTGTTTTTGGTTATGGGGTCGACCTCGACCAGAGCGCACAGAAAGACCAATCAAATATTAAAAACTACAGGTGTATGGCCCTTCACCCTGAGGTGGATAGTGCCATTGAAGACATTGTAAATGAGGCTATCACCTCTGATACTAATGACACACCCATTGCCATTGACTTATCCAATTTGGATGTGTCAGAAAGAATCAAAACCATTATTCGTGAAGAGTTCTCTTACCTTCTTCACCTCCTTGACTTTAATAATAAAGCTCATGAGATGTTTCGTAAGTGGTATATTGATGGAAGGTTATTTTATCATAAAGTAATTGACCTTAACAATCCTGAAAGGGGAATCACTGACATCCGCAACATTGATGCTCTCAAAATTAGATTAATCAGAGAGTACCAAAGACCCAAACTCCCTGAGCCTTATCTAAAGAACACACAAAAACCTTTGAGTGGTAATCAACCACAGGTGTTTGGACAGGCAACACTCCAGATGCCAGCAAGGGTAATGGAATACTTCTTGTATAACAAGAAGGGTATGAACTACATGGGTAGGTCATCATGGGGAAGTAACCATAATGAGACAGTAAGACTAGCAAAAGACTCAGTTACATATGTAACTTCTGGTTTGGTTGATGGTAACTCTGGACAGGTGTTGTCCTACCTCAACAAAGCCAATAAGTCTTTGAACCAACTGAGATGGATGGAAGATGCCATTGTTATCTACAGAATGGCAAGAGCACCTGAAAGAAGGTTGTTCTACATTGATGTGGGTAACCTACCTAAAGCTAAGGCAGAGAATTACTTGCGTGACGTGATGGCACGTTACAGAACTAAAGTCACATACGACCAGGCAACTGGTGAGATTCGTGACGATAAAAAGTACATGAGTATGTTGGAAGACTACTGGTTGCCTCGTAGAGAAGGTGGCCGTGGTACTGAAGTTTCTACTCTTCCTGGTGGTCAGAACCTTGGTAACTTGGAAGACCTTAAGTACTTCCAGGACAAACTTTATCGCTCATTGAATGTACCTGTGTCAAGGCAGGACTCTGGTGATGGATTCCAAATTGGTCAGTCAGATAACATCACTCGCGATGAAGTTAAGTTCTCCAAGTTTGTTGGAAGAATGAGGAAGAAGTTCTCTTACCTGTTTGTTGACTTACTCAAAACTCAGTTAGTTTTGAAGGGTGTTGTTTCTCCTAAGGAGTTTGACTCCATGAAGGAACACATGCAGTTTGACTTCATTTATGATAACCATTTCTCTGAACTTAGAGAGATGGAAATGATGACTAACAAACTCAACTTGGCAGCCATGGCTGAACCTTATGTTGGTAAGTACTTCAGTGTTTATCAGGTTCGTAACAGACTTCTTGGTTACACTGATGGAGAAATCAAAGAGATTGATCAACAGATTTCTTATGAGCGTAACGTTGGAATTATTCCTGATCCTAATGCACAAATGATGCAGAGACAACAACAAATGCCAGGACAAGGATCACCAGAAATGTCTGGTGATTTCCAAGGTGGAGGAGTTCCTGGTGACATGGGATTAGATGGAGCACCACAGGACCCAATGGGTGGAGGTGGTGGATCCATGGGTGGAGCAGGTGGTGGAGGTGGATTAGGTGCTGGAGCAGGCACTGCACCAATGTAATAAATAATCAAAACACGTAAAATTATGTCTAGAGTTGCAGAGCTTATTGATTTGATTGTCCAAGGTAAAAATGCAGAAGCGTCAGATGTTCTGAACTCTGAATTACTTACTCGTTCTTATGATGCAATTAACGAAATTAAACCAGAGGTTGCGACAAACTACTTCGCTCCAGTGGTTGATTTCGGTGGTGACATCGAAACTGCAAACATTGAAGATCCCCAAGCACTAGAGGTAACAGATGAAACTGATTAGAGAAGAAGTCGAGGCCGTTGAGGTTCTTGTAGAAGAGAAGGGTGGTAAGAAACACTTCTATATTCAAGGACCCTTCCTCCAAGGTGATGTGAAGAACCGCAATGGTAGAATTTATGAAAGTAAAATTCTAGCAAAGGAAGTTAATCGTTATAACGAATCATACATCGCGAAAAATAGGGCGATGGGAGAGCTTGGTCACCCTGATGGGCCCACTGTTAATCTTGATCGCGTGTCTCATAAAATCACTTCACTAAAACAAGAAGGGAGTAACTTCATTGGAAGAGCTAAGATTCTCGAAACACCAATGGGACGTATTGCCGGAGCCCTCCTCAATGATGGGGTTACACTGGGTGTCTCTTCACGTGGTATGGGATCTCTTGTTCAGCGCAATGGTGCTAACTATGTGGGTGAGGACTTTATGTTGGCTACTGCTGCTGACATTGTTGCAGATCCCTCCGCTCCAGATGCTTTCGTCCAAGGTATTATGGAAGGAAAGGAATGGGTCTGGGACAATGGTCTCCTGAAAGAACAGGACATCCAAAAAATTAAAAACACCCTTGACAACTGCCCAGCAAATAAGTTGGATGAATCCATTTTAGATGGTTTCGCTCAACTATTGATGGGATAATTTTCCGTAAAGGAAATACTTACAGAACTACCAATGTTCTAAATAACTCAGAATAAAAACCAAAATTAAGTAATCAAAAATGGCTCAATCTCGTACCGCTGTTAATGCAAAGGGAGGTGCTGGGGATCCGATGCAGGAATTGGTTCCTACTTCACTAGTTCCTAAGCAGTCCAAAAATGATCTGGGTGGATCCACTCAGGAAAATGAAAGATCCACAGATGACTCCACCAAACTTGACCCCTTCAAGGGTGCACCCGGCAGCGTAAGCTCCAGCCCTGAGGGCAAGATTGGTAGTGAGGTTCTCCCTGGTAATGCCAAGCATGATGGCACCAAGGGTAGAAGCAACGAAGGTCCAGACAATTCCATTGGTCCTGACGTTGTTCCTGGTGAGCAGAAAAAGCCCACTGGGAAAACCCAGATGCCTAAGGCATATGAGCACGCAGAAGTTGATTCTTCTGCTGGTCAGGCACTGGACGAGTTGGCCACAGATCATGATGCTTCTGATGACTTTAAGTCTAAAGCCAGAATCATCTTTGAATCTGCCCTCAACCAAAAGCTTCAGATGGAAGTAACCCGTCTGGAGGAAGAATTCTCAACCCGCTTTGAGTCTGAGATTGTGGAAATTGCAGAGAAGGTTGAAGCCTTCCTCAACTACACATCTCAGCAATGGCTGGAAGAGAACAAGCTTGTGGTCGAAAATGGCATCCGTAACGAACTTTCAGAATCGTTTATGGGTGGCTTGAGATCACTATTTGAAGACCATTATGTCACACTTCCTGATGAGAAGTACGACATCTTTGAATCTATGGTCGCAAAACTTGATGATATGGAAAACAAACTTAACGAGCAAATCCAGACCAACGTTGGTCTCTCTAACCAAATGTCTCACCACCAGAGACAGAGTGTCCTTAGTGACATCTCTTGGGATCTGTCTGAGGCAGGTAAAGAGAAACTGGCAGGTCTTGCAGAGAACGTAGAGTTTGAAAGTGAAACAAATTATCGCCAGAAGCTCGGCATCCTAAAAGAATCTTTCGTTACTCAAGCCTCTGTGCATGAGACCGAATACCTAGAGGAGTCAGCTGAAGCACCTGAGCCCGGTCTCTATGACGGCATGAATCCAGCAATGGCAGCATACGCACAGGCGCTGTCTAGAACCATTAAATGAATTTCAAAAGAAAGGTAACCCCGAACAATGTCTAATTACTTAACCGAAAAGTGGGCACCCATTCTGCAACATCAAGATCTTGAACCGATCACTGATCCATACAGAAAGGCTGTAACCGCTCAACTCCTGGAAAACCAGGAACGTTTTCTCAACGAGCAAGCAATCGTACAAGGTAGCGCCTCTGGCCTACTAACAGAATCCCCCACCATGAACGTTGGTGGCTCCGGTTTCCAAGGTCTCACAGGTGGATCTGTTAATGGTGGAGTAGAAGGCGGCCTCAACGCTGATGCTGGCCCTCGCGCTGGTTTCGACCCAGTTCTGATCTCTCTGATCAGACGCTCAATGCCTAACCTGATCGCCTATGATATTTGTGGCGTTCAACCCATGACCGGTCCTACCGGCATGATCTTCGCAATGCGTTCGAAGTATGATGGTCCTGATGGTCCTAACGAAGCATTCTTTGACGAAGCTGATCCTACCTTCTCCGCAGGCGCTAACACGTTTGCCAATGGAACAGCATATCATGGACACAGAGTATCTGATGGTACCGATGGTGTCCCCGGTCAGTTCGTTCCCGTCATGACTGATTCATCAGGTGCAACTGTTGCATGGGATGGAGATCCTAAGAACCGGGTAACCGGTTACATGCAACCTAATGACTTGAATGGTCGTACTGCACCTCTTTCTGGTGATGGTTGGGATTCCCCCTTCGACAATGACACCCCCGGTGGATCTGACTTCGCTTTCGAAGGTTATCCAGAGGATCAGGGTTCTATTGCTGAGGGTAAGTCAATTCACCACCCTTACGTTCCCGGTGAAGTTCCTTACAACACTGACAGAGCAGCAGATCCTGCCTACACCAGAGCTAACCCTGGTCTTCTAGGTGACGCAATCTCCACAGGTGGTTATACAAATGACCCCCAAAAATCACGTGGACGCGATGGTACAGAATATGATTACCGCGGTGGTGATCACAGAACAAACGCTACTGATTCTTACTACGATCCCACTTTGAGTGGCATGCGTGGCATGGGCAAGGCTCAGATGGAGCGCCTTGGCGAACCTGGTAATGAGTTCCGCCAGATGGGTTTCACCATCGAGAAGGCAGTTGTGGAAGCACGTGGTCGTGCACTGAAGGCCCAGTATTCACTGGAACTTGCACAAGACCTTAGAGCAATCCATGGTCTGGATGCAGAAGCTGAATTGGCTAACATCCTTTCCTCTGAGATTCTTTCTGAAATCAACAGAGAGATTGTTAGAACTGTTTACAGAACTGCACTCCCCGGAGCACAGAACAACGTAGCAACTCCTGGTATCTTTGACCTGGACGTTGACTCCAATGGTCGTTGGTCCGTTGAGAAATTCAAAGGACTTCTCTTCCAGATTGAGCGTGACGCTAACGCAATTGCTCAACTTACCCGTCGTGGCAAAGGAAACATCATCATCTGTTCCGCAGACGTTGCTTCCGCACTGACCATGGCTGGTGTGCTTGATTACACCCCAGCACTGAACGCCAACCTCAACGTTGACGACACCGGTAACCTCTTCGCAGGTACCATCAACGGTAAGATGAAGGTCTACATTGACCCCTATTCTGCTAACATCAGCAACAGTCACTACTATGTGATGGGTTATAAAGGCACCAGCGCCTATGACGCAGGTCTCTTCTATTGTCCTTACGTTCCTCTTCAGATGGTTCGTAGTGTATCTGACCAAACGTTCCAACCAAACATCGGGTTCAAAACGAGATATGGTCTCATCGCTAACCCATTCGCTGAAGGTCCTAGTGGCCCATATAACCAGGGTCTGGGACGCTTGGCTGACAACACCAACCGTTACTACAGAAGAGTTCGTATTGAGAACTTGATGTAAAGATAAGTTTCAATAACACATCTGGAACCCTTAGGGGTTCCTTTTTTTATGCCTGAGTGAATAAATAAATGTGTTGAAACTAACACAAACTTATGAATAAAACTCACGAGCAAACATGGGACGCAGTAGAAGAATACTTTGAGTGTGTTGTGGAATGCAACTTAGAGGATAAAGAATGTGTGGAAAAATGTGTTGTTACTCTGAGGGAGGATACTCATAAATAACTAAAAAGTTATAGACTTATGACTAAAGCCGACGACTTACTATTTGCTGTCCAAAGAAATGGTATTCCTTCATCCTGTAAGGGTGACGAACTAAAAGATAAGTTAAAAGAAGATGATTTATTGATGGTCACTAGATCGGGTGTTACTTACAACGTTAAGGTGACCGCCGATCCCGATCCAGATCCTACACCTGATCCTCTCCCATGGGATAACGAAGATATTGTATGGCATGTTACTAATAAAAGTGTAGGACTAAAGGGATATGAAGTCTCTTTAGGTATTCGTGGCCCTTATAAATCTTGGAGAAAGATCAAAGACGATTGGCAGGATAATGGAGAGATCAGCTCGATCCCCAAGGGGGCAGAAGTTGTATTCGTAGGTAATGTGGATTCATCAGGTCTGTTTTCATTTAATTTTGATCCCGACCCTACGGACGGCCCTGATTTTGAATTTGGAGAATATACAAAAACTGATAAAGTTACGAGTATGGAAGGACTCGTTAATACGAGTCCGAAATTTACTGGGATTGGAGTAGAGTATATTGACACATCTAGTGTGACCAATATGCAATCAATGTTCGGCAATTGTCCAGTTTTCAATGGAGACGTCTCTGGATATGATACATCAAACGTGACAAACATGGCGTATACATTCTTTGGTGACAAGGGAGCCATTTTCAACCAAGATCTTAGTGGTTGGGACACGTCAAAGGTGACGATTATGTTCGCTATGTTTAAAGGCCAAAAGCAAATAACTGAAAATGGCATTAGTGGTTTCGACGTGTCAAAAGTGACAAACATGGATCTCATGTTCTACAGCTGCAACAACCCCTCTTTGTCTTTGGATCTCAGTAATTGGGATGTGTCGAATGTGACGTTAATGAATAATATGTTCCAGAACGCGACTCACTTTACGTCAGACCTTAGTAAATGGGATGTGTCGAATGTGACGGAAATGTTGAGTTTGTTCAAATCTTGTAAAGCATTTAACTCGGACCTGTCTGAATGGTGTGTGCCTACCCTCTCTTACTCCTCATGGTTCGACGAAGGCTGTGATGCATGGGTTCTACCCAGACCTTGTTTTGGATCTTGTGGATGCCCCTAAAAAGATATGGCATTACAAAGTAATAACAACTCAATGCCCCCGGAGCAGAAGTTTGTATCCATTGAGAACAGAAACTTCTTGTCTCCCATTGGGTTCAAGTTTACCATTAGCAATATGCGTGGGGTAGACTTCTTCTGTCAGTCTGCATCTGTGCCTTCCATCACTATGGAGAGTGCAGATACAGGCACAAGGTATAATAAACTACGCCACCCTGGTGATGAGTTATACTATGAGGACTTGTACATCAAGTTTCTGGTGGATGAGAACATGAAGAACTACTACCAGGTTCATGACTGGATGAGGGAGATTGCAACACCATACAGCAGTAAAGAATTTAAGTATGGAAGAGGGTCATTGGATAGCATTAATAAGAGAACTGATGACAATGCAGCACTGAAGTACAACCCTGACCAGTGGAAGTGTGATTGTTCTTTGTTTATTCTGTCCAGTAATTACCAACCAGTCAGTGAGTTTGTGTTTAGAGATGCCTTCCCCATCTCACTCACCACACTAAATTTTGATTCTAGTGTTTCAGATGTAAACTACTTTACTGCAGAGGTGGTGATGCGTTATAATTACTATGATTATTTTGTGTGGGATGCTGCTCAATCAACTGACAGCTCCATGATACCTAATTACAGACGTTCTCAGGAGGGCGTACAGATTTAATGGACCTTGAAACTATCCAAAACATGTGGGCCAAGGATAGTGTATTTGATGATGTGATGTTGGATACCACGTCCATGAAGATTCCTCAACTACACTCAAAATATATTACTCTTCACAATGAATACTCGCTCCTACTTAAGAAGGCGAAGCAAGAACAAAATAAACTTGTTCATCTTAGAACTCTGTATTATTCTGGTAGAGGAACTCCAGATATGTATGAGGATGCTCCGTTCAATTACAAACTCATTCGATCGGAGGTTCCGTCGTGGGTTGCGGTTGATGAGACTGTTAATAAAGTCGAAATGAAAGTTGCGTTGTATGAGACAACACTCAATTCATTATCTGAGATTCTAAAACAGATTCATCAAATGTCATTCAATGTCAAGAATATGATTGAATGGCGTAGATTTGTTAACGGAACATGATATCACATATTTTTATCTTTGCCTTTATTGGATTACTAACTTTTGCAATGGAACTCACATGGCCTATAAAGATGGCGAAACATTCACAACGTACTGTGACAAACACTATGACAGACACGAATACAAAATAGCACTTACCAATGGTAAGTCAGTTACCTTTGAGTCATACGACCAAATGAAATACCACTGGTACCAGTGGAAGGGTTCCTGTAGTCATGTAGAAGTTATTGATACAAAATTGAGATCCGAAGGTTTCTAAATAAAAGAAACATTTGGTTTTATGGCCTCACAACTCACACCACTTAAGTCTGTATACAGACTTTTAGTAGAAAAGTTGGGTGCTCGTGGAGTTGACGAGTTCAAAGGTAATGCTGGTGAAATGTTTTATGATCCAGCTGCCCCAGAACTCTATCTTAGTAATGGACCTGACGAGGAACCAACTCCTGTAATTGCTGGTGCAATTACAGACCTTGTAATTAATGCCTCAGAGGTTGTGGTACCACGCAACCTGTCTACCCTAAACCATCTCCCAGCATCTAGATTCTAACTATGACACTCCAAAATAATGACCTACTCCTTGTAGGTAGAGGACAATCATCCTATAATATTTCTTATAACGAAGTAAAACAATCTATTGAAGCTGACTCTCTTGCAGCTGTAGAAGCAGAAAAGGTTAGAGCACAAAATGCAGAGTCTGCACTTTCTTCCGACATTGCTGCTGAGAAAGCCAGAGCAGAACTAGCTGAATCTGACCTCTCTGATGATGTTGCCACTGAGAAAGCCAGAGCAGAACAAGCTGAGGCTGGTCTCTCTGATGACATTGCCACTGAGAAAGCCAGAGCACAAACAGTTGAATCTGGTCTCTCTGATGACATTACTCAAGAAGAGGCTGACAGAATTGCAGGTGATCTGGCAGAGAAGACCAGAGCTGAAGCAGCTGAGCAACAGATTAGTAATGATCTGACTCAAGAAGCCATTGACAGAGCTGCTGGTGACGCTGCAAACGCTGCAGCTCTTGATGCTCTTACTCTTGATGGTGTAAGTGATGTAACAGTCACAGGCGTCACAAACAATCAAGTACTTTACTACAACGAATCAGCAGGTGAGTGGCAGGCTAAAGAGATTGTACTGAGCTCCAACCTTGACTTCAGTGGTAACATTGATGTCACTGGTACCGCACCAACTTTAGATGATGTGACATCTGGTACTTTGTTTGTAAACACAGGGGTTGGAGCTGTTGACGCCTCCTTTGGTGCAGAAGTACAGGCATCTCTTCCCGCTGGGGCCACAGGTGGTGAGTTTATTGCTTATAATGGTACTGTATGGAGTTATGTTGGTGCAATTGGTGGAGGACTGAGTTATGATTCCTTCAGTGTTGATAATGTAACTGAGACCGCTGGAAGTAAAGGTGAGTTGTCTTACAATTCTTCTAATGGTACCTTCTCTTACACTAAAGTAGATCTGGGATCTAGAGTTCCAATGGATCTAACCACACTTTCCGCTCTCCCTGTATGATATGGCTATCCAAAATTCTGATAAACTTCTTGTTGGTAGGGGGGATACCTCCTACCATGTAACATTCACTGATTCTGGTATTGCAAAAACAGACAATGTTGTACCTAAAACAGGCGGACAATTTACTGGTAGAGTAGACGTACAACCATCATCTGGAGTAGCTCTAAGAGTTGCTGGCGGATTTGCTATGAAATCCGGTGTTGATATTGATGGTGAGAATTTATTTTATAGTGGCCCGGACTATGTATCTTACACTGGTGTTGCCACTGACGATGAACACATCACCAACAAAAAATATGTTGACGATTCAGTTAACACAAAAATGCCAAGGAATATTAACACACTACCACTGCTGAGCACTTAATAATTATGGGCATTCGGAGTTCTAATTTTCTGGTTAATAGAGGCGACCAGCAATTCAGGTGCCCTGCCACTGAATTGAAGGAAAAGTTGAGGCAGGATGACACACTACTCCTAGAGAGAGATGGTCTTCAATATGGATTCAAGTTGCCTCTTAATCTTGATGTCATTAGTTCAGTTTCTACAGTTACAGTAGATCTAAATTATGAACAATATGCCTATATCAGAGATAGAAATACTGAGCTGAGGTTAGATGAGACCTCTCCTCCTTTTGCTCCTGTACAACAGGAATTGAGGGTGTATGAGAATATGTTTGACGGAGACGAAAGTACTTCGTTCAAGTCATACACTAACAATGGCATCAAACATGACTTAGTTGTTGAGTTCCCTCAACCTATTGATGTATATGGTAGCATCGAAATCAAAGCTGGGTTCCATAGCTCCTCACGATTGGGTCAGATGCTCATCAACAATATTGTTGTATTAGAACTAAGTGCATGGGACTCCGAGCCTGAAGTTTTCAGTGTACCTTTTTCTGGACAGGTTGAAGAGTTTTCAATTCGTCAAAAGAACAACGCGGGACAAGCATGTACCGCAGTTATCAACTATATTAACCTTGATGGAGCAAAACTTAAGAGTAATGTTACCGCAACAAAACTCGTATTGGCACAAGGTACTGATATGAGTAAGTATAAGGTTAACATGAGAGTGAAGCAGTTTGGTGGTACTGTAACTGGAGTGATTGGTGATGTAAATGAGTCAAATAGAACTCTTACACTGACTTCAACTGCCTCATTTCAGGCGTCAAATGAAATTTTAATTGATCAAATTGATGGTAACCCCATTAGTTTACCAGAACTTTTGGACACTGATTTCCTTGTTTGTACTGATGTAAATGATGTAACTTATAAAGTAACTGGTGATAGGTTTAAAGAACTCTTTGGTCTACCAGCCAGGGTGAATCAGTTTAATATTAACGTCAGTGAAGTAACTACTGGAAATGCATACACACTCTTTTGGGATGTAGTTGATTATAAATCAGTTGAGATTACTCAACCAAATGGTGATGTACAATCTTTTACTGGTAAATCAAATCTCACATTTACCAGCCCAGGAAATACAGGAACTCTTACTTACATTCTTAACGCCGTTGGTACTGATGGAGTCACAGTGACTCAATCTACATCAGTCAAGGTTGTTGCACCACCACCATTACCAAAAATCACTAACTTCTATAAGACTCCTAGTAGCCCTACTACCGGCAACTCCTTCACTGTATATTGGGACACAGAAGATGCAGTGAGTGCTAGGTTATATGCTGGCAGCACCACTTACAGCACTGATCTCTCGGGTTCATATAGGGCAGTGCCATCAGTTGCGGGCTCGTATGGATATTACGTTGAGGCCACAGGTGTTGGTGGAGATACAGTGACTGAGCGGATTTCCTTTACAGTAAGTTCCCCACCAGCACCGGCACTCCCAACCTGGAAGGTAACAACGTCCCCTACTTCAATAAATGCGAACTATTTTTGTCCTTTGGCCAGTGGCGACAAATATAATGTTTGGACTGGAAATTGTAGAAAAATAAGAGCGAGAACATTAGGCGGCAAGCAATTTAGCGACTACAGAGGATCCTACAATAATGCTGAGATCACAGTTCAGACTAAGAATAAGAATCTCATATATAAAGGTCAGATCAACAAAATCGAATCGTTTTATGGAGACTCGGATCTCATTCTTTCAACCGGTGCGACCAATCATGACAAATGGCCTACCGGCACAGATCTTGAAGTAATAATTACTGGAGTCTGGTAACCATAATAAATAGTCATAGCAACACTTTGTTATGACTGACTGCGTTATTCAGAAGAAGAACGAGATTGATATTACTCTGGATTGTGAACCCCACATCCTATACGAATTACAGGAAGCATTCTCTTTTGATGTAGAGGGCGCTTCCTTTTCTCCTGCTTACAGGAAGAAGTACTGGGATGGAAAGGTGCGATTGTTATCCACTCACACCAAATCAATGCCAGCAGGTCTCACATACCAACTGTGCAAGTGGTTAGACAGGCATGGGTACACTTGGGAGTTTGAGGACAACTCTTTTTATGGAGTCCCTTATGAGGTGGATGAGAGGGTGTTCTATGAGGGTGTGGAGTTGTTTATGAATAAGATATCCTCTGTAACACCAAGAGAGTACCAGGTGGAGACAGTGTTTCATGCACTAAAGGAACACAGAAAGACTATTCTGTCCCCCACAGGGTCAGGTAAGTCTCTTATGATTTACTCTATCTGTAGATACCTGAAGTCTATTGGTAAGAGAGTGTTGTTGGTTGTTCCCTCCAAGTCACTGGTGGAACAGATGTATAAGGACTTCCTGGACTATGGTTGGGAAGAGGATAATATGCATAAGATTTATCAGGGACACTCTCTGGACACCACAGCACCCTGTACCATTTCCACCTGGCAATCCATCTATGGTATGGAAAAGAAGTGGTTCAGGCAGTTTGATGGGGTGATAGGAGATGAGTGCCACAACTTTAAGGCAAAGTGTTTGGGTGGCATTATGAAGAAGATGCCTGATGCAAAGTGGAGGTATGGTTTTACTGGTACACTTGACGGAAAGAACGTTCATAAGTTAATATTAGAAGGACACTTTGGACCTGTTTATAAAACCACATCCTCTGCTGATTTAATGGAGAAGGGATTCCTTGCTAAACTTAAAGTCGAAATCATCCAACTCAAACACCCCCCAGAAGTTTTCGAAACTTACAATGATGAGATTGAGAGAATTGGGTTACTACAAGAACGAAACGAATTCATCTGCAAACTTGCCGATGATCTCAAGGGTAACGTGTTGGTTCTCTTCGCTAGAGTGGAGGGGCATGGCATCCCACTTGCGGAACTTATCGATACGATCACTGACAGACCAGTTCATCTCATCCATGGAGATGTGGATGTTAAAAAGAGGGAGGAAGTTCGTTCGGTGTGTGAAGGATCTGATAATAATATCATCCTTGGTAGCTATGGTACTATGTCTACTGGTGTTAATATCAAAAATCTCCACCATGTTATTTTTGCTTCTCCATCTAAGTCTCGTATACGTGTCCTTCAGAGCATTGGCAGAGGTCTGAGGAAGACAAAGTCAAAGAGTAAAGTAAAGTTATATGATATTGCAGATGACTTTAGAAAGAGTGGAGGGAGGAATAACTTTACCTTGACACACCTTGCAGAAAGAATCAAGTATTATTGTGATGAGAATTTCGAGTATCGCATTTCTGAAGTGGCAATAAATACCAATGAGGGAGTTTTAAATTTATGTTAGATCCATTTCACGCCACAATCAAAATGATTACTGGTGAGGAAGTTCTTGCAGAAGTGTATTCAACAGAGGAAAATGGCACAGACTTTTATGTATTGTCTAACCCCATAACAATTAATGAGAACACTACAATAGACACAGAGAAGGGAGTTGTAATCTCTGGTCTTATTCCTAAACGATGGATGTTATTTTCTAATGACGATCTCACCATTGTGAATCGCACACACGTTGTTACGATGTCAGAGTTAGATAAATTCGGTATTGAATTTTATGAGAAAGCTCTCATCGCTGCTAAAGTAACTTCTCCAATCAAAAGAAAGGTTGAAACCAAAAAGAATCCAGGGTTTGTTGATAAGATAGATTCCTTTAGAAAGAAACTAGAGGGCATCTTTGATGGCAGTCCTGACTTATCAACTGATAGCTAAGCTACTCATCCCATTTGTTGTTACACTACAAGTATAACACTAATGATGAAGTGTGTTAAGTTAACTAATCTCAATAAAGGGATTATAATAATAACAAATAAAGGACCATATGAGTGACATCAAACCAAAGCGCAGAAAGAATAACTTCATAGACAATAAAGAGTTCTATGCAGCAATGGTAAAGTTCAGAAAGGCATGTGATGAGGCTAAGGACCTTGAGCAACCTAGACCTATCATCCCCAGATACATTGGTAAGTGTTTCCTAGACATTGCTGAGCACCTCTCAATGAGACCTAACTTCTCCAACTACATGTACAGACAGGACATGGTGATGGATGCAGTGGAGAATTGTGTGGTGTATTGTCACAGGTTTGATCCAGAGAAGTCTCAGAATCCTTTCTCTTATTTTACACAGGTATGTTGGTACGCCTTCATTAGAAGGATTGGTAAAGAGAAGAAACAGATTGAGATCTGTGATAAAATTATTGCTAAATCTGGGTTTGAGGAATTCTTTGAGAGTGATCAACTGGGTAGTTCCTCAGAATATAATAGCATCAAAGATGTAGTGGATCAGAAGCGTCAAGGAAGGCAATAAATAACAGAGCCTATCGTATTTTCGCTACCGTAGGTGGAGAAGTGAGGGTCCTGTTGGACCCCTTCTCCCACACCAAGAGGTATTATGGATCCATTAAACAAACTGTGGGACTTATATGAAAGCCTTCTAGGGACTGAAATGGAACCACCATCCCCTACAGTGGGGAGTCCCAATGAGGATGACTATGAGCACCCTGTCACACAAGAGAGAAAGAAAGTAGATCTGGCCAGGGCTTCTGGGATGGATCCTACAGGTGCTCATGAGCACGTGTATGGTGAAGTGGACACTGGAGATCCACAACAGAAAGCACAACTTGCTGCCACCTTAGGCAGAGTACAGAAAGATAATAATAAAAAGAACATCAGAATTGAAAAGGACGCTGATCATCTGTCCATCTTAGCTAAGGATGAACTGGTGCAGAGAATGGATCAGGTAACCCCTGATGACATGAGAACACCAATGGAGAAAGAGATCCCTACAGATGTTCAACAACCTGATGGTGCTGAGTCTGGGATTAGAGAGGAGCTTGACACACAGGAAGAAGACGATTATAATATGGATGTAGCTTATCTCCAAAAGTTTGGAAGGGCATAACCACAACTCTATTAATTATGGACAAAGTTTACTATCCTGGACCTGAATATGGAACAGTTCAATTTTATGCAGAACAATTTGCAGACATTATTGCTGACATCCAACACACGTCACCAGAAGTAAGTGATAATCTAATCTCTGGTTTTAAACTTGCGATTGATGACTGGCGTAAGTATCACGTCAATCAAATCTTAGAGTTGGATAGAGTTGAAAATAAATTGACAGAAAACATAAACTGATTATGTCCAGTAGTAAAGTAGCAATTATTACGGACACTCACTTCGGTGTACGTAAGGGCAACCAAATCTTCCATGATTATTTTGAGAAATTTTATGAGGAAGTATTTTTTCCTGCTCTTGATGAGCGTGGCATTGACACTGTTGTACACCTTGGCGACTGCTTCGACGTCAGGAAAGGCATTGACTACTGGTCACTTGACTGGGCAAAGAGGGTATTCTTTGACCCCCTTGCCGCTCGCAACATTGACACACACATTATTGTAGGTAACCATGACATCTTCTACAAGCAGAGCTTATCTATCAACTCTCCTGGACTCAACCTCCAAGAGTATGAAAATGTCACAGTATATGACAGACCAACAACAGCGGTTTTCCATGAGGTTCCCGTACTTGTCATCCCCTGGATCTGCGAAGGAAACGCAGAAGAGTTTGTTAACGAACTGGACTCAACCAACGCGTCATTGGCTTGGGGTCATTTAGAACTTGCTGGATTTTATGCTAACAGAGATTACCAGTGTCAGCATGGTACAGATTCTAAGATCTTCTCCAGGTTTGATAAGGTATTTTCTGGACACTTCCATAAGAAAAACTCATCAGGTAATGTAACTTACTTGGGTAACCCTTACCAGTTGTACTGGAATGATGAGGGTGACACCAGAGGATTCCACATCTTTGATATGGTGTCACAGGAACTGGAGTTCATTGAGAACCCTTACCAAATGTTCCAGAAGATTTATTATAATGAAGATAAACCAAAACTAATTAACCCAAATAAGTACTCCAACACACAGGTGAAATTGGTTGTAGAGAAATCCACACCAAGAAAGTTGTCTGTGTTGATGGATAAATTATATGAGGCAGGTGTCCATGACCTTAAGGTGATTGAGAATCAGGATCTCACAATTGATGATGATGTAGAGATTGAGTCAGAGGACACGCTTACCACACTCACCAACTATGTGAATGCGATGGAGGGTGGTGTAGATAAAACAAATGTTATTGGTATTCTCAAGTCTCTTTACATAGAAGCCCAGGAGGTGTAATGTTTATTCTAACCAGAAAGATTGATGATATAGATTCTGGTACCTTTGCTACGCTTGATGGTGATGGCAACGCAATGATTCAAATGTTCATTGACAAAGATGATGCCATCACTTATAATGTACAACTGGAGGCTGTAGACCAACCTCTACATGTGACTGAAGTCGAAATAGAATCACTGGAAAAACTTTGTACTGTTCTTGGTTATGCTTATTGTATAGTTGAGCCAGGTGACTTTGTTATTCCTAAAATGGAAACCCTACTAGCATCACTTAATAATGATCGTCTTCAAGACACTGACGTTTAAGAACTTTCTTTCAACTGGTAACATTCCAGTTACCATCAATCTCAACTCTAGTAAAACAACTTTAATCCATGGCACCAATGGTAGTGGTAAGTCCACAATCCTTGATGCTCTAACCTTTGCTCTGTTCAATAAACCGTTCAGGGCAATTCGTTTGCCACAACTCATCAACACTCAGAATAAGAAGGGGATGTTGACTGAAATTGTTTTTACCATTGGTAAGAATGAATTTATGGTGGTGCGTGGTGCTAAACCTAAGGTGTTTGAGATTTGGAAGAATGGTGAAAGGTTGTTAGCAAAGGCAGCAGATAAGGACAACCAGACACACCTGGAACAGAACATCCTGAAACTAACCTTCAAGAGTTTCTGTCAGGTTGTTATCCTTGGTTCTGCCTCTTACACTCCTTTCATGCAACTCCCCACTGTGGGTCGTCGTGAGTGTGTTGAGGACTTCCTAGACATCAAAGTGTTCTCTCTTATGTCTGTTATGGCGAAGGATCGCCTAAGGTCTCTGAAGGACAGGCAGGTGGAACTCACAGGTGATCTAAGTAACCTCTGTTATAAGATTGATTTACAGAAAGATAGGATTGAAGAACTCAATAATCAATCTAACTTCAACATCAAAGAGATTAAAGATTCACTTGAGGAAAGACACAAAAAGGTTGATCACTTGCAATCTACTATTGATAGAGTAAGAGAGAATGAGAAACAGGTCATCAAACTTGCACAACAAGAATTAAAAACTAACCCAAGTAAGAAACTTAAAGAACTTAATAACATTGTTGTTAAGATGCAATCCAAGATTGACAAAATTAATCTTGACTCTAAGTTCTATGAGGATCATGATAACTGCCCTGTGTGTAAGCAGGACATTGAGTTTGCTGTCAAGCAACTTATCATTTCAGGTAACATAAATGAAGCAAAGAAACTGAATGATGCATGTGTGCAGGCATCAGATCAAATGGAAAGCTTCCAGTACCTTATAAGGATTGGTGAGCAGAGACAGAAACATGTTCAGTCACTGCAAAACTCTGTGTTTCAGTATCAAACTGAAGTAAACTCTCACCAGAGAGAGATCGCCACTATGGATAATAAACTTTGTCATCTAATGCAAGACACAAGTTCTGTGGATAAGGAACTGGGTAAGTTAGAGATCATGGAAGAGGACCAGACTGATCTAAAGGAAAAGATATTTAAAATACAAGAAGATATTGTAGAGCACAATACTGTTGTGGACTTACTTAAGGATGGTGGAATCAAAGCACAGATTGTTAAGAAGTATCTGCCTGTGATGAACAATTGTATCCGCAGACACTGTACAGAACTGGACTTCCCAATTCACTTTGTGTTGGATGAGGAGTTTAATGAGTCTGTATCTTCACCCATGCACCAAGACTTCTCTTACGCTTCCTTCTCAGAAGGGCAGAAGGCAAGAATAGATTTGGCATTGTGTTTTACTTGGAGGGAGATTGGTAAGATGAAGAACTCAGTTCATACTAACCTTCTTATTCTTGATGAGGTGTTCTCCTCTTCACTTGATGAGGTGGGAAAGGAATGTCTACTTACTATTCTCAGGTATAAGTTGGAAGGTACTAATGTGGTTGTTATTGACCATACTCTCAATGGAGGATTTAAGGATAAGTTTGACAGATGCATTGAAGTGAACCGCATCAAGGGGTTCTCTCAATACTCCTAACCCCCCGCAAATACATTGTCACTACCAGTTGCAACCATTGTACACCCTGCAACTGAGTCGCCAATGCGACCTGCTCCTCTGCCATTTACAAACACAGAGGTTGAACCAGTTGCAATAGGTGCTGAGTGGATGTTATCACATTTGCGCCCATATCTGTGTGCAGTGTTAACATCTCCCATCCTTGACCATGGAATGCCATTTACAAATACATTTTCACTGCCTACTATTCTTACAGGAACTTCGCAGTCGTGGACGATATCTAAGTCGCCAATTCTAGTTGCTGGTCTTGACATAATTACTCCGGGAATTTGTAGTCGTCAATCATATGAATAAGGTTTTCTATAGTTCCAGCATCAGTACCTAATACTTCACCAAGAATGTCATCTGTTGTTACTGGTGACACAGAGTTTAATAATTTTTTGTTGTTGTAAACTGGTACCTTGTATGCTTCAGGTCTAACAAGATTGCCACCATCATCATACAAATCTTCCTCTTCCATTTCGTGTAACTGAATGTGATACAATCCGTAACTGTAATAAGATCTTTCTAGGTATGACCTCAACTTGCCTGCAACATCACCAAGGTTTTGACTTAAGGTATGTGTGATACTCATACTTTCTGTCATCTCCACGCCACCCAAACTCCACACAGTTGTCAGAAGATAAGTTATATCCACTGATTCTCTGGGGTCAGGAACAAAAGAAGTAATGGTATCAATAAGATATTTTTCAGGACCACTTGGCATGGTGGTGGGTTTATTAATCACTGGTTGATTGATTGTTGACGCTCTTGGGATGTATGAGATGTCTGATTGATCAAACACTCTCACATACTCATACTTTGTGCCATCAGTGATTCCACCTTCATCAGACCATCCAATATAAATTCCTGGAGTTGATGTGAAGAGTTCATCACCAGTGTCTGTGTCAAAAACTTGTCTTGATGGTGAAGATTTTACCAGGGTTTGACTTATCAACTCCCATGCAGGGAATGATCTTGTACACTTATACAGTTGTTCTCCATTGTTGGGATCAATTGTTGTGGGTGTACATGTCTCAACATAATATCTTGATGACACTCTGTACCCATTCAACACAATGGCAGATGGAATGTCACTGAAAGTTTCTCCTGTCCATGAACCACTTGGTGATTCAGCAATAGATCCAGGGACAATATTATATTCGAAACCGCTTGTTACAATGGGAGCGGGAGGTGGAGTTCCAGTCATTAGTTTAGAAATATCTTTTTAGCAAATGTCGCCTGGAGTCCACCAATGTTAACTACTTCATTGAGTCCTACATTTCTGACTCTGTTTAGTCCTACTGTCTCTGTTAGGTGAGTGCCTACAGTTTTAGTATCAGCAAGACCTACAACTTCTGTGTTATTAGTGCTGACAATTGTCATGGAATCACCAGGTGTTTTGGATTTATTCATTACTCCAACCCCAGGTAACACATAGTGTGTGTAAGTTGCCATACCTAACGCTGATGGTGTGGGTACCCAGAAACCTGTGACATCAACTCTTTCTGCACCACATACCAGGTTTAGGTATCCTTTGGAACTGATGGTGATACCTCCAAGGGGGTCGTTGTTCTGTATGACGGCGTTGCCATGTACATTAAGCACGTTAAGACCGCCAGGAGTACCATCTTCTTTATTACCAGTTTCTTGACGAGTGGTAACGGATCTTTGTTTGAATTCATTTGTGTCGAGGTAGATTGATTTGGATGCTTCAACAGAGATTCCTTCTGTTGCTCTCTCCATAATGTTGTTTGCCTTGATCTCAAAGTCAGTGCCAGAGAACATTGCGGTCTTACCACCTGTTTCAATGTTTAGGTTAGAGCACTTGATGTTCAGTGTTCCACCCACCTCAAGGGTGTGGTCAGTGTCATAACGAGTGGTTGTGGTATCTGCACTCTGTTCGTCACCACTACCAGTAGATAAGATGGACCCTTGGGTGTGAATGTCCTTAAGGGACTTGATAATTATACTTCCATCTGCCTTGAACTCTAAGTGTGAGCCAGAGGAATGACGAAGTACGAGCCTTTCATTATCAGGAGTGTCATAGTACTCAAATGAGTGTCCAGATGGTGTGGTGAATCCACCTGTGAATTGATACTCCTGTCTCTCATCTTTAATTTTATGAGCCATTAATAAAAATTAGTTTGATTGCTGGGACAGAATGACATATTTACGGGTGGCAATTTCTGTTTGGCTGCCTTACTTTCTCTTTCAACCACTGACATAATGGGATATAACTTAGCCCCATACCCACCTTTGGTGTTACAGGTTACGCCACTATCAGTTATTCTGATATCTGGAATTCTCTTGAACCCCGTACCATTATTTATGATGTCGTAATCAACAATCCTACCCTCAACAACAACCAGTTTACAGCTGGCATTGGTGCTGATACCCTTGTCCCTGTCAATGATTTCAATTTGTGGCTCACAATATTCAAACCCAGTGTTGGCGATAAAGAAACCACCCAATGTGACATCATAGTTAGGGTCATCAGTGGTGATGCCAGTTTCATTATTGTCAGAAATGATACTCACATTTGCGTTGGGGAAGTTGGGGTTGAAAGCCTTACAATTTGTTAGGATTGCTACCAGTTCTCCACTCTCTCTATCCACTACTGGTACAGGAGTTCCTTCATAACCTTTGATGAATACAGATGGGAATGTTTTGTTTGAATCCTTATCATTATTGAAGAAATACTTAAGTCCTTTCCTGATAACAACTACCTGGTTGGGTGTGCCATTGATAAAGTTCTTAGCACATTGTTTGTCCAAACTAGGAAGTGAAATGGGTTTCGCCATACCATTATTGCCTGCAGGCAACTTGATGTATGGGTCATCCAATCTGTTGTTGTCCCCTGAGTTTATGGGTGTGTTTACCATATCAGGAATGGGGTCACCATCCTTATAAGGTATTTGATATGCTTCGTCACACATATCATTGGTCATTTCTGTGTTCGCATTGTTTAGTGGAGCTCCACCAAACCCTGTGTTCTCATACCTGTCAAGTCCTCTGCTGTTATCAGAACCTGAACCTCCGCCACCGCCACTACTACCAGAACCACCACCAGAGAACCCCATAAGGGAACCCAAGGCACCCAGTTCTGTGTTGTATGTTCTATCCATACGACAACCTGTTATTTTTGTCAGGATGTCCTGTGAAGCAGGTCCTGCTGCATTGAATACATCCGGTCTCAATGTATACTTCTGTATCATAGGGAACATCATTACATTGGATAGTCCACCGAGGATACTTAAGATGCCTTCTAATGTTTCATCTGATCCTCCACTTTCTCCCATTGCTTCTGCGTTGGAATACGCCGCTTCAAGGGCAGCCTCTGTCATAATAGAAACATTATTGACAATGGTTTCAGAGATACATCTCGCTTCTAGATTGGTGAGTGAGGTGTTTGTGTTAGGACCTCTGTTGCCTTGTCTGTTGTCATTGTTTTTATCATCCCCATTGTTATTCATTGCAGATAGCATGTTCATTATCAATGAACAGAGGATGTCAATAAATGATTTCTGGAAGATGCCATTGAACAAGTCATCCACTATGGACATTGCCTTCTCTGCTTTCTCGCGAGCAAACCCATCCCTATCTGGCATGGTTCCTATTAGGACAGACCTTAGTGACCTGTTCAGTTCATTTTTGAATGACTTGGAGGAGTTGATGGGCATCTTCAACTCATTACAGATGATGGTTGCCAACTGAGCGTAGATACCATTCATATCTGTCCAGTCACCAGTCACCACATCCCATACACCATCATTGAATATAAACCTGCGCATCTGTGGAGGTATCATCTCCTGAAGTTTATTCTGGATGTCCTCTTGTGCATGGGCAATAGTCCCACACATCCCATCACCCTGTTGGACATTAGTGCTTTGTGCCCAGGGTGCTTGTTTAGACTGGGGGTCATTCTTTATGGATTTTGATCTCTTACTCTCCAACTCTGCCTTGCTACCACACTTTGTTGCATCAGCGTCAGTTAGGTGGGTGTCTCTTGCTTTATCTGCATCACTTTGTGTGTCTCTGTTATCATTACCTGGTGTTGTGATTCCACCAACTTCTGCCTTTGTAAACGCATTATCCTGTGAGTCTGCCTTTCCATCCTGACCCTTCAATCTTGTCCTGTTATTCTCTTCAGTTGACTTAGCAGTGAAGTTCAGTGCACTCAACACCAGAGGGTCCTGT